TCTTGACGAAAGTCCGGATAAAAAAATCGAAAAGGTTTTGAATGCTAATGGATATGAAATCGAAAATTGGGAATCCGGACTTGCCAAGAAAACTGGTACAGACAAAAACTTCATCAAGATCGGTAAACTCCTACAACGTTTAGATCCTACTTTAAAGAAAACTTTCGACTTAATGAAGGATAAAACTTCAAAAATGTTATCCCATACGGATAAAAAATTGCTGGTAGTTATATCCAGACATCCATACGACATTGCAGGCATGAGTACAGATAGAGAATGGAGAAGTTGTACTGAATTAGATAAAAAGACTGGTAAAAGCATTGAAGTTCAAGGTAAAAACATCGAAAAATACATTAAAAATAATGCTTTAATTTCGTATTTGATTAAAGCCGATGATAAAAATATCAATGCTCCAATCGGTCGTATAATAATTTATCCGTACACCAATGTTTATGACCCCAAGGATCAATTTTTAGTTATGTCTGAAAGAGGTTATGGTAAAATAACCGTTAATATGAAATCAATAATACAAAATTGGTTAAATCAAAAGCAAGGTAAAAAATTAGAAGGTTCATTTGAAGCTAATTTTTATAGTGATGATAATCCACAAATAATTAATTTTTTCGATAAAAGCAAATACAATGATATTGTAAAAAATCCATCCAAATATGGTATAAAACAGTTAAAAAACATAGAAGATCTTAAAGCTGAATCTACTTGGTTTTTTGACGGTATTTTAGACAAATCAATAAAAGTAAAAGATGTTGTTATTGAATTTGATGATATCAATGATTTAATTTTTAGAAGTGGTACCTGGCACAGTGGTATCTGGCATGGTGGCGTTTGGAAAACCGGGACTTGGGAAGATGGTATATGGACAAGTGGAATTTGGGAAAAGGGAATGTGGAAAAATGGTACTTGGGAAACCGGTACTTGGTTTAATGGAACCTGGAAAAATGGGACATGGGAAGGTGGAATTTGGAATAATGGTACTTGGAAAGGCGGAACATGGTATAATGGTACTTGGTTTAATGGAATATGGTTTAATGGAACGTGGAGAGATGGAACGTGGAGAGGTGGAATTTGGGAAAAAGGAACTTGGCATGATGGAGTATGGTTTGATGGAATGTGGAAAAGTGGAGTTTGGAAAGGTGGAACTTGGTATACTGGAAAAGATAAAAATTTTAATAATTACAAAATAGCTCCGAATAATTGGGTTTAACTATGAAAAGATTTAAAGATTTCTTAGCAGAAGGTTTTAGTAATTACAAAGGAACTTTACTGCAAGATGTAATGGCAGAAGTTAAACCACAACTTGATAAAATATTTCCTATTGGTAACTATACTTTTAAAAAAATATATGACGATGGTAATGAAAAAATTAGTATAAATGTCAAAATTAAATTTGGCAAACGGTATGTGACCCAATGTACTAACAACGAAGATAAGACAATAGAAAATATGAGAACGCTCAAATGGATTATTACTATCAATACCAATCTTTGGGAAGAAGGCACAAAAGAAAAAGCTCTCGCAACATTAGCACATGAAATAACTCATATGTCACAGTGGCTTAACAAATCATTGAAATATGATTGGAATTTAGATAAAAAAAATATGGAAAATTTAAAATCTCAAAATCTAATTAATAAAAGATTGAAATTATCATCATTTTATTGGAAAAATCATAGTAGTCGTTTAACTGAAAAAGAAGCATCATTAATTGAATTTTTTGAAATACTAAAAAATAAATCTTATAGTATTTTAGATAGTATTTATCTTAGAAATCGAAAACCATACTTAGATGGTTTCGATAATAAAACAGTTTTGAGAAAAGCCGCTGCATTTGGATTGACAAATACAGATATCAAAGAATTTATTAGTTATGCTAAAAGTAAGTATAATCCAATAATAGAAAAATCTATAATTGATTTTAATCAACGAAAAGAATACTTATATTTTAATGTTTTTCTACTAATAGTATACAAAATGTTTAATTTTGGAAAAAAATTAATTGAAAAATTAAAACGAAGTGTAGAGAGTGATATTGATAACCAAAAAATAAATGATTCAAAATACAATCCACAACAAATTTTGCTACAAATTGATGAATATTTAGATAATATAACGAGGGACTAAAAATGAAAGGCAAAAATATTTTTTTAGAAACTACGGAATCTGGAGATGTACAAACAAAAGAATCTCCTGTTGGTGGTATGTTTAAAAGAAGACCAGAGAAAAAAATAGCAAGATACAGTAAAAAATTCAAACAATTAACTTATTTCTATAAAGAGGATCAAGTTAGATCAGTTGAATGTTCCACCAAAGAAAAAGCTAATTGGATTATTTCAATTTCCGGAATTGATCAACATTTGGTGATTGAATGAATATAAATACAAAATGGAAAAATTAAATGGCTAGATCACAATTTTTATCAGTGTTGATTAATCGTTTTATTCCGGAATACCTTAGAGAAGAATATCCGAAGTTCAAAGCATTTATTCAATACTATTTAGAGTGGCTAGACACAACCGGAAATCCATACCAATTGATTAGAGACTTTCTACATTTTCTTGACATTGATCAAATCGACAGTGTAAACGAAGCTGATATTTTGGAACAATATACAAAACAATATTTGGCTCAATTTCCTTTGTATCGAATTCAAGAAATCGATGTAAAACTGTTGATCAAACATGCCAAAGATTTTTATGCTATAAAAGGAACACAAAAAAGTTATGAATTTCTGTTTCAGATAATGAACCATGTGGGTTCATTTTCGTTTTATTATCCTGAACAGAATATCATGACATATTCCAATAAAAATCACGTATATAGTGGAAGTTCAAAATATCATGACAATGAATATTATGCCTACTACGTCTACGAAATTAGATCTGATGTATTCGGATATACGGAATTACAAGATATTTGTGAAGCGCTTTTACATCCAACTGGTTGTAAAATTTTCTATTTACGCATAATAAATGATCTCCACATAGATGAATATGTAGCTGCTTTATCTGATTTTGATATGTGGTATGCACCAAATTATTGTGAAGAATGGGCTTTACATAGAACAATTGATGCTGCTTTAGGCAATTTACAATTTGATAATTACCAATCAAATTTGATTGTTGGGTTATGGGATTTTAGTGATGTAGAAAATGGTTTTACATTTTGGGACATGGCCACAGCATCAGGAAATACAAATCAATTCATGTGGCAACGAGATGTGAAATTAACTCTGGTCTAGGGTATATGAAATATAAATAAAATCAAGGAGTTAAAATGAAAACATTTAAAGAATTTTTAATACAAGAAGAGCAAAAAACAGAAAAAGAAAAACAAGAACCAAAAAGTGAAATCCAAGATCGTTTAAAGAAATTTATTGTAAATCACACATACGCTGAAATCAAAAAGAAATTTTCGAATATTAAAAATTTGAGTGTTCATTTACAAGAACTTAAAACCAAAGGCGATTTAATGTACAATCAATTAGAGGGTAAGTGGAAGAAAAAAAGATATTTTGATATTACTGAAAAAATAGATCAGTTGGGATTGCTAAATAAGAAGAAAGAAAAACAAGATAATAGATATTTTGATATTACTAAAAAAATAGATCAGTTTGATATTACTAAAAAAATAGATCATTTGAGATTGCTAAATAAGGAGAAAGAAAAACAAGAACCAAAAAGTGAAAATGAAATCCAAGATCGTTTAAAGAAATTTATTGTAAATCACACATACGCTGAAATTAAAAAGCAATTTTCGAATATTAAAAATTTGAGTGATCATTTACGGACACTTAAAGCCAAAGGTGATTTGACGTACAATCAAATAGAAGGTAAGTGGAAGAAAAAATGAGCAGCATTTTAACATTAAAAAACAGAGTTTGGCGAGCTTATGACTTTAAACAACAATCTAATTTATATCTAGCCATCGGTAGAACAACTCCTTGGACTGACGAAAACAATCCTGATGTTCCAGTGGCATCACAAACTGAAGTAGAGGAACTACAATTTATAAAAAAGATTGTTTCCAAGTATTTGATCGTTCCAGATAGCACAGGTGAAATCGAAGTTAGTGGCGTTATATATCGAGCTATTTTAGATGATGATATTTATACGGATTTGCCGACAATGGTATATCTGGTTACAAATATTTACTACAATGATTTCTGTCCAACTTCAGTAACATTTAGGCAAATTGGGGTTCTATCGAATCCTAGTGGTGCTGGTGGCGTGGTGTTGACTGGGTTATCATATTTACCAGCAAGTGTAGTTGATCAAGGAATTCTACATTATGTAAACAACAGAACTCCAGTAACAAGATCGAATGTTCAAACTGAACAATTTGGGATTATTATTGCATTTTAGGAGTAAAAATGGCAATTGATTTAAATATTTATCCTTATTACGATGATGCCGAAGCTCAGTGGGCAAAAGACTATAAACAAGTTTTATGTGTACCTGGGAGAGCACCACAGAGCCGAGAAATTACTCAATTGCAGAGTTTTCAGAACATTCAACTAAAAAAGAATTTTGATACATTGTACAAAAATGGAAGTGTTGTTGATGGTATTGATTTGGCAGTAGTTGGAACCACGGCCAGTATAACAGCTGGTAGTTATTACTACAATGGCAGAATAATTGAAATTCCAGAACAAAATATTACAGTTTTAGCTAGCGGTACAGAAAATGTAGGAATCTATATAAAAGAAGAATTTGTTACAGAAGCCGATGATAGTACTTTAGTTGATCCTGCCAGCGGACATACGAATTATGGGTTAGCTGGATCTCATAGATTGAAAATAACTGGACATTTAGTTAAAGTCATTGATGTTCCTAGTGTTAAAATAACATTACCAGAAACACAAAAATATTCTGATGAAGACGGAGTAAAAACACTTTGGAATCTACTTGATGGTATCGTCCAAAACTATATACGAAGACCAGATTATTCAAAACTATCAGAAACTCTAGCTCAAAGAACCTATGACGAAAGCGGAAACTATTTAGTTGAAGGTATGAAATTAACCGTTGAACAAGCTCCGGTTCCAGAAGGGGAAGACCCAAGTATTTATGATAATCCTTACGTTAATGTTTGTGTTGGACCTGGAATTTGCTATGTCAAGGGATTTGATAACAGATTTATTGTACCCAAAAAAATAGCTATAAGTAGGGCCTTGACAACAATTGCTTATGCAAATGAACCACATACGTATGCTACTGGAACTGATGATTATTTGTTATTCAAACCATATGTAGTAACTGATGAAAGCGTTCATTTGATTAACATAACCGCAATTGTTCGGGTTTCATCAATGGCAGTTACCAGAGGAACGGGTAACTATGATTCATTCATCAATATTTATGGAACAACATATACTAGCATAAATGCAATTGAAAGTATTCCTGGATATACACAAGGAGTTGATTACGAACTTGAATCTGATATGATTCACTGGATTGGAGCTAAACCAGGAACCGGAGTTACCTATTATGTAACTTTTACTTATTATAAAAATTTAGTTCGTGATACAGATTTTACAATTGTTGAAGACTCCGATCAATCAGATATGTACAATGTTCATATCACAAATACTGGAGATATTCCAGTAAATACAACAACGATGTTGGTTGATTATTACACATATTTAGCCAGAACAGATTTGTTTAGCATAGACAAATTTGGAGCTGTTATTCAAAAAGAAGGTATTCCAACTACTTACGATAAGACGTTAATTCCCCCATTCAACGAAGAACTTCTTCCTCTAGGGTGGATAAAATTTAAACCGGGAAAGGATCATACAGATGTAATTATTCAAGAGTACAATTTCAAAAGAACAACAATGCGGGATTTACATTATATGAAGGCCCGTATAAATCAATTGGAAACAAATATCGCAGCTCTGGCTTTAGAAGGGGAAGTTAAAGAAGGAGAATTATCAACAACATTGAGTGGACTCTTAGTAGATCCATTCAATACAATGTACAAGGCAAATCTTCAAAATCCAGACTATTATTGTGCCATGAATTTAATTGATCAGACTCTTTCAATGGTTAGTTATGAACGAGATTATGAATATGATCGTAGTAATGATACGCGAACCAATATAACTGTTTATACAAATGAAATTGGCAGAGAAAAAGTTTTGACTTTAGAAAAAACTTCCGATGTTGTATTTTTTACAAATACTCTGAAATCTGAAACAATGAATTTGAATCCCTTTGGAGTCATAACTAAAAAACCATTTACGTCTATGAGTCCTGACCGAGATTTTTATATTGACTATGTAGTTACTGAAAAAACCATAATAGAAAATGAAGTCAGAAATACAATAACAAAAACAAATTGGATTAACTGGAGTAAGCCTTCGAAATCATCATACGATGATACCCCTAATGCTTATGTTTCCGAAGTTATGAACCAAATCGATAATAAAGTTTCTACCGAAAAGGTTGAAATCGGAGAAAATATAGATACTTTCGTTAGACCTCAAACCATAACGGTTCATGGTAAAAACTTTAGTCCAGGTGCATATGTTGCCTGTGTCTTTGGTGGTATTGCAGCCAAAATGTTGGCTATAAGTCCATATCGAAACGAAACCTCCGGGGGACAGCCAACAGGAAGAATTGCTGTTGCTGCTGATGGATCTTTTAAAGCCACCTTTACTATTCCGAGTGGAGTTAGATCGGGTGATATTGAAACCAGATTTATTGATAGTGATGATTTGGAATTCATTGCTATTTTTAAAGCCAAAGGGATTAAAAAGTTTATTGAGAATCGAACAGTTGTTACAAATGTATTTGATAAAATTACTGATCAATACAATTATAAACAACCAAGCAAAGAATCAGCCATGAGAGAAACCCCACCAGTACAAGGAATTTTTGATACCGTAAATATGAATCCAAATCCCCCATCGTTGACCCCAACCCCTTCAACCCCCATGTCTTGGTCAGTAAATAAACGAGATGAAAATGGAGATATTTTAGTTGATCCAATTGCCCAAAGTTTTCTGTTTAGAACAGATAAAATTATAACAGCGTTTGATTTATATTTTGGGACAAAAGCCGATGATTTACCTAAACCTGTTACAGAAGATGAACTATATAATTATACCGCATTTTCTCCTATTGAACCAGTTTTAATCAAAATTGGGCTATTAAAAAATGGGTTTCCAGATGCCGAAAATTTGATTCATGTACAAGAACTTTATCCTGAAAATATTACAACGAGTCTTTATGGAACAACCCCAACGAGAATTACATTAACACGACCAATATTCATTCCTGCAATGCAACAGTTTTATATTTCAGTTGGGTCAAAAAGTCATGAATATACAGTTTTCGTTTCACAACTAGGTGACGTTGATTTGGACTCCGGGAATGTGATTTCCGAAAATCCATATTTGGATGGAGTATTATTTGCTTCATCTAATGGAGTTACCTGGAACGCTTTACAAGATAAAGATTTGGCTATTGTATTATACGAAGGTACATTTGCGACAACTGGTAGTTTTATTTTAGAAAATATTACATTTCCAAAAGTTGCTGATGATACTCATTATGCCTTTGATTGTTTTGGAAGATTTTTATTCATGAATGAGTTTATTGAAACCCCCAATTCAGGAATTCAATACTATTATAGCATTGATGCGGGTACTACCTGGAAACCATTCAATATTCACGAAGAAGTCAACCTAAGACTACAAGGTACTCAATTACAAATAAAAGCTGAACTAACTGGTAACGGGGCAACAACTCCTATAGTAAACATTGAAACAAATTTGATTTTCTACAGGTATGACATAGCATCTACAAATCAATACATTACCAAACTAACAGAAGATGTTCCGGCTTATAATAACGTAAAATTAGTCCTTGATGAATTTACTGAAAGTGGAACTTCTATTATCAGAGAATTTTGTATAGACAACAATTTAACTTGGTTTCGATTAGTTAATGATGCCATAGACAATGTCGATATTGGTGGTGGGTTTTACAAAAAAACTTATGAGTTCGATTTCATGTTGTTACAAAAACTTGACCTTGAAACTGCGGGGGCGGCAATTACTTTTGCAATTGGTGACAATGTACATAACATCGATGATTCAGCGACAGGAAAAATTGTAGCTATCGATTCAATAACGAATTCAGTATATGTATTATTGACCGATGATATAGTCGCCAGATTTAGTGATACGGATGTTGTTGATAATGATGTTGTAAGCGACGATGTTGGGATAGTCACTGATTATACTAGTGAACCTGCCTGGCCAGTTATGTTTACTGCCAAATTTGTTTTAGAATCAACGCTTTTGTGGAAAAGTCCAGTTGTTATGAACAGTAGATGGGCATTTCGTGCATTATAGGAGGCATAATGAGTTTTATAAGAAACAATAAGTCAGGGGCATTAATAAATCGAAGATCCAAGGATGAAAAAACTAGACTAACTGATCACCGAGAACAAAAAAAATTAAAAGAAAAATTAACAGCTCTTGAAATGGAGAACAAAATGTTAAAAGTAGAAAATGATATAAAATTAAATTGTTTTTCTGAAACACAAGAACTTCAAATTCAGACCATACAAACCTTACATGATGAAAATAAAAAAATGAAAAAAGAAATGTTAGAGTTAAAAAAGCTAGTAAAAAATCTTTCAAAAAGAATGAAACCAAAAAAAGATAAAATCGAATTGTTGGAGGAATAAATGGATACCGCTTTAATTGCTCCTGATGGGCCATTTTCAGATGCTAGAACACAATTAAATGCTTTGATAACGGAATTAAGTAATTTTAGCGTTGATATAACCGTACAGGATTATACGTTTCATTATAATCTAAATATTGTTGATGACTTATTTTTTAGCAATGATTCTCTAATTCGTTGGGATAGAAGTGCAGATCCAGATGCTTGTTTAAAATTCGATGAAAGTGATGATTTACTTAAATTTGGATTTTATGGCGGTTCATTTACCGGGATTAGTTTGGTTGGCCACAATCACGATGATCGATATTTTACCGAAACTGAGATTACAACAAATTATTATACAAATATAGCAGTTGATGTCTTACTAACAGATTATTTCCTTTTGGATGGAACCAGGGCTTTACAAGGAAATCTAATGTTAGATGGTTACTGGATTAGCGATGATGGCGGTGATGAGGGGATTCGTGTGGATAGTGACGGCGAAGTTGAAATATCAGATCATATCAGGGCTTCAACAACAAAATATCGCAGATACTATCATATACCAATGACGGCGGCTAATGCCGTTGGTGGTGGTGCAACTTGGGTAAGTCCTAACGCAAATCATATTGGTGGATGGGGAGTTACACTTGCTGCTCATTTGCTAACCTTCGAAGCTGATGTGCACGCCGATTGGGATGCCGCTAGTGATATCATAGTAGAAATTTATTTTGTTCTAAACGCTTCAGGATCCAATAATGATACAGTTGATTTAAAATTGGTTGCGTATTATAATGGTATCGGTGAAACTTCATGTAAAACCCAAACTGTAGAAGTTCCAACTATAACTACCGGAACGCAATATAAAGTATACAAAGCTGAATTTGTTCTTGACTATGACTTAGCTGGGAATGTCATAGAAGTGGGTGATAAAATTGGGTTTTTATTGAATTTAGAAGTTGATACCAGCGAAATTGATGATATCATTATTACAAGTGGATCTTTTTCATATAATACTTCACATGTAGGAATAGAAGATGGAGATATATAAGGAGAAAAATGAAAGGAAAGGAAATTTTTCTGTATGAAGGAATAGTATTAATTGACTCTAAAAGAATTTTAGAACTCGTTAATATTTTTGAAAGGGTTTCATCTAAATTGGTTGGTAAATTTTTACCAACCGAAAAAATAATTAAAATTTTAAACTCTAGTTTTTCTTCACATGGTGTTAAATTTATGGAAACATCAGAAGGAGTTACTTCCGTAACTGAATGTTTTATCGTTCGTGCAACTTTAATGAGTTCAAGAACAATAATTATTTTTTATAGGTCAAATGGATTCGAAAAAAACTTTGTTTCATTATCGACTTACCAAAAATTTGTAAATCAAATCAAAGAATTGGTTTCCCATGAAAGTATTCATATACAACAACTCAATAAAGCAAAAATTGGCTTAGGTTTTGATACCTTCGATTTCAAAGAATGGCTTAACAAAAAACTTGAACAATACCATAACAAAAATTTATACGAAGAAATCCCGGAGGAAATCAGGGCTTATGCCGCTGAGTATATAGAGTATCTAAAAAATAGGGGATTAGCAAAACAACAAATTTTAGATAAAATAAGAAAATATCGAAGCGATCCCGAAGTTAGTGAAAAATTTAGTCGCTACAGTTATCAAAGCGAAATCGGTAATAGAAAAGTTTATCAACAATTCATTAAATTCCTATATCTTTATGCGAATCAATCTTAAGTTTTTAAAATGGTTATTATATAATTTTAATATAAATCATTAAACAAAAGGAGTTTGTAATGACGAAAGAAATTTCAAAGATTCAAAAGTTTTTACCTGCCCAGATTGTTACATTGGAAGAATTGATTTTATCCGAAAGTACAATTCAAAAGATTTTTACTTCAAATGAATTGAAACCAAAAGAAATTTATCGCATCGGAAAAATCAGTGCGAAAATCCTTGCAGAAATCAAACATTATCGAGTTGCGATGCAACGTTTAATCCGTAAGTACGGAGAAGAACGAACACAAAAAGGAAAAGATGGGGAAGTTGTCAAGACTGGTATTTGGGATGTTAAATCCACAATGGATGATAAATATTCGGAGGAAAAAGAACAGTTGGATTCTATTAATACTGAAGTTGAATTCACAATTAATCTATCAGCTCTGATTCCTTTGTTTCAAAAAAAGCTGCTTACTATTGCTGATATTGGAAACATTTCGAGATTCATTTACGAAGATGTTGATCTCAATGAGTTGGACAAACTAGACTTTTTAGAAGAATCAAAGGAACCAAAAGAAACAAAAGAAACAAAATGACAAATGAATGTTTCAAAATAGACGAAGCCTTTTTAATCAAATTAGGAAACATAATTTGTTTAACTGATTTGTATCTAAAAAATCAGATCCCCAGACATATTTTGGATGCTGCTATTGCAAGTTATGAAATCCAAGATTGGTTAAAACTATTGGAGAAAAATGGATTTATAGCCAACAGAACTCCGCGAATTGTTTTATAAATAATTAGTGGAGGTATACAATGGGTACAATAGTCAAGTTTTTCTCATTTATGAAATCTCTTGACATTTATGCAATTACTGTATTTTTGTTTTCGACTCTTGTGTTTACTGAAATTGTCAAGATTTTAACTGTTAGTAAAGTTTCGGATATAAAAGTAAATCGAAAACAAAAACAAAAAAAGAGATTTATTGAGTGGATCAAAACTTCACATCTGTTTTCGTTGATTCTCAGTTGGTTAATTGGAATCCTATGTTTTTTAACGATTACAAAGTTGACCAAAAAACCAATTACCGAGTCTTGTATACTTCAGTATACATTCTGGATGGTATTGTTGAATGGCGGATATAAAGTAGTTCGTGAGCTCTATAAAAAAATAAAAAACATAACATGATTTCAAAAAAAATTTTTGATTTCTTTAATGATCGAGAATTTCGCCTATACAAAGGCATAGGAAAGGAATTCTGTAATTTTTATGGAGTCAAAATCTTTTTTATACCAAAACAAAGTTCAGAAAATCTTGACTTTATGTTTGGAGAAGACATTCTTGAAAGTTTCCCCACAAAATACGAAGTACGAGGATATTTAATTTCAAATCTGAAATTTAATGGCGAAGGTGATAATTTTGGTATGTTTGGGTTAGAATTTCGTGACGAATTAGAAATAGCGGTATCACGAGAAGATTTTATTACCAATGGTAACATTGATTCATCAAAACAAATTGAACATATAATTGGTGATCTTTTGTACTTACCATGGCAACATGAACATGGAATGTATGAAATCACTAGAATCAATTTAGAACCAAGTTTTTACCATTTGGGCAAATTAGATTTAATGGAAATTGGAGCTAAAGCCTGGGTTTATAGCCACGAAGATGTTCCAACAACACTTGAAACCGCGAGCTTTACTAATATTGAAACAACAAAAGATCACTTGGATGATAGTGAAGATCTCGAAACTGAAATTGTACAAGATGATGTAATTGATGACTCTGAAACGGACCCATTTGGATGAAACAAATAATACATGTTGTAATTGATGGTATAGAGTTTCATACACTTGAAACACTAAATAAATTAGCAGCCAAATGGAATGTTGAAATCAATGATTTGATTATTCAAGCCATTGATTGTTTTTTAAAAAACGTAGAAGAAAATATAAATAAAAATCAGGAATAACAACATGAAAACATTTAAAGAGTTTGTTAATGAAAATACAACAGCAGATTTTATTAAAAAATATTCGACACCATGGGATCCCAAAAATAAAGTTTCAAAAAAAGATTGGATTACTGGTTCGTGGAAAGATGGTTCCACAAAAAACATACAAGGTAAAGATATTTTTGATTATGATGCCCAACTTAAGAAACTTCGAATTCAGCAAAAAGAATTTGAAACCAATTTGAGTAGATACAGAATGCAAGCATCCACACCAGGAGTATCCAAAAAAACTAAAGAATCTCTTAAACACCAAATCAAAGTTGTTAAAGACAAATTGATTTGGAATCAGGAATCACAAAAAGAATTGAAAGATACATTTAAAAAACAAAAAGGAGATTTAAAATGAAAACAATTAAAGATCTTTTTGAAGAAATCGCAAAGAAAGACAAAAAAAATGAAGAATCAGAAGAAGAGGAAGAGGGGAAATCAGAAGAAGAAGAAGAGGATGAAGATGAAGATGAAAATAAAGAAGAGGATAATAAAAAAAGGAAAAAATAATGCCATCATATCAATTTGAATGCCCAAATTGTGGTTTCGTGGACGATTTCTACAGTAAAAAAATTATTGACTCAAATGAGCGAACTTGTCCTAAATGTCAATTTGCGATGAGTATAGTTTTATTCGCTCCAATGTCAATGAAAATTGATACCAAAGGCACTTACATTCTCCATCGTGGATGGAACAATGAAAAGCCTGAACATAATTTGGCGATAAAAAAGAGACAAGAAAAAAATGGGTGATTTTTTTACTCATAATATACTGCGAAAATACGTAGCCGGATTTGGATCTCTGTTTAAAGACTATACAGTAAGACGTTATGATACTAATAATGTTTTACAAAAAAATATTGAAATTCCGTTAACAATTGGAACAAAAAAAAAATTTTATTATCTATTAAAACAGTACTCCGATGATCCCAGAGTTGTTGGGATAATGATTCCAAGAATCACATATATTCTAACTGATTGTGTTAGACAGCCACAAAGGCAACGAAATGCGATTAACAAATATCTCCAAACTTCAGCACTTAGTGGTTATGATAGTTCATTATTGAGTGTATTTGAACCGGTTCCTTATGATTTGACTTTTGAGGTATCTATTTGGGCAAAAACCTACCATGACATGTATCAAATTGTTGAGCAAATTTTACCTGAATACAAACCTCAGAAATCAATAGCAATTAATTTATTACCAACTGTTTTCAAAACAAATAGCTTTGATACCAATGTAGTTCTTGTTGGTTCAAAGCCAGATTTTCAAAATGATCTAAAAAACGAAACTGGAAGTGTTCAAACCATAATCTGGAATTTGACATATAACGTTGAGGCTTGGCTATTTCCTAGAATATCGGATACGAGTGTTATTAAAAAAGTATATACAAATATTTTTGATTACAATGAAAATCTATCCGAAGTTCCAACTGATCCTATGGTTGAAATTGACCAGTTTGTAGATCCTATAGAAAGTCATGAAGATGATGAATATATGATAAAATTGATTCAAACAAGTTCGGAGGGTACTGTCGAAAAAATGTTAAATAAAGACGAATAGGAGACTAAAATGAAAGGCAAAGAAGTATTTCAACCAGAAACTAAATTTGATGAAACAAAATTAAAAAAGGTTATTTCGGATGCTCTTAATAAATATGATGAAAAACATGGACGAAATTGGTCAAACACATATCTTGGAATTATTAATTTTGTCATAGAATTGAAAAAACAAAAAATCATATGATTTTGACTTATAGTCTCAATGAGTTTCGTAACGAAATCTGGTGGGAAAACAAAGGCATTGCTTTGATAGGAAGAAGCCCTAGCGGAAATTCAAAATTTCTAGGTTGGAAATACAATCATCATTCCACAAATGTTTTTTGTATGAATGACACTAGAATCAATTATATGGATTGCGAGTTCACAATAATTCTGGAATCTCATTTCAAAGATTGGTTTGATTCACCAATTTTGGAAAATCAAAAAATTGCTGTTATAAAATCAGCTGAAATATATGGTCATCGAAAACTTAATCTTGTAACTGGATGTACCCCATCTTTATTTTTATCATACCTCTTACGATATGTGGATAAATACAAACCCATTATTTACTTACAGGGATTTGGTATGGATGAAACCCATAATTCCACAACAAAACAAATTTATGAGTGGGAACATCAATTTAAAGCATTTTCCGAGGTTCGTAATATTGCAATCAAAAATGGAATTGAGCTTCGTCTGGTTACCCATTCAGAAAGACTTGAAAAAATCATCAATTACAAGTTACCAGACAGTATAGATATTATCAAAAATTGATAAAGTTTTTCTTTGATTTCAATTATAATTAAATATTATGGAAAAGAAAATAAAATTTAGTTTTAATCATGAGGCTGCTGGTGCAAATCAAATTGGAAAAGCTTTGGGAATCAAAGTTGAGCAGTTTTTAAATCTAGAAAATTTTTTACACAAATATATAAATGATTTAATCAATATGGTTTCAAAAGAAAGACTTTTAACTTCCGAAGCAATTGAAGTAATCTTCAAAAGTCTGGTAAAACCACATAACAAAGAAGAGATGTCAATTCTCTTTTTTTTATTGTTTAAACAGTACTTTTTAACGATACAAAATAATGACAAATTACAAGACGAAAATATGAGGATGTGTTCAATACATTCTACCGTAGAAATGTGTAAGAAATGTCAAAATCTTAGTTGTGTTTATCGGCATGATAATACAAGAGAAAACTAAAGGAGAAACAAAAATGTCCGTAAAAGTTGTAATTTTGATTACCGGTGAGATGTTGATTGGTAAGCAAGTAGGAGAGCTAAAATTCGAAAAATTGATGTCGTGTCTTTTTCAAGAAGTCAAAGGTCCAACGGGTCCGCAAATTAGTTTGGGGTTACAACCTTGGAAACTTGGGGTTTCGTCTAGTCCTATCGAAATCAAAGAACACGCTATCGCGGCTATTACTGATCCATCCCCAACTTTAGAAAAAACATATTTGGAACATACCTCATCTATTATGATTGCAAATCAAATGCCTTCGAAAAAATAAAACAAAATAAAAATTTTTATTGATTTTTTGCCAAATCTATATTATAATATATATATGAAAGGAGTTAATAATATGAAAAAGTTGGGAAAGAGAAATTACGCTCTTATCAGTAATGCGGTTAGAATCTTTGGGACGTACAATCCCAAGATTCTTGGGTATTTCAAAGAAAAATTGTTGAGTTCTCAAGTCGAAGAAATTGAAAAATTTTTGACTTGGATTCATGCAAATCCTTACCTAAGGAGTTTGAATAAGTACATTTACGAAGATATTTTTGCGGATTTCAAAGATTCTCAGATAGGAGATTAGCTAATGAAGAAGTTGGGAGAAAGAAATTATTTAATTCTTAGTGGTGCAATTGCTAACCAAGGAACTTTTAATCCTCAAGAAGTTCTGTCTTATTGTGAAGAATTACTTGAATGTTCTCAAGTCGAAGAAATTGAAAAATTTCTAACTTGGGTATACACAAACAATAAATTTTTTGGCCGCAAAAATTACGAAGATGTTTTTGCGGATTTCAAAGATTCTCAGATAGGAGATAACTAATGACAATAACCGTTAATTCCTTTGATGAATGGTTTGAAGCAATTGAAGAATGTGTTAAAAGAGGATTGACCTTTCACGCTTATTATCAAAAAGGTGAGGGCTATACCATCGAATTTCTTGGAGGATATTGAAATGGAAAAACATGATATTTTAAGTGCTATTAAATATACTTTTAAAGAAACTGAACGAAAACACCCAGATGATGTAAAAAGCTTTCGTGAGTATGCTAAAGGACATGATGATGCAGTAAAATTGTTGGCTTCACTTCTTGGGGTTGAAAAAGAATTTCAAGATTGGGTAAAAAAATATATGGGGCGCTAATCATGTTGTTTACAATTCTTTTTTGTGGGTTGGTTATCTGGTGTAGTTCAGCGGTTTTTTATCCTGAAAGGTGGGAAAATTAATGAACTTAGATATGTCATTTATCCCGGATGGAAAATCTGGTGATTGGAGTGTTGAGACATTTAGTGTTTCAAAAAAAGATAATATTTCTCAACAAATTTCTTTTATGAAAACCGGTAGAAATGTACCAGAAGGAACGTATAAACGGTTAAAAAAGGGAAATACAACAGTAATGAGTAATACCCCAGACGAAATACGAGATTTTAGGTGGTTCTTTTTAGAGGCAAAAGGATCTATTTTGATTAATGGTCTTGGGTTAGGTTGTTGCGTCAAATTTCTTTTGGATAACCCCGAGGTTACAAAAATAACAGTTATCGAGATTAGTGAAGATGTCATAAAACTTATTGCCCCTTATTTCAAAGATGAAAGATTGAATATTATTCATGCTGATGCTCTTGAATATAAGCCTACAAAGGGCGAAAAATTTGATTGTGTTTGGCATGATATTTGGGACAATATTTGTATTGATAACTTAGCAGAAATGGCGATATTGCATCGGAAATATGGAAGAAGAACTAAGTGTCAAGATAGTTGGTGTAAAGATTATTGCTTAGATGCAAGACAGCGAGAAAAACAATGGTCTTGGTAAAAGGAGAAAAATTATGAAAAAATTACTTTTTGTATGTGTACTCATTGTGGGGATATTTCTTGGTGGATGTAGTAAGGTAAAAGAGGGAGAAGAAGTGCAGTGGGCGAGAGATTTAGCTTCTATCCGAGAAGTTAGGATATCCGGACATACGTATATTTTTGCCCGGTCAGCAGCAGGTATTTCAATTTGCCCCTCAGCTGAAACTTTGCGGTGGGTGAATAGTCAGAACGAGGAGAAAAATCATGAAAATTAAAAAAGTAAATCAAACTGAACAGGCGATTAAATACTTAGAAAATATGATTGAGATTTTGGAATCAACCAGAGGGCGTGGAAATACAAAGTATTTAATAAAAGCTGCTTATTGTAATTCAACCGTAAATATTATTGTAAAAGACATGAACATCGCTAAATTTATACAGAAGGAAATCAATAAGCAAGATCCAATTTCATTAACGAAAGTTGTTTCCTTTAATAATTCCGAGAAATTACTTGTGAATTGCACTCCCACAGTTATTGATCTTTCAGCACTTATTCCATTAAATGATGTTTTGGGAGTAATAAAACGTCTCATCAAAGATTATAGTGATTTGTTTCAGGCATTTAATTTGATTAGAGAAGAACATCGAGAATTGGTATTATTCAAGCAACTTATCGAAAAAGAACGGGCACTAAAACTAATAAAGAAACAAAAAAAGGCAAAGAAAACTGGAGAAAAATAAATGCAAATGGATAATGCACTTCTTTTCAAAGAAATTAAACAAGACATTTTTCTATTGCCACCAAAGTATTATTTAACTCATTGTATTGCAAGTGATCTGAGAATGGGGGCTGGAATTGCCGTTCCTATGGCAACAAAATTTAATTTGAGAACAGAACTTCGTCATCATTATTCTGATTTACAACACCCAACCTGTATATTGACCGGCCGGGTATTTAATCTCATAACAAAAAAATATTCTTATGAAAAACCAACTTATAAAGATCTTGAAGTGGCATTAAAAAAGATGCGGGAACTTGTGATAAAGCACGACATTAAAGATATTGCAATGCCGAGAATAGGATGCGGTCTTGATGGTCTTGATTGGGAATTCGTACAGACAATGATCATTGAAATTTTTGGTAATTGCAACATCAACATTTTAGCCTGTTATTTGCCGCAAAAGGAGGAAGAATGTTTTGTTTGAAATGTAAATATGCGAAATGGCATAAAACAAAAACTGGTAGATTGTCACCTTATGGAACCGGAGAATGTGAATTTCCATATAAAATTCCTCCATTACCAGCAAGCAAGTATTGGATTTCAAAACCAGAGCCATATGGAGGTTCTATATCTCGGAAAACAAAATTGAAGATAGATTGCCCATATTATGAGGAAGAACCCGTGAAATGCAATGAAGCAGTTAAACAAATTATTGCTGTCCCTCTTACATGGGGGGACGCCCCCCTCGACAAAGCCAAAGCCCGTCGTGCTGCAATCAAAAAGGCAAGGGGCAAATGATTAGAAAAATTAACAAATAATGGAGGCAAAAATGAATTTTGACAAATACAAAAATGAGAAACCATATCCAATCTACGTGCAACGTGTTCCAAACATTGAGTATCTTAACAATCTTATTTATTCATGGACTGAATTAATTGGCGAAGAAAAAGTCAATGAAATCGTATTAGCAATACAAAACTTGATGAAAATTCTTAAAGATACGGAGTTGGAAGTATTTGCAAAACGAGGGGAAATGTTGGATGCACATGGTAAGGAGGACAAAAGATTAGACGAGGAATTTTGGAAAGATGCTTTTACTGAACTTGATATTGACCCCAATCATCCCAAAGCCGGAACACTGAAGAGGATTGCATGGGAAAATGGACCTGCCCATGGATATTCAGATGTTTTTAGTGAACTCATAAATCTTGCAGATTTGTTGATATGACAAGAAGGAAAATAAAAACAGAATTTTATAAGGGAGAAAACGCGTGGTATTGAAAAAATTATCTAAGGTTCCAAAAATTAAATATGGTTACAAGATTGTAGTGGCTCTTTGTAAAAAAGACAAAACTAGAAAGTATTTGTCGGTTTATGTAAAAGGAAAAGCACAGGTTGAATATTTCTTTGATCAGTTTGTAGAACCACCAAAATGGTTAAAAGAACGTGGGTTTTGGCTAACCTGCTTTTCAAACAAGAAGTTTGTTGAAACATATTTAGAAAAGTGTGTGCCGTGTTTTTCTAGCCAGCCAGTTAATAATCAAGACACATTTTTAGAATATCAATTGATGCGAATAGAATATGAACCAGCCTCAGGAGATCTTCCGCCATTTTGTTCTGAGCGTGGTCTACGGAAAGGGTTTATTTATGAATTAGATCAGATGAACTATCCAGAGGGTACTAAGTTTGCAACGAAAATAAAATTGATTGAACACTTGAAAACAAAGGAGTGGTAATAATGAAAAAACTAAGTTTTAAATTTTTTTCGTTGTTTCTATTGGTTATTGTTTTCGCAACTGGGGTCGGAGTTTTTGTACTCGGTATTGATTCCAAAGAAATAACGAAATTTATTGGACTCTTTATTCCGTTGTATTTGATTCTTTGTTGGAGTCTATCATTTTTAGAACAACGAAGAATTTGAATCAAAAATCTCTTCTCCTGGTCCCAAATCACTTCCATTGGTAGAAAATCCAGGACATGGTAGATCATCTAAAATTCGTTGTTGATTTTTTCCAAATAGGGTTTCACGAAGAGAAGCTCCAGAATTAACAAATTCACTGAACATTTTGGTTGTACTAACAAATGCGAACATTACCAATCCCATAGCTAAATCATCATTATATCCTGATTCTGCACAAAACGTAGTTCCACTTTGAACAAATCTGTATAATTCGTTTATTGTATCAAAATCAATGATTTCCAATTTTTGATTTTCAATTAAAGATTTCAAAGTAGCGTTGCCCATCTTTTTAGTTTTTACATTCATATTCAAACCAGGTTTTCCGCCTTCCGGAGCATAAACTAAGGCATTGCACTCCAAATCATACATTAAAGATTTTAAAACAGCATCTCCAATATCATTATTTTCACATACAAGCAAAATATTATCACCATACATATTTACAATTTCATTAACTATTGGAGCATAATGCATCCAATCAAGGACATTGTTTCTATATACCGCAACTTGTTTCCACGGAATAACCGAAACATCTATGATCTGAAATGCGTGGTAATCATTTCCGGTACCTTTACTAGAATCTACAACTAATACAAAGGTATGATCAATTACTCCTCTATCATTTCTATGGGGTTCTTCATAAATTTTTAAGTCATGCCCAAGCATCTCTTTAATTGGATTAACATGATATAGTTCTTCTAGTCGAGACCCTTCAATTAATGTGTTAGAAGAACCGAGAAATTTACACTCGTATTCTTGGTCCCAAAGTCGCTGTCCAATTTTGGCTATTGTATCAATTTTAAATTTTTCGTCTCTTCCTGGAACATCTCTCCAATTTATTTCGTGTGGAACAAACCCATTGAGCTCATTTTTAGCATCGTGCCAGAATTTAGCATAATGATTGTAACCAATTGGGGTTGATGTCAAAATAATTTTTGATCTGGTTCCTGAAGAAATTGTGGGATAAACACTAGCTAAGAAGTCATTGGCTAAATTTGGTGGGCACTTAGACATTTCATCCCAGTACAAAATTGAAATTGAATATCCACTAAGAGCGGTTCCACTCGTAGGCTCAACTACCATTCTCGATCCATTTTCTAATTCAAATCCAAGTTTACCCCAGTTAAGAACACCCTGTTGCATCCACAATGGTAAGTTCAAATACATAGTTTGAAGTTTTTTACAAACTTCACTGGCTGTCTTTTGTTTGTTTGCCACTACACCAATTTGAGTATATTCCTGAAATAATATACTGTGGCATAGAAATGCTCCCACACTCGTTGTTTTACCCGACTGCCTAGGAAACTTTGAGATTACAAATCTTTCATCTTGAAGTGATTTAACGAAATCGATTTGGAAATCGTAGGGATTAAATTTTATCAAACCCTCATCTAAATTGATGATCCAAATGTAGTTTCGAAAAAAATATTCTATATCTTGTGAACACTTAATGATTTCATCGTATTGGAATTGTGTATAAGGAAAATCCAGATTTTCCTTCCTCAAATTGAATATTTTGTGATAACAAAACTCTTCTGGATATTTTTCTAAATTGTTAAGCATCTTATCGTAATTTGTACATTGTTAAATTTTTTTAAATGCATTAACAATTTCTTCTCTATATTTGCTTAATAAAGCTTCTATTTTGGGATATGGATCTGTTCTATTGCTATATGCTATTTTTTTTATTTTTTCCCTTTCGGCTTCATATTGGGGATTTTCAATATTATATAATGAACCATCTCCACCTTCTATCCAAAAATAAATTGTCCCTATGGTTATTCTATCTTCCAATCTATATTTAAATCCTATCATAAACTTTTTCTTTAGTATCGAACTGATTGATTTAATCTCTTTTTTGATTACAAAATCAGTATCTCTATCATATCCTTCTTCAAACAATTTAGAACCTTTCATTTTTTTACTCCTTTGTTTTATTTATATAATTGTGCAACATCTAATATACCCTTATTATATAAACTGATTTTTTCTAAATCATGTGTAAATGAAACATTAATAAAACTTGGATGTTTTGCCGACAAACCCATTAAAATAGGAACCAATTCTTCTTTTGTTAAGTTAAAAAATTCAATATCTGAACGCAATCGCAATAAATTAGATAAATTGAATTCTGTTTCTTTGAACTTTTCTTTATGAAAATATAGTGATAACAAAATTGTTTCGGATTCAGATACGTACCCCGATGTACTGGTATCAAGTAATGATTGCAAGTATTTTCTTCCAAGCACCACCAATAATATTTGGCTTGACGGTTGGGATAACCACCTTCCACCCCGATCTATAATTTTTTTACTCAATATCGTATAATTGCTATTTTTGTCTAATAAATATCTTTTTTTAAAAAATGGAACAACCTTTGCTTTGAAACTTTCACTTTGATATTCGAATGCTAGATCTAAGTTTCCAGAAAAAAAAGTTTCGAGAAAATACTTATTAATTTTTACTTGTTCTTCTAATAAAAACTCTTTAAATGTTTTCATCTAAAAACTATTTATATTTTTATAAATACTTTTTGAGGATAATATATATCCTGAAATTTCAGGTTTCGTGCATTGCCGAAACCAAAAGGAAGGTGACAAATGTCTTTTTCGCTAAGTCCGAGTGTTCAGGTGAGGGAGTTTGATTTCACTACAACGGTTCCAATTATCGCAACATCAATTGTTGGTAATGTAATCAAGGCAAAATGGGGACCTTGTTTTGAAAGAAAATTAACAACCAATGAAAGAGAAAATTATGAATTTTGGGGTTTACCTGTTGCCGGTAATTTTGAACATTGGTTCAGCAATACAGAATTTTTACGATATGCAAATAATTTGTGGGTTGTTCGAGCCGTAAACTCAACAGCTGCAAAAAATGCCGGAATTGTTGTATACGATGACACCTATGGTGATACCACCGACGGTGCACAGGAATACATTCCAAATTCTTCAAATCAACCAACAGTGTCTTTCAGCACAAATGAAAAACTAAAATTTTTTGCAAAGTACCCAGGAGATTTAGGAAATTCTAAAATTCGAATTGCTCTTTGTAACGTGGCCGATTTTGCAACTGCTGAAATTGAAAGTGGTGTTAGTTTTGAAGACGAATTTGAATTTGCCCCTAGTGCCGGGGCAACCGAAGCACAAAATGAAATTGCTGTTGCGATTCTCGTAAAAAATTGGTTAGATGATAATTGGCTAATTCAGGAAAAATGGATAGTATCACTAGATCCAGACGCTAAAGATGCTACGGGTCGCTCAAAGTATATCGAAAATGTTTTGAATGATAGATCTGCTTGGGTATATGCGTATGACAATACCTCTAATGCAAATCTACCATCAAGTTTTGAAAAAGTTGGAATGTCGGGTGGGTTGGATGGTGATCCAACTACCGGAAATATTCAAACCGGATATGACTTATTTGCAAACTCAGAAGAATTCGATGTTTCAATTTTGATGGATGGAGGCAATTGCAATTCAATAATTCAAAGTTATATTATCGATATTGCCGCAAATAGATTAGATTGTTTTTCAGTAAATACAGTTCCTTCATCGGAGATTTTTGCGGTTGATACTTCAACCGCAATTAGTAATTGTGTTTCCTATAGAAACTCGACTTTGAATAAAAATACGAGTTATGGTGCTTTATATGCTAACTGGAAAAGAATATATGATAAGTACAGCGACATTCAACGTTGGGTTCCTGTAAGCGGCGATATAGCCGGATGTTTTAGCAGAACGGATTATTACGATGAAGTCTGGAAAGCACCCGCGGGATATAGCAATGGCCAATTCAGAAATGTTTTGAAATTTGCTATTATCCCAAACAAAACTCAAAGAGATACTTTGTACAAAAATGGTATCAATCCAATAGTAAGTTTCCCAAGTGAAGGTAATATGATCTGGGGACAAAAAACATTGTTGAGTCTAGATAGTGCATTCAATAGAATCAATGTACGTAGATTATTCATTCTCTTAGAAAAGTCAATAGCCACAGCATCAAGATCTTTTCTGTTTCAAAACAATGATGAGTTCACAAGGTCAATGTTCAAACTAATGGTGGATCCATTTTTGGAATACGTAAAAGGTAAAGGTGGAATCTATGATTTCTTTACTGTTTGTGACACCACAAACAATACACCTTATATCATAGACAATAATGCCTTTGTCGGTGACATCTACATCAAGCCGGTTAGGGCAGCTGAATTTATTCAGCTGAACTTCAACGCAGTTGCATCAAGTGTTAGTTTCGAAGAGATATTAAAGACCGCGGTCTAGGAGGTAAATCATGGGTAAAGAAAGAATTTTAGAGGCTTTACTTGAGGCCAGTCGAGGTAATTCGTTGAAATTCAAGGAGCTAATTGGTGAAGAACTTCACGAAAAAGCTCAGGAACGGATTGAAAAGATGAATGAAAACATCCGAAATGACATAGTTGGGAGTGTCTAATCTCTCAGGGAGGTAGAAATGGATAGTCAACTTAAACTGTTCCGAGAAACTACGTGGGAAACTACATCTGAGATTTTACAAGAGGAAACTTCTAATTCTCAACCTAACTATTACATTAAAGGCATAACAATTCAATGTAATATCAAAAACAAAAATAGTAGATATTATGGGCTAGATGTTATTCAAGAATCTCTAGATGTTTACAATAGAGATTTTATAGTTCCTCGCGGAGCTTATGGAGAACTAGGACATCCAAATTCTCCAATCGTAAATCCGGATAGGGTATCCCATTTGTTTCTCGAATTGATTCAAGATGGTAACAATTTCATTAGTAAAGCCAAAGTATTGCCAACCCCGCTTGGTAATATCGTAAAAACTTTTATTGATGAAAAAACAAGAATAGGAATTTCTTCTAGGGCAACTGGGGCACTAAAAGAACAAAACGGAACTAAATTTGTTCAAAGGGGAATGAAATTGATTACCCCTGGAGATATTGTTTGCGATCCTGCTGGGCCAGAAGCTTTTGTTCAAGGAATTTGCGAAAGTGTAGAGTATGATTTTATTGACGAAAATATTGCGGAGCAGGTAAAACGTAGAGTAAAATCATCTTTTATTAGTACAATGAGTACCGAAGAAAAACAAAAAGTTTTTTTTGAAGGGTTCAGTCTATTATTAAAAATGTTAAAAAATGGTAAAAAAATCTAAGGAGAAAAACAATGTCAGTACAATGTGATGGACGTATAACGTTTGAAAAGGTTTTGAAGGCGCAACAGTCTTTTGAACATTTCATGTTTGGAATTCAACCAGGATTATCTAATGGTCAAATGGTTGGACCGCATTTGCAAATCAAATTCAGTGGAGCCGGTGCTGGTATTACAACTCTTAATTCTGATGCTGATGCAGTTGGGTTTGTTGGTTTAAATACTGGAACGGCATCGACTGGATATTGTTCTCTACATTCAATCTATAAATTTATTCAGTTTTCCTCTCTGTCTGAATTTATTTTACATCAGAGATTAAAAATATGTACTCTAACTAATGAAACTGATGAATTTAAAGTCAGAGCTGGGTTAAGTATGATTGATATGGTAGCATACAATGATCTTCAGTTTTATTGTGATAAAAATTCACCTAACTGGAGAATTGTATATAATATGGATGGTAATGAAATAACTAACTTTGATACCGGTGTTGTGATCACAACTGATTGGATTAAACTTTCAATTGAAAAGAAAAAAACTGATGCCAAAGTCTATTTTAGCATCAACGATATTCCAATTTGTGATATAACACCAGCTTTAACATATCAACCAATTGGCCCTTCTTTTGGTATTTACAAAACAAAGGGGGCTGCAATGAGATATTTGCAAGCTGATTATATATATTACTCATTTGAGTTAGTTTAAAAAAAAATGAAAAATTAAATTTTTATAAATAGATTTCAAAGGAGGTTAACATGAAAGAGAAACTGAAAGAGTTATTCGAAACAGTAGATCCTACTCTTCTAACGGAAGAATTCAATACCAAAATTGAAGTTCTTTTCGAAGCCGCGGTCTCCGAAAAAGTATCTTCAATGAAAGAAGAGATTAGGGAAGCTGCTGAAAAAGAAATACTCAACGAAGTAGATGAATTCAAAACCGGATTGATTTCAAAAGTTGATTCGTTTTTGACTGAAGCTCTCGATGAGTATTTCAAAGAAAACAAAACTACTATTGAAGAATCTTTACAATTGCGTCTCAAAAGTCAAATCGCAGATGCTGTAATTGGTGTTATCAAGGAAAATTCATTAACAATCCCCGAAGATCAAAAAGGCATTTTCGACAGTCTCAATGAAGAAAACGTTAATTTGAAAGAGGAACTTGGTAACAAGAATGAGGAAAACCTTCATCTCAAAGAAGAGAATCTTCGTTTGCAATGCTCTCGAATATTTGATGAAAGAACAAAAACATTGACAGATGTGAAAAGAGACAAACTAAAAAATTTGATTTCCGAAATGGATTTTTCAGACACCAAAGTTTTTAGTGGGAAATTGGACTTCTTAATCGAGAGTCTGGTGGAAGATTCTAAAAAGAAGGAAGAAATTGTCGTAAGTGAAAGCGCAAAGTACGCTTCACTATTGTAAAGGAGGAAACTATGTTACAAATTAAACCTATTCCACAATTACTTCAGGAATGGTCAGAACCATCCATTGATCCGAAAACCAATCAAGAGATTCCTGGATTTTTGAGTGAGCGGGTCGGGTATCCGACCTTAACAGATCGTCAAAAATCTGTTATGGCTGTTCTTTTGGAAAATGAAAAACAAGATTACCTGTTAGCAGAAAAGACAGAAACGGGCGATATACAGAAGTATGAACCCGTTCTAGTCTCTGTTATTCGAAGAGGTTTTCCTCAACTAATTGGTATGGATCTTTTTGGTGTTCAGCCAATGACTGGTCCTAGCGGCTTAGTTTTTTGTATGAAAACTGTTTATCATAATAACACGGCTTACCCCGTAAAGGCTTCAAATTCCTGTGTTATGGTTTTAGGTTCTGCGGCTGCCTTCGTACAAGAAGGAGCCATTACCAGTAATGGTAGTGGAGCCGGAGTTGGTGTTGTTCGATACAAGGAAGGCAATACAGTACTGGTAGAAATCACTTCGGGTAGCTTTGCGGAAGATGATAGCGTTGATAACGCAAATCCTTTCGTTAGTGCGGAAACCACAATTAGTTCTTATTATGATAACGAAGCTCATTTCCGGTTCCTCTTCAAAGAATATGGAAAGTTCGCTAATGTTGCTGCTGCAGAAGCTGCAACAACCGGGATTCGAGAACTCGGAATGGTCATCGAGAAAGTGACAGTAACAGCTGATAACTATCGGTTAAAAGCTAAATTCACTGATGAACTTGCCCAGGATTTGAAATCAGTTCATGGTATGGATGCTGATGCTGAACTTACCAAAGCCCTTGGTAATGAAGTGGCAGTTGAAATGAACAAAAGATTTTTGGACAAGCTAATTGAAAAGGCTCAGTTGGGTGGAACTTCAACTTTCAACTATTTGAGTATTGATGAAGGTGGTGATGCGGATGGTCGTTGGAGCCTAGAAAAGACTTGGTCGATGATTCAAAAGTTCAACAAAACTGGTAACCAAATCGCAAAGGATACTTTACGAGGTCGGGGCAATTTCATTGTTTGTAGTCTTGATGTAGCTTCAATGATTGAAAGTCTTCCAATGTTTAAGCACTACGGTCCCGGAAATACCGACTATGGTATTGGAGATGTTAATCTCGGAAATAGTGCTTTTATTGGAACCCTGGGTCATAAGTACAAAGTCTATGTTGATATCTATGCAACATCTAACTATTGTGTCGTTGGCTACAAAGGTACCTCAGAATGGGATGCCGGTCTTTACTATTGCCCTTATGTTCCACTGACAATCAAAAAGGGTATTGGTGAAGAAGACGGTCAGCCCAGGATCTGGTTCCAAACTCGATACGGTCTAGGTGAAAATCCTTTTGGTGCGCATCTGTACTACAGATACATTACGATCACCAATCTGTAAAAAGTGCTCGTAGTAATAGAAGTTAATATAACCAGGAGGGGATTTGTAAGATCCCCTCCTGGTTATACCAAAGGAGGATATAATGCTAAGTATTGAAGGATATAAAGCGATGTTTGGTAACGTCGCTAGACCGACGTTATTTCTAGTTACTCTTCAATTTCCAACAGGAACCCCACTGAATCATAGTTTTCATTGCAAAGGGGCTTCTATTCCCACGAAAAGTAATGGGGGATTTGCAATGAGTTTTATGGGTAGAAAAGTTCAAATTCCTGGAGATCCTGACTATGAAGATTGGACGGTACATGTATATAATGACATCGGATATACAATTCGACGAAAACTAGAAGAATGGGGCGAGCTAATAAATAATACAAAACAAAATATCGGATTTAGTTTACTTCAAGAGGTAAAACGAGATCTTCTTGTAGTTCAATTAGGTAGTAAACAGGAAATTTTGAAATCATATACTATCGTAGGGGCATATCCACAAAACTGTGGTGATGTAATCAATTTATCTTGGGATACAACGGATACTCCAGAAGAATATTCAGTAACATTTAAGTATGATTATTGGACAAGTGACACCACAAAATAATGAACCTTGAACAATTTAAATCACAATTCAAAGATGTAGCGGTAACAAATAAGTTCAAGGTCACTGTTTCAAATGGTCAAAAATATTTTGGAGATATGGGAAGATTTGGATGCACCTTTTTTGCAAAAGGGGCAGTACTCCCAAGCCAAAAATTAAATTCTTCTGGGTACTCATATTATGGTTTAAAACTGAATGTTCCAAGTGGATTAAATTTCAGTTTGTTACCAGTAACATTTTTCTCTGATTCTGAGTTTAAAGTATGGAATGGGTTTAGCAAATGGTTTGACGCAATTTATTCGAAAAAAACATTGACTGTTGATTTTTTCGATAACGTTAAATCCGATGTAATAGTTGATGTCTATAATAGATCAATGCAAACTATAAGAACAATTACGTTCAAGGATTGTATTCCGGAAGAGGTTTCCGAAGTTCCATTGAATTGGGATCTTACCAATCAACCTTTGGAATTCACTGTCAATTTTTTATATGTAACTTGGGAATAAGGAGATTTAAAATGAAAGGCACAGAAATTTTTTTAGAAGGTGATAAGTCAACCGAGATATACAAACAAGCACAAAAAGAACGATTGCACAAACAAATCGCAGATCTTGAAAATCAAATTAAACATGTCAGATCAAGCAAAACTCTTAATCGTGATACAGCAAGACAAATAGAGCAAATTCGAATTCAGATAAAACGAAAGAGAGATGAAATTAATAGGTTAACATCTCAAGAAAAACAAATTAAAACTGCGTAATCATTAAGTTTTTTTCTGTTCTACTTTATAATTTAGTCATGAGTGAATTAATTAACTCTGTAGAAGATGAAATCAAAAGAATTGACAGGCCCGGCCCCCGCAATAATATGGACAGAGGCGGAGCAATCCGGGGTACTAAAACCAAATGGAACCGCCGGTTGGAGCGCGCTAAGAACACCGGCCCTCTGTCCATAAGCAATAATACGGCCAGCGGCGGCGTGGAAAATCGCGGACACGCCTTCGCTGCGGAGATTAGGTACACCGACTTACCCACATTACGCAGCATATGCGACTTACGGTTGTCGGCAACCGGAGCAAGCCGGAGTAGCGACCGGCCCGCTGGCCTTTTTTTAAGGGGTAAATTGTGACTCAAAAAAAACAACTAGAATTGTGGTTAAAGGGTACTTCGCGGCATGATTATGAATCAGGTCAATGTTGTCCAGATTTTTCGTGTTGTAATCCGGAATTATTGGCATCCGAAACCGAGCGAAAATTGTTTTATGACGCATATTATAGAGGCGATGAAGAACAAAAGACGATGCTGCTTTGTGGTTTTTTGGGTGCATTAATGGCAGCATTGGGAAAAAACGCTTATGTTGCTGGCGATCCGGCGAACTACGTGCCAGAACAATAGGTACCAATGAAAATAAAAAAACCGACTCTATTTAAAGAAAACAAAAATGATAACTAAAGAAGAATTAATAACAAAAATAAAGAAAATTACAGAACCGATAATTGAAAAATTGATTTTTAAACCCAACGATGAAATTCATAGGAGTTGGATTAAAACAAAGATTGAATTGGAATTAAATTTATTAAAATACGCAAACATAATATTCGGCCATAGTGTTATATGTGATGAAAGTAACAATACTCTTGATATGATTAAATTGGGCAAATTTGCTATAGATATCTATATTCAACGTACAGCATCCATTAATAGCGAATTTATCAACTTTAGTTTTGAAGTTGAATGCGGTAACAAAAAGGAGTAAAAAAATGTACATAACACCAGATATCGCAAAGAAAATAAGTTTCCAATCAACACTCAATCCCGAAAATGACATAATTAAAATTATAGAAACAAAGATTTTTATTGCAGCAATAAACGGTAGAAAAAGTACTGGACAATTAAATATACGGCGACAAATAGCATCTCTTTTCCCAGAATTTGAGGACAATTCAACAGAAGTTTATGATATACAAGAAGAAATTTTAAAAGATTTTCGTACTATTGGGTTTGAAACCGAATTTTTTGATGGTGAGCCTTCAATATCTTGGGAAAAAAATGAAAAACTATAAAATAATTCCAAAACCTTCAATTACAGAAAAAATAAACATATTTGACAGTACAAAAATTTTAGACAATATTACAACATTTTTAAATTCAGAATCTTGTGTTGGGTGGGATCTTGTTCAGGTTATCACTCAATTATATGTGGACGAAAATGGAATAGCTCAGGATCTATTTATATTTGAAAATTCAATCCCAGATTCTAAATGGAGGTAAATGATGAAACTTATATGTTTTATTCGCGGTTTATGGTTATCATTTCGTCATATGTGTCCAATAAGTGGGCACGAATTTGTTGAGGATGATGACCCAAATATTCCTTTTAATGTTCAAGTATCAGAATGCTCAACGTGCGGTGAATATTCAATTTCATGGCATCGATAAGGAGAAAAAAATGAATCCATGGGAAATACCAGTCGAAGAAAAGCAAGTAGAATTGCTTACAAAAAGAGAAACAGTTTCTATTAGACCTTACAGAATGGGAGAAGAAAGAATTTTATTGATGGGTGCTGACAGTGATTCCAGTTCGGATCTATATTTGGCGGTAGTACAGGTAATCAAAAATACAGTAAAATTTAAGACGCCAACAATTGTAGATGATCTTCCATTTGTTGAAATCGCATGGCTCATGTACAATCTGCGTTTGATGTCAAAGGGTAGTTTAATCCAATTTGATTTGACATGTGAAAATGAAAAATGCAAAAAACATGAAAGTTCAGAGCTGGCAGAATACGATTTAACAAAAATAGTATCAGTTGAAGGTGAAAAGTTTCTGGATTCTACTATTATTTTTGATAAACAAAAAAAATATGGAATCGAATTGATGTTTTCAAATTTCTCATATTTATCAAATTTGAAAGATCAAAAGAAGAAACCAATTAAAGTTGCAAATCTTGAACTTTTCGAATCACATATTCGATCTGTTTTGCTTGGAGATGAAAGATTTGAACTTGACACCGAAGGAAAAAAGAAATTCATTGATGATCTGAATGAAGCACAATATCAAAAAATTCTCGATTGGTTCAAAAAAGAACCTAAAATTGTAATGGATTTTACTTGGAATTGTCCAGAATGTAAAAGTGAAATCCACTTTAGAACAGGAGATCCTATACTTTTTTTAGCAACATAGTTCATTATAGCAATAGTATTTCTCATATACAAGATATTTATTATTCGTTGACTTTGCAAAGATTTCCTTTTAATTTTTCTGAAATAGTTAATTTACCACCTTATCTATTCGACATTTTTGTTGATGTACATATAGCTGAATTAGAAAAAAAGAAAAGAGGTAAAAAGTAGGTCATCATATAAATATTATATGAGGATCAAAAATGCCAAATACGATAACAAAACAAGAGATTAAACAAAAAAGAAAAATTTTTGAAGAAAGAAAATTCGTTGAATCTGTTATTCAGAAAGCCAATAAATTACAAAGTAAAGATATTCTTTCCGATATAAAATCTGGCAAAGTCGTTCGAGATGAAGTAGTTGAAATCTACAAAGAAATCAACAATATAATCGAAGGTTTGACAACAGTTGTTGAAACTAGTGATGTTAGAAACTATATAAAGGAACTACATGGAATTCAAGACGCTGTTGAAACCATGTTCAGACAAAAACAAATAACCGGAGCAGAAAAAGAACGAATAAAAAGATTGGTTGGAAAAGTTACTAAAATAGCCGAAGGAGAATTTACAAGAAAGGGCGGCACTATAAAAAAAGGTCAATACAAACTAAAAGAAGAGACACTAAAAGGAAGACTTAAAGAACGACTCAAAAAAGAAAATTTACCGGAAACTCTTGGCGGAGCTTTAGGATTATTAACAGATAGTCCTGGTTTGATGTTGGCAGGAGCTTGGTTAACTCAAAAAATCAAAGAAAAAAAAGCAAAGACCAGAGAACGATATGAAAAGCAATTGGAATTTCTACGAAAAATGGATGAGACTAGAAGATACAGATTGAAACAGCAGATTTCAGCCCAAATGAGAGATGTCGAAACTACTTCTGGAGAATTAACAAGAAAATCAAAGACGGTCAAAGAAAGTAAACCAGATATAGGCAAATTATTTGAAGAATCCGGGGGTGATCTAAGTGAATTTTTAAGAATGAGTTCTCCTGAAGAATGGGAAACCGAAAAACGAATTAGAGAAAAATATCAACAAAAAAAGATTAGTGGAACTCCTGAACCAACCATCAAAAAAAGTATAAGACCACCATCATCACAAGAAATGTATGAGCAAGTGGGTGGTGGTTTAAATGAATTTTTAAAAGCTAGTTCCCCTGAAGAATGGGAAACCGAAAGAAAAATCAGAGAAAAATATTCTGCTCCTAAACAAGAAACTCAACAAACACAAGAACTTCTAAAAGATGTAGAAGACAATACCTACCAACAAATGAGATTGTCCCAGGAAACCAATAGTAAAGAAGATTGGGAAAACCGAGATTTCTTTTTAAAAGAAATATCCGAAAATACTGCTGCCCTTGTAGAAGAACAAGAAAAAAATAAAAAAGAAAAAAAGAAAGAAAAAAAATCAGATTTTATTGATACCCTAACAAAACCGGGGGGTTTATTAGGTGGATTAAAAGCTTTGGGGAAAGGTGCTATTCCAACCGGAGCTGGTGCAGGATTTGGTGGGGTTGGTAGTTTATTAGGTGGAATTGCCGGGGGAGCTGTTCTTGGTGCCCCTATTGCAGCTCTAGGAATGTACTCCAACAAAAAAATAAAGCAAATCTCAGAACAAGAAGACATTCAAATTTCCCAATTACAAGATGATACAGAAACTACTTTAACAAGAAAAAGAGTCGAACGTTGGAAAGATATTAGATCAAAAATTGGACTCAATAAAGCCGAAGAAGCAAAAATGAGGGCTAAAGTCGTTGATGCCCTTGGAGATGATAGTACACCAGCTAATATTGTAAAGTATTTAGAAAAATGGATGAGACAAGGAAAATTTGGAGCGAAATGGAAAGACAAAATAAATCAAATTGGTGATGCTTATATACCTCAAATAACTTTGCCTCCAAGTGAAACAAAAACAAATTTAGAAAAAATGCGAACTATAATTCCAAAAGAAGAAAAACAAGATTTAACACAAGAACCATTTAATTTAGCTAATTCAAGAGTTGATGTATCTGGGTTACAACCAGATCTTTATTCTGCTTTAGTCGGGGTTGGTGCCGAATATAAAGACAAAACAGGAAAAAATTTAACAATAACATCCGGATTTAGAAGTTCAGAAGAACAGGCAAATCTATATGCTAAATTTCCCGATAAAGCAGCCCCCCCAGGAAGATCTCTTCATGAATATGGGTGGGCGTTTGATGCCAATTCAGAAGATCTAAATAAAATAGATCAAATGGGATTACTAAGAAAATATGGTCTTCACAGACCATTCCTTAGGCCTCCGCCAGGCAGAAAAAAAGAACCATGGCACGTTCAACCAAAAGGAATATCATTAGCCAGTGTTTCTAATAGATTGTCTAGAGCCCGAGAATGTGACCAACAAGATTCTCCTAAAGAGGTTGGGGATGCTTATATGGGTACTCGGAGTCAACCAACACAGCCACCAGGATCTCCAATAGTTATGCAACAAATTATGAATTCTGAAGATCGAAGAATCACTATAGATGATCTATCGATTCTAATGAATGTAAAATCATTATTATTTGGGATTCCAGAATAATGGCAAATGTTATTTCACCACAACAAGAAAAATTTTGGCAACAGTTTGTTCAGCAATTTCAAACTACCAGAGCTATAAAAATTCAAATAGGAAAACTATATACGTTCGATTATACTTCAAAATTGTATCATGAAACCCCAAGGAGACTTCCTTGGTATGATGCCCATCCATTAAGTCTTTGTATTGGATTATACCCCGCAGGAAAATCTAGAGGTTGGTTAGGATTAAACCTTCATTATTTACCACCCAGAACTAGAGAATATTTTATCAAAAAAATTATTGTAACAAATCAAAAAGCTGTTAAAAAAAATTCACCAATAAATCTTCCATATTCCGATATAAAAAGTGCATATAAAATTTTTAGCCAAGAAGGGTTGGCAATAATAAAACGATATTTGTCATCACATATGGGCAGAAAAGTTTATGAAATTCCGTATAGCAAATGGTTAGATCTTGTAAAATCTCCTGGAGCAAAGTGGGTAGATATTACAGCCGCTCAAGTATATCGTGATACCAGAAAGAAAATGAAAACCACCGAGGAACGGAACGTTAAAATCAAAGAGAGCCGGGGATTAAAAAGAAAACGATCTCCAGAAGTCAAAGAAAAAATTCCAATTAAAGAATTTAAAAGAGAGTCAAATCAAGATATCTATAAAAGAATTTTTGAGGCTAAAAAAAGAAAATTAAAGGCTAAAAAAGCTAGACCCGAAACTTTAAAACAAATGAAAACGAGGGTTAGCAAAGCAATGAAAACCACAAAAATGAAAAAAATAAAACCAATTAGACCGAAAAAAATAAAAATGAGAAGACCAAGAAGAAGATTATAAATAATTGTGGAGAATAAATGAGTATAACAACGTTGTTACAAGAAATTTTTTACGGTAGAGAAGTAGAGCTAAAAAAGAAATTTATTTCAGATGATAGTGAAACCACCAAAAAAACTACCGAGTGGTCCGAAGAAATGCCAGTTGGGGAATATTCCCAACAAATCGATGGTAAAACAGCAACTCCTATAAATGAGAAATCTTCAATTGATTTATATCGTAGAATTAGTGAATATCCGGAAATTAATCGGGCATTAGAAGAAATTGTAAACGAAGCTATTGCTTCAGATCCAGAAGACAAAATAGTAAAAATTAATTGCTCTAAAATTCCAGAAAAACTTCAAATCAGTAAAGATACAGTAGACAAAATTACTGAAGAGTTTGATAACATTTTGTCTCTAATGGATTTCGAAAATATTGGCGACGAAATATTTATGTCTTGGTATATCGATGGTCGAATATGTTACGAGGTTGTTGTCAAAAAAGATAATGTAAAAGATGGCATAGTCAAGCTCAATAGAATTGACCCCGTAAATATAACATTTGATTTAAACAGAAAAACAAAAAAGGTATTTCCTATATATACACCACCAAAAGAAAACTTGTTTCAAGCAAGTTATTTTATGACAAATTTTGAATATACTTCAACTAAAATACCTACTGAATTAATAGTTTTCGTTGGATCTGGGTTATATGATAGAATTACCGGAAGACTATTATCATATTTACATAGATCAATAAAAGCAATTAACAATTTGAGACTTATTGAAGATTGTATTATAATTTACAGATTAATTCGAGCACCAGAAAAAAGGGTATATGCGGTTGATGTCGGTTATTTACCTAAAGTTAAAGCCGAAGAATACATGAAACAACTGGCGATGAAATTCAAGAACAACATCATTTATGATGCATCCTCTGGAACTCTTTTAAATGAACGAAATGTTATAGCAACTACCGAAGATATTTGGTTACCAAAAACGGCTGATGGTAGGGGAACTACGGTTGATACCTTAAGCGGTGGAGAAAATCTAGGTGAACTTGATGATCTTTATTATTTCCTCAAGAAAGTATATGAATCCATGAGAATTCCAACCAGTCGTTTAGGAATCGAAGAAAAGTCAGTTTTAAATTTTGGAAGAACGACTGAAATAGAAAGAGACGAAGTTAATTTTTCAAAATTTATATCTAAAGTTAGACGCAAATTTTCAAAACTATTTTTAGAATTACTTCGACGTCAATTGCTTTTTAAAGGAATTTGTGATGACGAAGATTTCCAATCATTTGGAAAATTCATTTGCTTTGAATTCAGTGAAGACAATCTGTTTAAAGAAATCAAAGAAGCCGAATTGGAACGGATGCGAATTGAGCGTCTTCAAATGTTAGACCCATATGTAGGCAGATTTTTTACTGATGATGAACTCGCCATAAATGTTTTGAAACTATCAGAACAAGAATGGGAAGAAAAAAAGAAAAAATTGAAAAAATTAAAAGAGGAACAAAATGACAGTGAACAAAATGGAGAAAACGAAGTTTCATTTGGTAAACCACAGGGAAATAAATTACCAGGACAACAACCTAACAAAGAACCCGAAAATGAACCAGAGGAAATATGATATATCAAACCGCTGAACATTTAATATTAAATCATACGAATCCCACGAACTTCTTTTTTACTTTAGAAAAGTTTCCTGACTTTTCATATATGATAGTTGATACCACAATACCAGATGTTAGTATTGGTGTAATTAATAAACAGAATCCATTCTATACGGAAAGAGAACCAGGGACTAGTATTGATTTCGGTGAACTTAGATTTACTTTTGTGGTTGATGAAAATCTAAGTAATTATATCAACTTGTTTAGATGGATGTTAGCTAATAAAGATTTTTCTCCACTTCCAGAAAATCAACAGTTAACAATTGATGCTATGTTACATTTAAGAAATCAAACTGACACTTCCGAAGGTGTTCTTTATTTGCTTTCAAATAAAAAAAATATAGTTAGTAAAATTGCTTTTCATCAATGCTGGGTAAAAAATTTATCAAATCTAGGATTTTCTACTAGAGTTGATCCTGATACCCTATTTTGTGATGCCACTTTGCTTTATTCAACATTCGATTTTACTGACTAAATTATAAATAGGTATTGTTAGGAGGTTAACATGGCTACATATTTTAATTTGTTGAACTACAAGTGGACAATGAATGTCCCGGGGAAAACGTATAGAATCCATGAGGGGCTAAATCGTGGGCTACCAGAAGGATTGTCCGAAAAATATCCAGGAATGTTGAAATTTATTAGTAGTGATGAAATCGCTGGTGCTCATAAAAATGAGCAATTTAAATCCCAGGCGGAAGTGACAATGGAAACTGGAACTGATCCCATAATCAATAAAGAATTTTATAGCAACCTAATGAGTGAAATTTCAAAAGAACCAGAGATTGAACCTAAAATTACTGTTATTGATGCTTCGCCTCCAGTAGAACCAGCTCCAGTAATTCCAGTAGAACCAGCTCCAGTAATTCCAGTAGAACCAGCTCCAGTAATTCCAGTAGAACCAACAATTTTAAACAAAACCAAAGATCCTGTTATTGAAAAAAATCAAGAGATTCTAAGTTCAATAACCCCCAAAATTCCTGACCAACCATCAATAATTAAAACAGAAAAACCAAAAAAACCAACAAAGTCAGCATCAAAAAAGACTAAAAAATAATGTCAATAACGAGTGCCGATGGTCTAAAAAAATATGCCTTAATGAGATGTGGTGATGGGGCTGTAACTGTTGAAATCACCCCTGAACAAGAAAGTCTGATAATTGAAGATGCTCTCCAATTATTTGGTAAATATCATTATGATGGTTTTAAATCTGGGTTTTTGATTCTATCAGTAGTTGACGGTGAAACCAGCTATGAATTAGATGAAAATATTATAGCTGTTACTGAAGCTTTGAGAACAACTACAACCGCATTAGGGGAACCAACTTTTTCTTTACAGTGGGATTTTATGCAAGATGCCCGGTATATCATGTCTGATATGGATTTGGTTGGATATGAACTTCTATTAGAAAAACTCAAAATGATTGATAGTAGATATCGGGCAATGTTGACATTTAATTTCAACCCAATTGATCACATCATTAATTTTACAACCCCACCAGGTGTTATTGATGACAGTTCAGTTTATATACTGAAAGTTTTTACATCCTTGGATTCCTCCACTGTTACTGGAATTTTCAACGAAGAATGGATGAAAAAATATGTTTATGGGAGGTTCTTGGAACAATGGGGAGCTAATTTAGACAAATATTCGGGGGTTCCATTACCAGGAAATAGTCAGTTAAACGGTGAAAAAATTCTCGAAAGAGGAAGTAAAATTATAGAGGAATGTATGGAAGAACTAAAAACAAAATACAGTTTACCCATTGATTTTTTTTATGCCTAAAGTTATTTTTAGTTTTAATTTATAATACAATAATGGTAATATAATATGACAATTGAAGAACTTCAAGAAAAAGCAAAAAAAGAACTATGGATTGACAAAACAAAACTGGTTGATGAAGCGGCAAAAGCTCCTTATTTGACCCAATTTTACATTGATTTACTATTAGATGAAAACAAAAGGGTTATCAAATTACAAAAAGAATTGGCAATAAAAATTTCATCAAAAATGTTACATTATAAATGTAAACATACTTTGATCCCAGAAACAAATAAAGAATTAGATATGCTTCTCAATGGAGATTATGAAATTGCTAACTTGAAAGAAACTATTGAATTACAAACTGAAATCATAAAATATCTAAAAGAAGTTATTATTAGTTTCAGAGAGAGAGTTTGGTGTATTAAAAATATTATTGATCATCAAAAATTTTTGGAGGGACATGGATAATGTTTTTATTGAAAAACTAAATGAATCATTTATAAAGATTCATACTGATGACGAAGGAATAAAACAAACATTGTCTGAAAGTTTTACTTTCATGGTTCCAAATGCTTGGTTTATGCCAATGTATAAATCTGGTAGATGGGATGGAAAAATTAGATTGTTTAATTTGAGAACATCTTCAACTTATCTTGGATTATTATATAAAGTTGAGAAAATTCTGCAAAAATATAGTATACCTTATAAATTGGATCCGAAATTCCAAATTGAAAAAATTGATTTAGAAGATATAAAAAAAGAAATTGGATTATATAAAGGAAATTTTGATATACGTTGGTATCAACACGATTTGGTTTTGGGAGCTCTACGAGAACAAAAATTCGTCGGCAAATGCCCAACTGGAAGCGGAAAATCTTTTTCAATTTACCTTTACATTAAATTTCTACTTGAACATGTACTCAGTAAAAATGAAAAGGTCCTATTGGTTGTTCCTCGTATAAATTTAGTTTTGCAAATGCAAAGTGATTTTTTGGCATATAATAAAAATTATGGTAAAATAGAAAATATGATTCATGCTATTACAGGTGGAGTAAAGAAAGACGACAACAAACAAATCTATATCAGTACCTGGCAAAGCATTTATGACCAGGACGAAAGCTATTTTCACAAATTTAAATCTTTAATAATTGATGAGGTTCACGAGGCAAAAACTGATTCTATTAAAAAAATATGTGAAAACTCTATTAATGCTTCATGGAGACTTGGAGTAACTGGAAGTCTTGATTCATTCGTAACTCATAAAAATGTAATCACCGGACTTTTAGGAAACATTTACGAAATTGTAGAGACAAAAACTTTAATAGAAGAAAATGTATTGGCAAAACTAATGGTATATAATGTTGTTTTGAAATATCCACTAGATGAATGCCGACTAATAGGCGGATCATATTTAAATAGTGACCGCGATTACCAAAGAGAATTAACATACATATTGAGCCATGAAAAACGCAATAAATTAATATCTGAGTTTATAACGAAATTAAATGGAAATACACTTGTGGTTTTCAATAGAATTGAATACGGAAGAAATCTTGAAAACATTTTGAAACAAATTTCAAATCGACCAGTGTATTATATCGACGGTAGTATAACAGCCATTGAAAGAGAAAAAATACGAAGACAAATTGAAACCTCTGTAAATTGTATAGTTGTGGCTTCAATTCAGATTTTCGGAATGGGCGTAAACATAATTGAATTAACAAATGTTGTTTGTCCAATTCCAATAAAAACTCAGATTCGACTTTTGCAGTTAATTGGGAGGGGACTACGAAAATCAGATACAAAGCAAAATATGAATTTCGTAGAGTTTACTGATGATTTAACCTTTGTTTTCAATAATCCAAAAAAAACATGTCATAATATAGCATATGAACACGGAAAAGAAAGACTCAAAATCTATAAAAAAGAGGGATTTCCGGTTGTTACAAAAACAATACGGTTAGAAAAATACAATAATGGAGGATAACTATGAATTTTTACATTGAACCACATACAGTGGAAAAATTTTTTTTAAAGTACAATTTCAATCTGTCTATTTTGATCATAGAACTAGAAAAAAATAGATTCCTAGGTTTTCTTGATGAACTAAAATCGGTCTCATTTTGTAAATTACCGGATGAACCTGAAATACATCTCTATTTTTCGGAAAATGTCAATGTTACTATTCGTATGAGATTAATAGAAATAGAACAAGAACGAATCTATGAAAAAATTATTGACATAATAAAACAATACAGAAAATTTACCACAAGTGAAATGGGATTGATTGATGCTATAAAACAAGATAAATTAAATATGGAGGATTAAATGGACAATTCCAAAGACTTTATTAATGTTGGGGGTTATTGTTTTCGAAAATCATTACTGTCTGCTTATTCGGATGTACAAGAAACTCTAGAAGAAATTATTGATCCAAATGTGCCCAATTCGAAAAAAACAATTCAATTGTATAGGTTTTCGTTTTGGGTTGATGGTAGTAGATTTGATTTGTTTTTTGAAGACAAAAGTAGCGCAGAAACTATAGCTACTAAAATATCTACTTTGTTTCCAACAATTTGATCTAAAATTATAGAGGCCAAAAATGAAAGAATTTTTGTCACAAGTATCACATTTACATCCGGAATTGATTTTTCGGGGCGAATTCGAAAATTCGATGCAATTTAGTAAAAACAGTAAAAGTAATAACATCGATTTTATTTTACAAAATGATGAAACCCAAATCGGTAAACATTATGATAAACATAGTCTGATCTTTTCTAAAAATGATTTTGATAAAATACAAACTCCGGACAAAGACCAAATGCAACGAGATTTGAAACAATTTTTTAAGGATGTATATAAATCAATTGATTACAAAAGTCTTATATACAATGGAAATTTCTATTTGGTGCTTTCAAACGAAGGAACCGGAAAATCATATTGCGCATTATCGGAGTTAGGTTTAGGCAATATATTTTGTTGTTCAACTCATAAAAGACTCGAAGAAATCGAAAAATTGATGATAACACTACAAAAACCGTATATGATTATCTATTCAAATCTTGACATTATTTTGAATGTTGTATACGAAAATAGACGTGGATTTGTTGCCGATCAAGAACTACAAAAAGACATGTTAAGAATAAAAAATGAGTACCAAAGTCTATATACTGAAATGGTAGATGTGGATCATCGCAGTGTTAAAAAAATCATTGATCATAGTATCACAGAATTACGAAATCTACAAACCCCAGAAGAAATCGAAGCTTACAAAAATAGTTTAACAGAATTCGAAAGACAGTCAAAATCAATTAGGGCCTTTCTCGATTCTTCAAGTTTAATCGATGCCGATGAAGACAGAATGATTATGGATATATACAATTCCCAGGTCAATCAATTCAAACAAAAAGATAGAATCTTTTTGATGACAACTAAAAAATTCGAACATTTGTGGCCATCTATTAGTTGGTTATACAATGGATTTGCTTGCATTTGTGTACAAGATGAATGTGAACAAAATGTATATAATCCAGTAAAAATAGTAACAAAACAAAATGATAAAAATTATGACAAAAAGTTATTGTTGGCGCTTTCAAATACTTATAAAATAAAAAACATTGAAGATCCTAAAATTCGACAATTTGACAAACTACTTAAAGAAAAAAAATGTAGAAGCATAAAAATTGAATCAGAATACCTTGAAATTGAGACTTATAAACAAAAAAGTGTGGTTGAAATCAGAGATCGATATTGGTTCCAGTCAAAAAATTTGGTTAACATAATTCTAAGCACTGAAAAAATGAGTTCTGTTATCATGGACTATGTTAGCGAAAAATCCGGAGCAGATCTAAAAAAACTTGATATCAATCACAACATATTGGAACCCAAACTACATTACATTGGGGTCGAAGGTTTAAATTCTGTTAAAAAATCTGATTTGGTTTTGTCTGGTAGAGATAGACTCGTATTTGCTAAAAAATTAGCTTGTAAATTATTTGATATCGATGACAATTTGTTTTTTGGTAATAGTATGGGGCAAGAATTCAATTTAGTTAATATCAAAGGAATTAATACCATTCAAGAAAACCTGAAAAACTCAAAAACGAAAAAGAATGTGGGAATAATGATTACATATCCAAGTCCAGAGGAAATAACAGCTATGAAAGCCCTATTTATTCCACAAATTTTGAAAAGCACACAAAATCTCTATGAATTTTTTGATAGTAGCAATTTCGAAAACCACATTGTATATCTATTGATTACTGATAAGATTCAACAGGCCTTGGGTAGATGTTTAGGATATAGAAGTACTGACAAAGTTGAAAATGTATATGTAATTTTCAACGTGCCTTTAATTGATAAAGTTCATAACAACTACTTATCGGATAAATGTTTTACTTACACTGGAATGTATCAATCTAAAGGTTTACAATTAAAGTATAAAAACGTTTTTGAATTCTTAAATACGTTAACTGTAATGTTGAAACAAAAAAATATATATATGGGATCATTTTCAGATCAAGATTCTGAATATGATAAAAAATGGATGGAATTTACAAAACCGTTTAGAAACGAAGAAGAAAAACAAAATAACGTTCGTTTATCAAATGATTGTACTATTGATTGTACAAATTTATTGCAAAGAAAAATTGATGTAAAATTGATAGTACAAATTTTTATTAGTGGCCTAAAGGCCACTAAGCGCTGTACAGCGCTTACATTCTATAGAGTAAAAAAAATTATTGATCATTTAAAACAATATAAAGACTTATTATTAAATAATAAAAAGTTTAATGTTACAACTACAAAAAATAAGCTGTTTTTCTACAATTTATTTAATGTCTCCAAATTTTTTAAAGAACAATACAATGAAAACACGATTTTGTATAGTACTTTTTTAAAAATTTAAAATTTTTTATAGAAACCACGAAAAATATATTATAATTAATATATGGAACTACAAAAAAATATTTATTTGAACAATCAAGAGTTTTTTATTGAGATTTGCAAATATATTGAAGATAAAAAGAAGGATTCATCAACAAGAATTCATGACAAATTAGCTCGAATGTTTTTGATTTTGGCCCAAAATATAGCAAGACGATACAATTGGTGTGGGTATACCTGGATAGAAGATTGGATTCAAGATGGGGTTGAATACTGTATTAGATATGCTAGAAATTTTGACCCCAAAAAAACCAAAAATCCCTATGCGTTTTTTACCCAAATTATCTGGACGTGTTCCATGCAAAAACTAAACAAAGAACACGTCCAGTTGGATATTATTAAACAAGAGAAAGACAAATTATGTGATGAAAGTTTGTATGAAGTTCGAATCCGTAACAATATCAAAAAAATAAAACCTATTTTACGAGAAGAATCCGAACCAGAACCAATTCAACAACAAAATACCAGAAAAATTTTGGCGTGGATAGATGAATTTACAACCATTAATCCCAATCAATAAAAATTTAAAATCATTCTAAAGTTTTTTTATGACTTCATTTATAATAACAATATGATAACAATAAGACATTTTATTTGTTCGACTTTAACATCTGAGTGGACAAGAACTCATGTATTAACTATGAAATATTTGACCTGGCTACAGCAATATTCAACATCGGGAAATGTCAAAAGAATCAACAAACAAATATGTAAATGTTTAAACAAATTTAAAAAAGATGGATTGGTTGAATCTATGGACAGAAAGTTTATCAATCGAAATGTTAAGTATTGGAGATTCAAATGATTATTTTAGGTGATTTACATTATGGGAAATCGGATATTCATGACTATTGGTTAGGACAATTTTTCAAAAAGTTTTGGGAAGATCCAAGAACGAAAGACACAACTATTGTCCAACTTGGTGATGTGTTTAATGACAAAAAAGGAATAAAAACAACTTCGTTTTTGCAAATGATATCTGATATCATAGAACCAATTAAAGACAAAAAAGTCTCTTGGATACAAATTGTAGGTAACCATGATTGTTTCTATAGAAATACAAGTGATGTTAATTCACCTTTAGTTATCAAAAAGATTTTAGGTGAAGATCAAAAACATTTTATTGTAGTTTCGAATAATTTATTACTATCAAACAAATATCAGTTTTTAGGTTGGGGCAACGTTAATTTTGCTAGTGCTCGTTATTGTTTTGGTCATTTTGAAATCTCTGGGTTTGAATATCAAAGAGGAATTATAGCAAAACAAGGATTATCCCAAAATGACTTCTCTAAATACGAGATGGTATTTAGTGGACATTGGCACAGACGTCAACAACAAAACAATATTTTATATGTCGGATCTATTCTGGAGTTAGATTGGGGAGAAATTGATTATGAACATGGTTACTATATTTTAGAAGACAATGGTAAACTAGAATTCGTTCCAACCAACATAAAGATTTTCGAAAAAATCATTTACAATGATGATCAAGACATGATAAAAGTACTAGAAAAAGATTTTAATAACAAAATAGTAAAGCTAGTACAATATAAAATAACGGATAAACAAAAATATGAAGCATTTGTGGGGTCTCTGAAAAAACAAAATATTTTCGAATTAAAGGAGATTCAACTTGAAGCCGATATCAGAGCTGTTATTGAAAATAAAAGTTTGGAATCAATTTCAAGTGTAATTGATATGGCAAAATGTTATTTTGATGATACTATTGTAGATCCAAATATAAACAAGGACGTTCTCGTTCAAATGTTTTTGAAATTACATGAAGAAGCACTGATTGAGTGAGGCAAAAAAATGGAAACTGAAGTTTATATGAAACATTTTCATGATATGGTTGTCATGGGGCTATTACAGAAACAATATAATCCCAAGGAATGGTTTGCTACTTATTATCAGTTAATGTTAAAAGAAAAAAATAGAGATGAACAAAATAAATTAAAGGATTTTCTAGAGTTTGTTAGAGCTGAGCTATATAATATTAATCATACAGACTCAGCTTTTATTGAATTGCCCATACCAAATCAAGCCAATATTGACAAATGGTTAGAACCACTTATCACAGATGTGCAATTAAAGTTTTTAGCTTTACGAAAAAAACCAAATTTGTTTCATCGATTTTTTACAGCTATAAAATCCTATAGAATCAAGGTGGTTAAAAATGGTTAGATTGGGTAAATTAACATTCAAGAATTTTTTATCATATGGGAATTCAGATATCGAATTCAATCTAGAAGAAAACAACTTGGTTTTAATGACCGGTAAAAATGGTCAAGGCAAATCAGTTTTGGTTGATGCCTTAAATTATGTTTTTTTCGGAAAACCATATAGAAAAATTGTATTAGGGAATTTAACCAATAGATATACCGGAAAGAACTTGTTGGTTACACAGATTTTTACAAAAAATAATATTGAATACAAAATTGTTAGGGGACAAAAACCAGCTGTTTTTGAAATCTATAAAAACAATGAAATGGTAAAACAGTTAGGAGCTAGGGAATACCAAGAATATCTTGAGACCCAAATTTTAGGTTTCGACGAAAAAATCTTTAGACAAATCATAACAATGGGTAGCAGTTATTTTACTCCATTTTTACGCCTGCCTTTGCAACAGAAACGAGAAATTATTGAACAGTTATTTGATTTAAATATCTTGTCAAAACTGAAAGAAGTTAATAGCGGAAAACTAAAGAAAATCGGAACTCAAATTCAGGAAACCAAAATAGCAAAAGAAAAGGTAGAGATTCAAATTGAAGCGCTCAAACAAGAATTAAAACGAATTACAACTTATAACGAAGATCAAAAACAAAATGCTGAGAAAAAAAAGGAAATCATTAAAAGAGAAATTGAAGAAAACAAAGATAAACTTTTGGGATTTAAATTGTCTCTTGAAGAATTAGAGAAAAAATCTCGGAGTTTAATCGAAAACAATATTGAACCTCTTTTGGTTTCAAGAACAAATCTTCAAAATGAGATTATGACTCTAGAAAACGATGATTATAATCAAAAAATCAAACAAGAATATGACCAAAAAATTTCAAACATTAAAACTAAAAAATCAGAACTCGACCTTAAAATTGAAAGATATGGGAACCAACAACAAGAACATACAAACCAAATCAAAAATGAGACAAAAAAAGATATTGATCAATATTCTACAGAAATAAAATTATTGGAAAGAGATTTAGCTGAGCCAACAAAACTATTGAATTTTTTCAAAAGTGATGAAACCAAATCAAAATGTCCTTTATGCTTCCAAGAAATTACTGATGAATTAAAAGCAGAAAAAATAAAACAAGCAGAGGAACAAATTAAAGCAAACAACGAAGAGATTCAAAAACTGCGGGTTAAAATAGGAAAATGCAATTCAATAGAAAAATCTGAGATACAAAAAATTACTAGTGAATACTCAGAGAAAATTAAACCAGAATTAAAGGAGGTTGAAGCACTAGAAACCAAATTGAATGAACTCATTAATGAATTAAACACAAAAGTCAAAGAAGAAAAACAGAAAAACGAAAATCTGATACAGACAAAAAAAGATGAATTATATGCTATCAACGATAAGATTGTAGAAATAAAAAAGGCAGTAGAGACAGCAAAAGAAGCACAAAATGAACAACAGAGAATTTTAAAGGCTATTTCAGGGATCGAAGGTCAAATTGCTGGTTTAGAAAAAGAATTTAATTCAGTGGTTCCACAAGTCATGAATAGTGATAACCAAGAAAATCTTCTTAAAGAACAAAGAGAATTATTGACGGAACACAATTCGACTTTAACTAAGAAAGACGAAGTTCTGAAGTATCTGAAAATTATTGAACAAAGCTTGTCTGATGGAGGAATAAGATCATATATTATCAACAAATATTTAAGTGTTTTAAATACGAAAGTCAATGAATTTTTGAGTATATTTGAAACTGAGTACTCAGTCTTGTTTAACGAAACTTTGGATTGCAAAATCTTTATTAGAGTAAACGAGGAAGTTGAGTATGAAAATTTTAGTGGAGGAGAAAGACAAAGATTGGATTTGTCCTTGCTACTTACATTCGCAAGTTTCGCAAAAATGAAAAGCAGCTGTGATATAAACCTTCTTATTTTCGATGAGGTCTTAGATAGTAGTTTAGATCTTGAAGGTATACATGGGCTAGTAAAAATTTTGAAATTGTTTACGACTTTGGGTCAAACTATTTATGTGGTATCCCATAGGGAAGAAAGTTTTAACTTAGAATTTGATAAAATTTTGAAAGTACAAAAAGACTTGTTTTCAACAGTTGAAACAATAAAATGATTTATAAATAAAGACATGATGAATAAAAGGAGTATAAAATGGAACATTGGGTAGATCCAGACGATTTTATTATGAGAAAAAAATCAAAAGTATTTAAAGCATTTACAATACAATTAAAAAATTCTGAACCAGTTACCGAAGAAAAGTTGAAGAAAATGCTTGGTAAAAAATCCGTATTTGGAACCAAAATTATTCCTGGAGATATTTTACTATTTGCTATGTTTGTAGAAAAGGATAATTCATCCCCGAAAGATGTTTCAGTTGTTAATATTCGTGTTGTAAAACTTACATTAAGAGATATGTCTAGAATGGAAAGAGAGTACAAATATATTGATACACCACGACCGGGATGGCCAAGATTTACAAAATTGGATAGCCCAACAGATGTATTACATGCGGAATGAGCAATTAATAAATCTATAATGAGTACGTTATTAATAGCATTTGATTATTCACTAAATTCGCCTTCTATGGCATCCATCGTTTCAGATCTTCCCATGAAATTATCAAACATAAAAACTTTAGTGATAACAAAAGATCCACCAAAAAAGACTTTAAATCAAAGCTTTGATTTCAGAATTGTTAAACAAAATGATAGTTATTCTTCAATTGAACATTATGCTGATTTAGCAAGTCATTTCATTAGTGAAATAGAACATCTTCATTTTGAATACAAAACATCTAATATTGTAGCAGCATTTGAAAACTACGCGTTTGGTGTTAGGGGTAATTATTCCTACAAAATTGCGGAGGCCACTGGAATTCTCAAATACGAATTGTATGTAAGAAATATCCCAGTTACCGTATATCCCCCAACAACAATAAAAAAATTTGCTACAGGAAAGGGAAATTCAAATAAAGTTGTGATGTATGAATTCTTTGTTCAGAAATTCGGAGAAACCGCTATAAAAACTAATATGAAAGTTGGGCAGAGTCCATTTGCTGATATTGTTGATAGTATTTGGACTTTGAATTTGTTGTATGAAAATTTCAAAAAGGAAAAAATTTTTTAAATTGATTTTTTTAAGTTTTTTGCTAAAATCCAATATAATTTATCTTTGGAGTAAAAATGAGGACTGTTAGTATTAAGAGTTTGAATGGTACAATGAAAAATGGATTGGTTGTTTTTTTGTGTTTTCCTTTGGGTAGAAAATTAAGAGTAACAAATCAATTTTCGACTAGAATTCCAGGAATTGAACCCCATGAGTTTTCATTATGCCAAGAAGAACTTAAAAAGAAAATCAGAGTATTTGAGTTTGTCCATAATCGTGCAGTATTTCCTTTCAAATATACCAGTAACGATTCAATTGACGATAGCATTTCACTTATCAAAAAATCATTTCAAGAGCTTCTTGAAGTTTCAAAAGATAAAAAACAAATTTTCATTATAGAGCCTATGCTCAAAAACAATGAGATCGAAAAATGGGAAAAAATTAAAAATGAATTTATTCCTATTTTCGACGACCGATTTGTTTTCTGTAGGAGGTCAACATGAAAAACAAAAAGAATCAATGGTTGAGAATGTCTATTATTTTGAACTTTGTTTTGATTATATCTATAATGTTTTTAGGAAATGTCGCGGGTGCTTATTATGTAAAGTATCAAACAACCTTGAAAACATTTAATGAATTCGCAAAAAACGAACACAAAAATTTGCGAATGGATTTTGAAATCTATCAAAAAAACACTAGGGATTATGAGTTTCTAAAGTTTGTTGAATTTGGTTACCAGGCTAGGTTTCCAGTATTTGCTTCTATTTTGAAACACACCTATGATATATGCCAAAAAAAGAAATTGAACCCCTACAATTTTTTGCCAATACTTCATATTGAATCTGTTTTTGATCCACTGGCAGTATCTAGAAATTCCTCCGGATTTCCTATTGCATATGGTGTATCTCAGGTTAACTACAATGTTTGGAAAGATGAACTCGATATTGACATCAATCGAATTTTTGAGGTGGAGTACAATATTGAATTAGGTGCAGAAATATTTTTGCGATATCTCAAAGAGGCAAATGGGGATTTAGCCAAAGCATATTTCTGGTATAATAATGGGCAATCTGGAAGATATTTGAATTACAGTTACATAGATCTAATTGAAAGATCAAAATTTTGCAAGCAAGAATTTAGAACAACTTCAACAAATATTCAACCTACACAATCCTAAAGTTTTTTACAAATCTATTATATAATATAGATATGAAATGTAAAAAAACAATAATTTTGTGTTTGGTTGGTGTTTTAGGGATTGGGTTATTGTTTGGGTTAAACACCTATTACATTACAAAAGATGTTTCATATTCGAAACTATGTGAAATGGGAAGTACTAACCTAGCAGCTGATGTTTATATTCTTAACTACAAATCCCATGAATATTTAGTAGCTTTGAATTATCTGGGTGGGGTTGCAATAATCGAGGTAAAGAAATGACTACATCAATCAAAAAAACATATAGATTTGAATATGCTCATCGAATCTATGATCAGAAAAAAACCGCTTATAATATAGAATGTGCGTGTAGAAATCTTCATGGTCACAGCGGAGTAGTATCTATTTTTTTAGGTGGGAGTTTGAATAACGTTGGAATGATTATAGATTTCAATGATTTGAAGCCCATTAAAGACTTTTTTAAAACTATTGATCACGCTTTATTTTTATCTTCCGAAGATCCAATTTTACATCAAATGTTTCCAACTTTACCGGTAGTTACTAAAAAAGAAAAAGAATTTTCAATTTATCCAGAAAAGATTATCGTCTTTAGTCCTTTGGAATCAAACAGTCTAACCTCTGAAATTTTAGGCCGAATATTTTTTCGTCATATTAGTTCAAAAATCATTCCAGAAATTATTGAAACAATAAAATCAGATAATTCAATTGAGTTGTATCGATTAGAGTTTTCAGAAACCGAAAACAATATGATTATCATAGAAGGCTAAAATGAAAATGTGGGTCAGTGAAATTTTTGTTGGAATTCAAGGTGAAGGACCTAATATTGGTGTTTTGTCAACATTTATTCGATTCGCTGGCTGTAATCTTTCTTGTGATTTTTGTGATTCAAAATTTGCGTCAAAATCAAAAGAATTTCAGGAAATGAGTATTGAGCAAATTCTAATGCAAATTGAAAAATTTGGTAGTCGTAATATAGTTATTACGGGGGGCGAACCATTTCTTCAACAAGGGTTTATGGAGTTTATTGATCGAATCTATTTATTACCATATATCTTCGGTATTGAAATTGAAACTAATGGGACCATTATACCAACAGAATTTATTAATCGAATGGAATATCCTCTATATAAAAGAAAAATTACTTTAAATATTTCTCCAAAATTACAATTTATAAAGAAAATCGGAGATTGTTTCACCAATATTGTGGCTCTATCTAATATTAAAACGGTTAATTTGAAGTTTGTTATAAACCTTCAGGAAAAAATTCCTGAAAAAATTGCAAAACAATTAGTTAAAATTCACAATTTGTTGAAATTTTGGAACTTGATGGACCCACAACAATGTTGCATCTATCTAATGCCAAAGGGTACAGAACAAACTCAAATGGTAGAAGATCTAAAATTTCTAATTGATGTTTTAAAAGAAATCAATCTAAGAAAAGCATTTACTACAGATTTCAGGGTTACCCCAAGACTTCATGTTTTACTTTGGGGCAATAAAAGAGGAGTATAAAAAGATAGTATGACACAAATAATATATGCTAAGGACATTTCAGTTACAACCAAAAGAATGGTTTATATATTGATAGAATTACCAACGAGTGATATATTTGCTGGTCAAAATTTAGAGAACAAATCATTTTTAGCTTGTGGAAATCGAATATTTAAAATTATTGATAAACATAACGAATTTTATGGTACTGATATTGTATTTTCTGAATATGCTAAATTTGCTAAAGTTTCTGAAAGGTGATAAGGAGGAAAAATAAATGCGAAAGAATTTAATTTTTGACATCGGATGTAATGAACAAGATATAGAATTTTATTTAAAGAAGGGGTTTACCGTTGTTTCTATGAACGTTGTTAATAAGGAATATATAGAACATGATGAAGATGAAGATGAAAATAAATTTCAAAGTTATATTAGTAATAAACAATTGCGTTTATTAAATATCGATATAACCGATAAAAATTGTATTCCTCTAATAGATTTATTTACTAATTATGGTTTACCTTATTATTTAAAAATTGGTATTAAAGATTATGATTTTAAAATAATTAAGTGTTTAAGAAAATTAAAAGAAAAACCAAAATTTTTATCTGTGGAAACTATTTCAAGCGAGATTATAGATTTTCTAGCTTCTATTGGATATGAAGAATTTCAACTAGTTGATAAAAAACATGTAATAAATCAAATTCAACCAAAAAATACTAGTGAAGGAGATTATGTAGAACATAATTTTGTTCTTGGATCTTCTGGATTATTTGGAACTGATTTACCTGATAACTGGACGTTAATATTTGAAACAAAACTAGTTATTTTGAATCTTAGTACAAATATAGCTGATAAGTTTTATTTACATGCCAGATTATATTAAGTAAAAATATGAAATATATTATAATAGACCAATAAATTGATTTAAAAGAAGGAGTAAAAATGCCAGGACTAGGAATTGCGAATGACAATAAGATAAAAACGGAATCTGAATTGAAAATCATGGAAGACGAAGTACAAACTCATTTTATATCAATTTTAAAGATCTTGGGATTTGATATGAATTTAGATCAAAATTTAAACGAAACCCCTAAAAGAATTGCCAAAATGTATGTTAGGGAACTTTTAAAAGGCTGTTATGAACCGTCTCCAAAGATAACATTTTTCGTCAATACCAAACAGATTAACTCTATGATTGTTTTGGGTCCAATTCGCGTAAATTCATTATGTTCTCATCATTTTGTCCCATTTGTTGGTGAGGCTTATATAGGATACATTCCCAATAAGCTAATTACTGGCATTTCTAAGCTGGCTCGAATTGTTGATTGGTTTACCAAAAGACCACAAATTCAAGAAGAATTAACGGAACAAATATCGGAGTTCATTGATGAAAAACTTCAACCGGTAGGATGTGGAGTTTATATTAAAGCTCAACATGGTTGCATGCAGATCAGAGGAATTCAAGAACCGAATGCCTGGATGATAACTACTTCATTAAAAGGCTGTTTTCTTGATATTAGTACAAAAGAAGAATTTTTACATTACATTAAGAAATAGAATGAATAGTTTTATATGGATTACTACTAATTTTGTTGGGTTTCATCGATATACAGATGCCCCACCAGAAGTAAAATTTTTAAAAAATATCCACCGTCATATTTTTTATGTAAAAATATGGATAGAAGTTTTCCACAATGATCGTGATATAGAGTTCTTTTTATTCAAAAGTTTCGTAGAATCTTTAATAAAAAATAAGAATCTTAATAACAAATCTTGTGAGGCAATATCTGATTTTTTTTATAAAAAAATTTCCACCAAATTTCCTAAAAGAAAAATTAAAATTGAAATATCAGAAGATAATGAAAATGGATCACTAAAAGAGTATTATTAGATGAATATATATCAAATTGAAATAACAAATAAATGTAACTTAAGTTGTTATTATTGCCCAAGAAGTGCGATGACAAGACCTATTAAAACAATTGATAAAGATGTGATAGACCATATATGTAATATTATCACATCGAAAAAAGTACGATTACATCATTTTGGAGAAAGTCTTTTGGAATTAGATATATTATTATATACAATAAAAGTATTAAATAATAAAAAAATAAAAGTTGAATTAAATACGAATGGAATTCTATTAACTAATAGTAATTTTTCGTCTTTAATAAAAATGGGGTTAAGTAAATTATACATTTCCTTTCACAATTATAACTCAATTAAAAATTTGAGTGAAATAAAAAATGACAAAGATAAAATAAATATATTATTTTTTGACGAAGAAAAATATAAAGACATTATACTAGATCTTTTAAATAATGGATTCAAATGTTTTACCAAACGATTGCGGGACCTGGGTCAATTAAATAATACAGAGAAAAGGAGTGATTTCAAAAATTGTTCTTTTCTTGTAAATAATGAGGTGGTAGTACTATCTAATGGTAAAATAGTAAGATGTTGTGAGTGTTTTGATGATAGTAGTGATTGTGTTTTGGGGAATATTTGGGAAACGAATATTGAAAATAGAATTATTAAAAAATGTGAAACTTGTTTAGGATACAGCAATGATCATGGTGAAAGTGAGAAAAAAAATGTTAGATAAACCTTATTTTGTATCGGTAGAAGTTGAAGGGATAGAAAAAGATAAAATCAAAACTTTATTTGTCAAAGGATCTTTTTCTCTAAATGAAATTAAAAATATACTAGAAAAAGATGTGGATATTAAAAGGATTTATTTTGGAGCATGTAATCAATCAAAAATAGACAATAAAGAATTATTTGAATTTTTATCAACAATAGATGTAAATAAATATATCATTGTTGCTGAATATGAAATAGATGAAATTTTTAAGATACCGGCTTATATATTATCAAATCACTACATTCATAAAATATTTACTTTAAAAACTAATAATCTGACTTTGAGTAATATAAATCAAGTATCTTTAAAAATAGAATCAATTGATGGTATATTTATTTCAGATTCTTTTAGTTATAATGACTGGGAAAAATATATGGTAGATTACAAAAAATGAAGATATTATTTGTTCAACCACATTTCGATGATATTGCTTTTTCTATTGGTGGATCTATACAAAGAATAATAGGTAAAAAAACTATTTTAACGGTTTTTAATAAAAGTAATTATCTATTAAATGAAAATATAAAATCGGAAAATCCATATAATACAAGATTACAAGAAGACAAAAGTTTCTGTAAACATGTAAATGCAAATTATATTCACTTAAATTTTTTAGATTCTAAGTTACGTTCGAAATTAAAAATAAACATAGATGTTAAAATAAATTTATGTTGGTATGATTTCGTTTTCTTGCCATTATCAATTGAAGAACATATAGATCATGTTATATGCTTTGAAACTTTTAAAAATATATTACCCGATGATAAATTAATTTTTTATGAGGATTTACCATATGCCGATAATGTACAATTTAAAACCAATGATTTTTTAAAAAATAATAATTTTAATCATGCATTTATTAATATAGATATTTTTGATAAAATAAGATTGGTTATGTTATATAAATCACAGATTGATATTTCTTTAATAAATAGCTTGTATTTTTATTTACATAAAAACAATCTTTTTTGTGAAAGATTATGGTTTAAAAATGATAAAGTGTTTAATCTTTTTATGTAAATAAATATGAAAGAAAAAAATTTTACAATTGTGGTAAGAACTCTTGGGTATGAATGTTTTACTGCTTTTTTAACAGTACTATCAACATTTAATACTGTTGGTAATTTGTTAGTAATCAAAGATGGGGAAAATGACTTAACTGGGTTTCAGAAAAAGTTACTCGAAGTATTGATGATAAAAAAGTGGAATATATTTTCAGGATTAGGTGGTGGCAATATAAATAAAACTACTTATTACATGCTTAAATATATGAATAATTTAAATCGTAAAAACTACTTTATTTTTGACGATGATTTTATTTTTAATGAAAAAGTTATTCAAAACATTTTAAAATTTGTGGAAAATAAAAACATAGTCTATATGTCATTTATAGAAAATAGAGTTGATATAGGAATCAGAAAAGCACCGATGTTTGTAAATGATGATATTTATCTTTCAATGTTGGGATGTTGTTATTTACAAAAATATGATACTTTTATAGAAGATACTGTTATTTTAAAAAAATTATTAAATACTAAAAAAACAATAGATTGGTTTGTTTTTTCTGATTTAATTTTCAAACATAAAAAAATAAAACCTCACTATATATTTTGTAATGATAGTATTTACCATCTTAGATATAGTTATTCAGAAAAAAAGTGGGTATCTGAATTGGCTTGGAGTAAAAAAGTAAATAATTATGGAATTTCTTTAAAAAAAGATGGTTGGTCTATTAAAGATATTGAATATATATATTAAAATAGATTATGGAGGTTAATATGCTATATTTAGTTACATTGGAACCATTAGAGACAAGATATACAAAACAGTGGAAAGTATGGTTTAAAGAAGAATTTCCGGACTCGATTGAAATAGACGGAAAAACTAGATCTGGTATAAGTAATAACAAAAATTTTTTAGATATTTTTAATACTAATAAGTGGAAATCAGAACAAATTAGTAAAATGGCAGATTTATTCAATAAAAAATTAATTAAACCAAATGATAAATTTTTGTTTTATGATGCCTGGCATTATGGGATTATAGCAGTAAAATATATGTCACTTTTAAGTGGAATTAATATTAAAATCTATTCTTATTGGCATGCTGGAAGTTATGATCCATATGATTTATTAGGATTAGTTGGTGCAAATAAGTATTTCAATGGATTTGAAAAAAGTTTATTAGATTGTTCCGACATATCTTTTGTTACAACTGATTTTCATAAAAAAATGATCATAAATAATTTTGGGAATACATATAAAGACAAAATAAAAGTAGTTGGATTTCCATACAAAATAGATTATTTAAATAAGTATAAAATGGATCGTGATTTAAAGAAAAATCAGGTAATTTTTCCACATAGACTATCAGTGGAAAAAAGAATTGACTTATTTAGGAGAATGAAAAATGAAATAAAAGACATGTCTTTTGTTGTTAGTTTAGAAGAATGCAAAACAAAAAAAGATTATTATAAATTACTAACGAGTAGTAAATTTTTATTTAGTGCCAATCTTCAAGAAACATTTGGTATAAGTGCTGTTGAGGGAGTATTTTTAGATGTGGTTCCATTTATTCCAAATCGATTGTCTTACGAAGAAATGTATATATCAGAATTTAAATATGAGAATCTCTTATCCGACAATGAAATAATTAAAACGTTTTTGCATTTTGTCAAACAAATTAACTCAATGAATAAAAATAAATTGGATGAATTATTAAAAATACAAAGACAAATATTGATTAATAAATTTGTTGGGTTTGAAAAAATCAAGGAGTATATATGAAAACATATATTTTTCTACTAAAAAAAGAAAGTTTTTTTAAGTTTTTTGGTATAATAATTAAATAAGGTAGGTCATTAAATGAATAGAACTTTATATATTCCAGCAATATCGACAGGATGTTTATATGATGAAATGATTACTGATAAATTAATAAAAGAAAAGTCTATGCGATTTTTCAATAAAGAAAATTCTATTTTTCATTATGACAAAATTATGTTTTCGGCCGGACATAATTATAAAAAACCAAATTTGGTTAAGGAAATATTAAAAATTGACTTAACTAAAACATTAGTGATGGGAGATTCTGGTGGATATCAAATAACTACGGACTACTTAGAATATTCTGATGAGATTAGAGAAAAAATATTTGATTGGTTAGAAGAAAATACCAATTACTCTCCAAATTTGGATATACCACCATTTATATCATCTAGTAAAGGAAACAGAAGAAAAACATTTGAAGAATGTTTAGAAATGTCATTTTCTAATTTTCAATGGTTTGAAACTCATCAAAGTAACAAAACAAAATTTATGAATGTTTTACAAGGAAGAAGCATCGATCAATTGATTACGTGGTATCAGAAAGTCAAGGATTTTAATTTTAGTGGTGGGTGGGCGATTGGATCTGTATCACGAAATATATTTTTAACTTTGTATGCTCTTATTATGTTTTTAGAATCCGGGGAATTTGATAGATTTAACAGCAAAGGAAAAATTTTTCATATTTTTGGAGCAACATCATATCAAATTATGCGCATGTTGATTTATTTTCAACATAAACTAAATCAATTAGGGTATAAATGCAAAATTTCATACGATTCATCATCACCTATATTATCATCGGCATTCGGGTCTTACAAAACTTCTATTTTTAAATCGAGCAAATTAACTATAACAAAACAGATAGATTCAATTGACCATCTTAATTTAGATATTCCACTACCTTGTGATTGTCCAGTTTGTGAAGGTTTAACTTGGCGACATATATATCAAGAATTTAACGAAAAAAATCAGGCATTTACGACACGTTTTTATAGTTTTTTATCCTTGCATAATTTGTATCACTTTATAAAAGATAAAACTGAGTTAGAAAATATACTTTTCTTGAATTCAAAAGAAATTATAAGAGACATTTTTCCTCGAAATGATATTTTTATTTTTACATTAATTGACAAAATATTTGATTTACCAAAAGGAAAAAAACTTGACGAGTTAATTAAAAGTGGAATGGTTTTTAACAAATTTGAAGAAGATACAATTAAACATGATCTAAAGGAAATATTTGAATGAAAGAATTTTACACAAATGTGATTTCAAACGGTAACAGTTTATGTTGTATTGGTTACAATGAAACCGGTAAGAAATTTAAACGAGATGTTATTTTTTATCCGGAAATCTATACTTTGGCACAAATACCCACTGAATATATAGGGACTGATAATAAATTTTTGAAAAAACATAGTTTATCGATCAAAGAATATCATAATTTTAAAAATGATCAAAAACAACTAGATGTTCCATTATATGGGGAAATTTCGCCAGTATATCAATTTATTAATTCAAGATGGGGAGAAGAACAATCAGTATTTTGGAATCTAGATTTTATCAAAACTGTTTATATTGATATCGAAGTTTTTTCAAATAGTCAAGGTTTTGCTGAACCACAGGATGCATTATATCCGGTTACTTCGATTACTATAAAAGATAGTATAACGAAATCATTTTTTGTTTTAAGTACTTGCCCCTTTGAAACTTCAAAATGTCAATTAGACATAGATAAAGAAAAAATTCAATTCAAACAAGTCACAACTGAAAGGGAACTTTTGGAGTTATTTATTCACGTCATAAAATCTTTGTCTCCGGATATTATTACCGGGTGGAATGTCCAATATTTTGATATCCCATATTTAACCAACCGGATTTGCAAAGTAATTGGATCAAATGTTTTAAACGATTTGAGTCCTATTGGGCATGTCAATCCCATTGAATCTTTTGTGAATGGAAGTCGATTGTCTCATTGGGATTTTCATATTCCTATTTTAGACTATTTGGATCTATACAAAAAGTATGTACCAACAACAAGGGAATCATATTCATTATCGCATATTTCACAAGTCGAACTTAACAAAGAAAAAGTTAAGTTTGACGAAGATTCTTTAGATGAATTCTATTTAAATGACAAACAAAAGTTTGTCGAATATAATATCTATGATGTTGAATTAGTTTATCTTTTGGAAGAAAAATTACAGTTATTGAATTTAGCTACAACAATTGCTTATACTGCCAAAGTTCTTTTTTGTGATATTTTTTCAGCCGTAAAGGTCTGGGACGTGATTGTTTACAATGAGCAGAAAAAACGAAATCTTATAGTTCCGCCTTTTAAAAAAGATTCAAGAAAGGAAGAATATCCCGGTGGATATGTCAGAGAACCACAAATTGGGTTTCATGATTGGGTAATTTCATACGATGTAAATTCTGAGTATCCAAATGTTATTATTGATTGCAATATCTCTCCTCAGACTCTAATAACAGATGAGGATACAAGAAAAGATTTGATTTCAAAAATTTTTCCTAACAATCCTGGAATAGATTCTTTAGCTTGTTTTTATGATGAAACAAAAAAAGACGATAATTCTATATTGGACAATTTGATTTTCAGAAAAGTTGATACTTCAATTTTACAAGAAAAGAATTTAACAATGACAGCAAATTTACAATTTTATAGAAAAGATCAATCGTCTATTTTTGGTGATATTATGGAGACCATTTACAATGATCGAGTAGAAACCAAAAAGAAAATGAAATCCGCAAAAAGTAAAACATCTCTATATAAAAGTCTGGATTTGAAACAACAGGCTTTGAAAATTCTATTAAATAGCGGATACGGAGCATTTGCAAATGAAAAATTTAGATATTTTGATATTAGAATTGCTTCGGCTATTACATGTACAGGTCAATATGTAGTTCGGTTTATTGAGGAATATTTGAAAGCTAATTTAAAGGATCATATCGATGTTGTTTATTGTGATACAGATTCCGAATATATTTCTTGTTCAAAATTGACAAATAAATTATCACCGGGATTGTCAGATACTGAAATCGCTAAATTTGTAAAAGAATTTGGTGACAAAAAAGTGTCGAAATATATTGAAAAAGCAATTGAAGAGATTTATTCGATATTGAATGTCTATAAAAAATCTCTTGTTATGAAACAAGAGGTTGTTGGAAAAGGTCTTTTTGTAGCCAAAAAGAAATATATTATTCAGAAATATATTGACGAAGATATAATTTGTGATCCCCCAACATTAAAAGTTACCGGAATTGAAATTGTCAGATCTTCCACCCCGCAGGTCATCAGAACAAAATTAAAGGAAATTGTGAATGATATTTTTCTGAAATCAGAGGAAAAAATAATGTCTGGCATAAAGAAGTTTTGGGAAGAATATGATAAAATGAAACCAGATGAAATCGCATTTCCAAGATCTGTTCAAGGATTAAAAAAATATGGAGACGATGTAAATATTTATGCCAAAGCAACCCCCATTCATGTCAGAGGATCTCTATTATATAATTACTGGATTAAAAAATTAAACCTATTGGGGAAATATAGATTAATTCAGGAAAAAACCAAAATTAAATTTATTTATCTTAAAACTCCAAACAAAATTGGGGAAAATGTAATAGCGTTTTTAACTATTCTACCTCCCGAGTTGGGTTTAGACCAATCTATAGATTATGAAACTCAATTCGAAAAAACGTTTTTACATCCTTTAGATAACTTAGGAAAAGTATGTGGTTGGACAATTCATGACAAATTTTTTAATCCCGAAAAAATTTCATTGAAAACTATGTTTTAAAGAGGTGACAATTGGAAGACAAACAAAAATTAAAAAAGCATAAGCGGGTCCATAAAAATAGAGAAGCGATAAACAAATATACAAAGAAGTGGGCAAAAACAAATAAAGATAAAGTAAAGGGATATCAAAAAAAATATGCTAGAAAAAATTACTTACAAAACAAAGATTCTATTAGAAATAAACAGAAACAATATTATCAGGAAAATAGAGAGAAAATAATACTAAGAACTATGAATTACAGAAAGAAACATCCAGAATATTTGATTAAGTGGAGACTTAAAAACAAACAAAATTGGATTGACAAGTTAAAAAGATTGAGTGAAAAAAAAATAATATCATTTGATTTGTCAATTAATTATCAAAAAACTGAATTCAAAAAACTATTGAAATTATTTCATAGCTTTGATGAAATTTTGTGGAAAGATAAAGATTTAATCACATTGAAAATAACAATTAGCAAAACAAATAAAGTGCATCTATATGTAGAAGGAGAATAACAATGGATTTGTTAAAGAAACTCAAAAGAATTAATCCTTTTTCGAATATCGCTTATGATGGAATGTTAAGCGATATTACTGAAACAATTGATACCGGAAGTTATATGTTCAATGCTCTACTATCTGGTTCTATTTTTGGTGGATTCCCAACAAATCGGATTGTTGGACTAGCTGGATCTTATTCCTGCGGAAAATCATTTTTAAGTTTACATATCTGTAAAAGCTGGTTAAATCTAGACCCAAACAATTATGTAATTTACAGTGACAGTGAAAATGCGTTGGAAAAAAAGACAATTATCGAATTGGGATTGGATTCCAACAGAGTTTTGCATAGCCCTGTAAAATCAATCGAGGATTACCGAAATCAAACAATGCAAATGCTGGAAATTATAAAGGCTGATAGGGAAGCAAACAAGGCTCCGAATAACCCAAACCCTCGATTTCTATTCGTTTTAGATTCTTTAGGAATGATGGTTAGCGAAAAAGAAATCAAAGATAGTCTAGATGATAAAAATAAAATGGATATGGGACTAAGAGCTAAGCTAGTAAAAGGAATTTTCAGGTTACTAACAATTGAGTTGGGATTTTTAAAGTTCCCGATGATTGTTACATCACACACTTATGATAATCCAGCGAATCCTTTTAGTACTAAAAGCAATATTAGTGGTGGTACTGGATTAACTTATGCCAGTAGTTTTATTGTTTGTTTATTTCCCAAAGTTGAAAAAACTGCTACTAATACAATTTCGGGTCTGATTTTAACTGCCAAAGCTGAAAAAACTAGGAGTTCAGCCAAACAATACTCAACGATTCAAATGAGACTATCATTTTCCAGAGGACTTGATAGATTTTATGGGCTAACTGATTTGGGGCTCGAAAGTGGAATATTGAAAAAGGAAGGCAGAAAAATTATTTTTCCCAACGGAGAAAGATATTTCCCAAATGAGATAGACGAAAATCCCCAAGTTTGTTTTACCAAGGAAATTTTAGATCTATTAGATAAAGAAGCTCAAATAGTATTTTCTTATGGAAAAGAACAAGTTGATGAAGCATTAGAAAAATCAATGGCAGAAGACGAATTAAAAAATATCCAGGATATGATTGACGAGGAGAAACTAAACGAAATTGGGGGAAAGGATGTAGCCGAAGAGGTTTTAAATTCCGATGAAGCTCAAATTAATAACGAAACTGTAATAGATGCGGAATCAAACAATGAAGACGAATAAAATAGATAAGTGGATCGCAAGTTTCAAACCTTCAAATAAAACCGAATCCATTATTTATGCTGAAAACAGAATGTATAAAATTGGAGATATATTTCTATTTTTTCATGGTATAACTTATGATTCAACTGTTAATAAATTAAAAATTTATTGTATATACGAAGATAAAATTGTAGAAGAATTTCTTGAGTATCTTTCAAAAAAACTTCAAAAAATAATTTTAAAGTCTACAAATTTAGAAGAGGAAATACCAAAAGTGATTATGTCATATCCAAATATTGAAAAATCTCCTATAAGTTTTCAATAAAAACCATTTAAAATATACATGATGCTATTAAGTGATTTAATCCTCAAAAATATTTTATGTAAACAAAATATTAGAGATAAAATCTTATATTTTATTGAACCAAAATATTTTGAATCATTCGAAGACCAAAAGGTTTGTAGTGCCATTATTTCATTTTTTAGACAATATCGAAAATCTCCAAGTTTTACAATTTTAAAGATATATTTTAAAGAAAAAGATAAATCTTTGAGCCAGTCTCAACTAGATGCTATACTGGCAAAACTACAATTGTTGGAATCCCCAACAGAAGAGATAGATGAAAATTGGTTGGTTACGGAAGCTGAGGGTTGGTGCAGAACAAGAGCAATCTATAACGCCTTATTGGATTCCATAGGAATATTTGATAAAGCTAAAAAGGGAATGGTTGAAAGCATTCCAACAATACTACAAGAAGCTCTTAGAGTTGGATTTAATATTCCACAGGGACATGATTATTTTAGAGACTCAGAAAAAGCATTTGATTATTATCATAACGAAGCCACAAAATATCCTACAAATTTGGGCGGATTTAATCGAGCCACTGGAGGTGGTTTAGAACGAAAAAAATTAATAATTTTTCTTGGTATGCCGAATGTGGGCAAATCCAGACTTTTAGTTGATTTGAGCGCCAATTATATTCGACAGGGATTAAATGTAATTTATTTCACAATGGAGTTAGATGAGTTTACAGTTAGAAAAAGATTTGATGCTAATTTACTTGAAATGCCTATTAATTCATTTCAAACAGTTGAAAAAGATAAATATGAATTTAAAATAAATGGGTTGAAACAAAAATCATATGGAAAACTAAAAATTCATGAGTTCCCAACCGGGGGGGTAACTACAGAAAATTTTAGAGTGTTATTACGAGATTTAGAACTGAAAGAGAACTTCAAACCCGACATTATTACTGTAGATTATTTGAATATTATCAGATCGTTTAAAGTTGAAATTAAACAGGGGATGTATTTGTTTATAAAAAGTATTTGTGAAGAATTACGAGAACTTTGTGTCGAAACCAATACCATTATGTTAAGCGCATCTCAATTGAATAGAAATGGATGGGATACCACGGATGTTTTACAAAGTGCAGTAGCAGAATCAGCTGGTATAAATGCTACCGCGGATTTAATGGCAGCAATTATAGGAACCGAAAGTATGATTGATGAAAATCAATTAGTTATAAAAATTTTGAAAAATAGATTGTTTGGTATTGAAAAAGCTACAAGAAAATTCATGGTTGGTATAAATAATGATAACATGACCCATTATGATATTGAAGGTGGCATTACAGCTGATTTACCACAATCACCAAATAAAGAATCTACAGTAAAAAAATATGACTTTAATTTTGATGGTTAAAAATGTCAAACCTAATATTTAGTTTAAAAAAGAAGTTAAATGCTACTGAAATTGACATCAATTTATTGAATCTCTACGAGAATTCAAATGGTAACAAACTTACGGAATTTAATGAAGATTTCAACAAGATTTCAAAGCTAAGAAAAGCTATAAAACAACATATAAGCAAAGGCAATGTTCAGTTTTTAGTGATTTATAACTTATTCGTTTTAATAAAAAATGTTTTCGGTTCTCAGAGCTTGTCATATATAGCCGTAGAATATTTTAGTGAATCAGAAGCAGTATACGAACATTTTTGTAGTCTTGTCTATTATTTTTTTGATATAAAAATTAGTAATAGAATGTCAAGAAATTTTTTGTTTTGGTTAGAATCTAACGATACGAGAAAATGATTGTATTTTTATAAATACAATCAGAGGTTCTAATGAAAACATTTGGTGATTATTTCAGTGCGTTATCAAAATTTGAGATCTATACAAAAAAGAAATCCTCACAAAAATTACAACGAGTATTTGAAGACGATGAATTTCCTAGTGATGCCCTATATATTTTAAACCCAAAATTTAACTATGATGACTGGAAAAATAAAACAGTTTCTGAATTATATAGGAGTCTATTGGGAAACAAATGAGTATTGTAAGCGCATTTCTAGCTTATAAATTTGCGGATCTATTGGCAAGACCATTTAAAGATTGGGATGCCTTCGAATTAGGTCTAATCGATCAAACCGGACAAATTATCAGACAACCAGTTTTAACTCATGAAAAAAACGCCTTGGGAATCTTCGAAAAAATGATTCGCAAATTAAAAATAACAATTAATTTATTAGTTGGTGAATCACGGGCAGCGGCTATACTTTCAACTTTGTACTTACTCAAAGAATACTCAAGTGATGAAATTTTTAAAACAACAGTTTCTGAAGTACGAAAAACATATCCGGAACTGGATGCCTATTTGAATAGAAATCGCTATCAGATTCTATTTGAACAAACTTTGAGTTCTGATATCATACCAAGAGGTTCATATAAATTTGTTTGTGGCATACACGAATACTTTTTTGAGAATTCAGAGTTTGAACTAATTGAAAATTTAATTCCCAAAGAGACGGTGTTTGGAATTCCCATTTATGAGTTGTCTAAAAATCAATATATTACAAAAGAGATGATATGCAAAATTTAAAAAATAAGGAACTATTATGGCCGACTATATTAATTTATTGGGAACTCCATGGAATTTAGAAGTAACGTCGGAAAAAAAGGTTTATAAAATTAAGGTAGGTATTAACACAAATTTACCAGAAGGGCTAGATTTACGATACAAAAATATGCTAGCTAGACCAGGACAACAACCAATAGTTTCGCAAAAACATTTAGATGCTCATAGACAAAATGTAAATAAACCAAAATCATCTTCGCCGGTACCACAACCAAATAAAAAGAAACTTTTAAGTGACATAATGACAAGTGGAGCTTGGAAAAATCAAAGATGTTTTATTATTGGTGGTGGTACAAGTGTTAGTCAATTAGAAATATCAAAATTAAAATCAGAAAAAATAATTGCTTTAAATCGTAGTTTTGAAACCTGCATGTTTGCTCCAATTATGCATAGTTGTGACTCAAGATTTTATAGATGGATTCAGGCTTCAAAACTAGGACCGGAAAATCAGGCATTATACAATCAGTATAAAGGACTTAAAACGTGGTTAGATACTCATGACTATCCGTTCGGTCCTGAAGTATATACAATTCCATACTTAGGGCCCCATGGTTTGAGTCTAGATCTTTCTAAAGGAATTTTTGGCGGTAATTGTAGTGGATTTTCTGGATTGTCTTTGGCTCTAGCTTTAGGCGCTAATCCAATCTATTTGTTAGGCTATGACTTTTATGTTGAACCAGAAAAAACTCATCACCATGCCGGATATCCTCTAGCAAATCTAAATGAAAATGTTTTATTGGATTACGTAAAACAATTTGAGATAGTTGCTAATACATATAAAAAAGAGGGATTTAAAATATTTAATACAAATGAAAAATCCCGTCTTCGTTGTTTTGATTTTATTGATTATAACAAACTTGAATTTAATATCCCCAATAAATTTATAGTGGTTTCCTATTTTACCGAAGCTACAATTTACGAAGAAAACGTTAAAAACTTAATAGAATCGCTTAATAGATTTGGGATTGATTATGACATCAAAAAGATTTTAAGTGGAAACTATGCACCTCTTAATGACCCCTCAACAGTTAGGAAGAACTGGAGAATAAATTCATATTACAAAGCAGCTTTTATTAGAGAAATGATGGACAAACATAGAGGAAAAGATATTGTTTGGATTGATGCTGATGCCGTAGTTCAAACTTATCCGATCTTATTTACTAAATTGACTGATTGTGATCTAGCCGCTCATTATAGAAATGGAACTGAGTTATTGAGTGGAACACTTTTTGTAAAAAACACCGACAGAGGAAGATTTGTATTTGACAGATGGATTGAAAAAAACAATGAAAAACTTAATACCAGCGAATGCAATGAACAAACAAATCTACAAGAGGTCGTCAATGCTTTTCCTGATATTAAAGTTTATAAACTGCCACCAGAATATACAAAAATTTTTGATTTGATGAAAGGTATTAACGAATCTGTAATTGAACATTATCAAACTTCAAGAATGACACGAAAGGGAATGATTATGCATTTGCCAACAAATACAACAAAAGGAGAACCAAAAGTTTCAATTGTAATGCCAACTTTCAATCAATCTAAATATATCAAAGAATCAATCAGAAGTGTTTTAGATCAATCATTTAGAGATTTTGAATTGATCATTGTAAATGATGGTTCAACGGATGAGACAAAAAATATTATTGACAACATCAGGGATTCAAGAATAAAAATTATCCATAAAGAAAACGGTGGTACAGGAAGTGCCCTTAATGTTGGTTTTAGTGTATGTAAAGGTGAATACGAAACCTGGATAGCCAGTGATAATAAGTACTATACTCAAGCACTTAGAGAAATGGTAATGTTTCTTGATACACATCCCGAAATTGATTTTGTTTACACTTGCTGTGAAATTGGTGTAATGGATGAAACTGGGTTAATTGAAAAACGAAGAAAAAATTATAATGAAGAAGTGAACATGGAATGGAATCCACATAAATTTTTTGAACGATATAATATCGGGGTAATTTGGTTGTGGCGAAAACATGCTAGAATAAATGTTGGTGATTGGCAACTGACTCCCTGTGAAGACCATGATATGTTTTGTAGAATGGTTTTAAATGGTGTTAGATTCGCATATTTACCCAAAGTTTGTGGATGGCATCGTAGACATCCATTTAATTTATCGGCTAAATTACAAAGAGAAGGAATGAAATATGTTCACGAAATGACATCTAAATTGATTCAAATGAGAGACGCTAAAAATGCTTGATTTGAATTCCATTCGTAACGAACAAAATATGAATTTATGGAGACTTTCAGAATACCAAAAAATAACTAAATATGAGTGGTATTTGAAAAAAATTCCTAAAATAGTTCATTTTTATTGGGGAGCTAAAACTCTGCCTTTTTTAAAATATTTAACAGTGTTTTCGTTTATGAAATACAATCCGGATTGGGAAATTAGATTTTATTCACCTTTGACATTAAGTGAGAAAAAAACATGGACAACATTTGAGCATAAGTTTGAAAGAAATTTAAACAATGACTATATGTTTTTATTGAGAAAACTCCCACTGAAATTTTTTGAATTAGATGTTAACATTCCAAATATAGAAGATCCCAGGGAAATACCCGAGGTAATAAAATCTGATTATTTACGTTGGGACATCCTATCAAATGTAGGTGGGTTGTGGTCAGATATGGATATCTTATATTTTCGATCAATGAATGAGTTGCATTTAAATTCGCCGGAAAACGCAAATATTGATACTATAGTTAGTATAAATGATAATGGTAAAGATACATATCATAGCATCGGATTTATGTTAAGTTCACCAAAAAATCAATACTATACATACATCCACCAAAAAGCTATTAGAACCAAAATAAATTTTAATAGTTATCAAACTCATGGATCTGAACTTTTAAACAAAGAGTTTAGTTCCCCGGCTGAAATACAAAAGAGATTTCAAAATTGCGTTGTTGGTAATATTGATATGATGACTGTTTACCCATATCATACACATAAACAGATTCCTGAACTTTTTTTAATTAGATCTCAGCTAAATTTTACTAGCAAAACAATTGGGATTCATTGGTATGCTGGATTTCCGGATTCTCAAGTATTTTTAAATCACGTAGATTATAATAATTTTTTAGATTACAAAAATACGATTTTGGGTAAAATTATGGAGCATGTTATGAAAACAAAAAGTATAGATTTATTTTTGGAATTAACCACGAAATGTATTTACAAATGTGTGTTTTGTCATAATCCTAAAATGCAACCAAATGAAAGAAGAACTATAACATTAAATGATATAAAAGGGATAGATTCCCTTTTAGAATATGCCAGAATGGTTGATATTACCGGCTATGGTGAAATTTTAGCTCATCCGGATTTTGAAAATATTATTAAAAAATTATCAGATAAAAATGTTCCTATTCGATTTGTAACAAATGGTTATTTGCTGAATGAAAAAAATCGTAATTTAATTTATAATTCTACTGTTGATGAAGTTGTAGTTTCATTGAATTCATTGAACAAACATACTTATAAGCAGTTAATGGGGGTTGATGGATTAGAAGTTGTTTTATATAACATTAATGAATTCGTCAAACAATACAAAAAGACTTTGTATTTTTCATTTGTTATGAATGCCTACAATTTTGATGAGGTTCCTAGTTTTATTAGATTGGCAAAACACTACAACAAAAATATTTCATGTTTAGGATTGACCCCAACTCTAACATATACACCGGATTTAATTATTAAAGATACTCTGGAAAATCGTACTAAAATTATTGAATGGAAAGCATATGCGGAAAAAATCGGAGCTCAATTTAACATTTTTAACTTTGATACCCAAGTTGGATCAACTCAAAGAGTTCAAAACTTATCTGAACAAATAAAAAATTGTGACTGGGTTTATACTAAATTTTTTATTAATTCTAAGGGTGTGGTTACTCCTTGCTGTTGGTCCAAAATGATTATGGGAAATATTTTTAAACAGAGTTTCGAGGAGATTTGGAACGGAGATAGATATACTAAACTTAGAAATGCTATAAAAAATGGTGATATAGCATATTGTAAAAATTGTAGAAAGGACGGTTAAATGGAAATTAAACAACTTCAAAAAATCATTGACGAAAAACACAAAAATGGAATTAGTTTTTACCAAAATTTCAAAATTACAGAAAGTGGTTACGAAATTGATCAAAAGGCCGGTAACACAATCAGGCATTTACGACATGTGTTAGAAAAATTGAATCCAAGTAGTGTATTTGATATAGGCTGTAATTTTGGTTTATATTGTTTAGAATCTTCCAAATACGCTACGAGAATTCTTGGAATTGATACCATAAAAGATTCTATCGATTCTGCCAAAATTTTTGCCGAACATTTCAGTAAATCAATTGAATATCGAGTTGAATCATTTACTGATTATAACAGTGATGAATTATTTGATTTAGTTATTATGTGTAGTGTTTATCATCATATTTATAGAGATTATAAAAACCATTCAAAGATTTTTGAAAAGTTGTCAACAATAACAAAATCAGTGTTTTTAGAGGTACCGGTAGGAATGGAGGATATTTCCTGTAATACTATGTTCGATCATTATATGCCAGAAGAAAAACAAAACTTTAACATCCAAAAAATCTTTGAGGGGTTAACTCCTTTTTTCTATGGTGTATTTTTGGGAATGCATAGTAATGAAACTAGAATGATTTTTTTACTGGAGAGAAAATGGTAAAGGATTATAAAATTATTAAGCATATTTATTCAAATCTACAAACAAATAGAACCAATATTTTCTTAGTTGAAAAAAATTATGAATTGTACACTTTAAAAATTATGAGCCCCGATGAAAACGATAATATTAACGGTAAAATCAATTATGAACTTTATACAAATCCATATAAAAAAATATATCCAAAAATTAAAGATATTGAAAATATTGTAAAAATCTACGATTTTTGGTGGAACAACGAAAAATTCTATTTACTCAGTGAGTATTTAGAAGGTTCTAGTGTTTATGATGCCGAAAAAAATGGATGGTTTCAATTCGAAGAAAAACGAGAGATTTTATCTAGAATGATGCTAATTCTGTCAGAAATTTATAATAGAAATATTGTAATTTTAGATCCATCTCCAAGAAATTTTATTATCACTGAAGATAAATCAAAACTTACTATGATCGATTTTGACTGTTTATTTAAAAGAGAAACAGTATTACAAACCGATCATCTATTAGAAAAATCATTTCGATTTTTATCAAATCTCATTATGTGGTCAACTTTAAAATCGGAGGAATATTATGATTAAAATGCCATCTCGTATAACATTATGTACAAATACTACATGTGGTTACAAATGTATTTTTTGTAATAACAAAAATATGAAACCTATATTATTGAGTTTTGAGAAAATAGAAAGTTTTATTAGATCTTTTAAATCAGAGGAAACAGAATATATTGATATAAGTGGATATGGGGATGTTTTTTTACATCCGAATTTTAATCAAATTATTCAGTTGCTAATTGACAGAAAGTTAAAATATAGTATTATTACGACTGGCGAAAATTTAGATGTGGAAAAACAAAAACTTATGAGAGATTCTCCACTTAAATGGATTAATTTTTCACTGAACTCACTGGATAAGGAAACCAAAATAATGTTGAGTGGTGGTCAAGGGAACTTTGAACAAACTATTAGAAACTACGAAAGTTTTGTTAAAAAGCCAAGATCATATCATGTAATAATTTCGGTTATTGTTAATCGTTACAATTTTTTGGAAATGCCAAAATTCATAGAATATGCGCATAATACCGGAGCTGAAGTTGTACGATTACAGGAACCAATATTAGAATTATCACATATTTATCCAGAAGGTTTTGGACTAAAATATGATAGTAAAGAAAAGGAGACTTTAAATTTGACGTATGAATTGGCTAAAAAATATAATATAGATATTTATGGTAGTTTGAGACCAACAGAGGGAACTTCAGAAAAAATTGTAAAGCAACCAATTACAAGTTGTATTTCTCCTTGGACCGAGGTTTCAATTGCTCCCGAAGGTGAAGTTGCGATTTGTTGTTTTTTGAGTAGATTCGTTGTTGGTAATATTAATACCAATAGTTTTGTTGATATTTGGAATAATAGCCCGCAGTTGAATAGGTTGCGAAATTGTATTAAAAACAACGATGATTCTATTTGCAAAAAAACATGTATGAATTATGAACGAAAATAGTGAACTTCCTTGGGGTTGGTTTAATACATATGATATTGTGTTTTATCGCAAACAATATACTAATTTACCGAATTATTCTATAACTATTGAAGTTGGTTGTTGGGAGGGACGATCAATTTGTTCCGTGGCTGATATAATTAAACAAAAAAATATTAGAGTTTTTTGTATTGACACATTTCAGGGAAGTAACCCACCGACAGAAAAAGCCGCAAAAGAACTAGAAATAAAAAATCGATTTTTTCAAAACATAAAAAATTATGACATAGAAAAAAATATTATTACTGTGGTTTATAACAGTTTAGAAGTTTTTGATATTGTTTATATTCCCGATGAATCAATAGATTTTTTCTATATTGATGGATCTCATGAATTCAATGATGTTATACGAGATGTTAAAAATGCTATCAAAAAAACAAAAAAATTGAAAATTATTGCCGGGCATGATTATAGTATTGAAAGTGTTAAAATGGCAATTAATGATATGAAAATTCCATTTTATGTGACCGGTGAAAATTGGTGGTTTAAAAATGAGTAAAAAAATATGTATAATCGAGGGACATTGCTTAGCAATTAATTTTTACAATCTATTGAAAAAACACAAATCATTTGTTAAAGAATATAAAATCGTTCCATATTTTATAACAGAAAACAAATACATTAATACAGTACCATCAAATAAAGAAATGGAAAACTGTGATCTTTTGATTTATCAACGAGCTGCTTTATTAAATGAAAACATTCAAAAAATTAATGGGCAAAAAATTGCATACCCATACCCAACATTTAATTGTTTGTGGCCATATCAAAGAAAGTCATCAATTGGAGAATATAACTATAGATTGGGTTCAGATATTACAAATATTATTTATGACAATTTGGATTTTGACAATCAAACAATTATTAAAAAAGTACACGAAATACAATTTGATGAACAAGTCCTTAATTATATCTATAAAACCGACATAGAAAGAATTAATTACATAGATAGTTTTTGTGATATTAAATTAAGTAACATTTTTACCGATTTTACTGCCCAATATTGTTTTAATACATATAATCATTTATCTATTCAGTATAAATTGGATTTGTTACAAAATATTTTAGAGTATATTGGATTTAAAAAATTATCTAAAAATATTGTCAATGATTTTATTATGAAACCACAGTGGATGACTCCAATCCATCCAAAAATTATTCAGTACTTTGGACTTAGTTATGTTAATAATGATTTTCTTTATTGGTGTTTTCATCACGATACAGATTTTTTTGGTTGGTTTACATTCAACGGATTTATCAATAATTATATTGATGATATTAGAAAGAGAAAATTAAGTTCTGAAGTATATAATAATATAATAAAAAAAGAGGAAAAATGATTTTAGAAAATCAAGTGATTACAATTACTGGGGGTACCGGGAGTTTAGGGCAAAAACTATTGGAAAATATTTTAACCGGTAAGTACGGAATTCCCAAAAAAATTATTGTGTTTTCACGAGATGAATTAAAACAACATAATATGAGATTAGCTTACAAAAATTTGAATAAATCTACAGATGAAATCATTTATGATGGTAATTCATTTCTTGAGTTTCAAATTGGCGACATTAGAAACGAGGATTCAGTTCTTAAAGCCATTAGAAATTCGGATATTGTTATTAATGCCGCGGCTTTAAAACAAGTTCCGACATGTGAATATTTTGTTGATGAAGCCATTAAAACTAATATTGGTGGTCCATTAAATATTGTAAATGTTATACAAAAACATAAATTGCCAGTCAAAACTGTTATAGGTGTTATTACCGATAAAGCAGTTAAGCCTATAAATGTAATGGGTATGACAAAGGCAATTCAAGAAAAAATTTTTATTTCAGCAAATCTTTTATCTGACACCAGATTTGTTTGCGTTCGTTATGGAAATGTGATTGCGTCCAGAGGTTCTGTTATTCCTTTGTTTCTGGATCAAGTTGAAGCTAACAAAGATTTGACTATTACAACCCCGGATATGACAAGATTTTTATTACCGCTTGAACTCGGAGTAGAAACAATAATGATGGCCTTATCTCAAGGTGATAGAGGTGAAACATTTATTCCCATTGTTAAATCGGCAAAAATCACAGATATTGCGAATTCTATTATTGAAGAGAAAAATAAAAAATTAAAAATTAAAATCACTGGAATTAGACCAGGAGAAAAAATACATGAAGTTTTGGTTAGTGAATCCGAATGTTATAGAACATTTAGTTTCAAAGGATTTTATGTTATAGGTCCTCACCTTCCAGAACTACAAAAGAAAAAGATTACTGATTGTTTACAAAAAGAATATTCATCAGAAAACTATTTAATGACCTATGATGAAGTAAAATTATATTTGAAAAAATATAGGATTATCTAAATGAAACCTAAAATATTGATTTTGGGGGCATCGGGAATGCTCGGTGCTTGTGTAACCGATATTTTTTTGAAAACTAAAAAATATGATCTGACTGTTACTATTAGGAAGGATTCATATAATTCTGAATTTACAAAAGAATATGATTTTAGTGTATTGTTTTTTGATGCCAAAAAAGACAGATTGGAAGATCTTAAAATTACTAAACAAGATTACATTATAAATTGTATCGGGGCAATCCCACAACGTAAATGTGATGTTTCTAGTATGGTTGAAATCAATGCATTATTTCCTCATAAATTAGCCAAATACTCTGAAGAAAATAATTCGATTGTATTTCAAATAGCTACCGATTGTGTTTTTTCTGGAGGTCTAGGTTATTATATAGAAACAAAAGAACATGACTCCCATTCTGTATATGGTAAAGCTAAAAGTTTGGGGGAAGTGCAAGATGATTTTTTCAAAAATTTAAGATGTTCAATTGTCGGTATAGAACCAAATAACAATTATTCTTTGATGGGTTATGTTTTGTCTATTCCTATTGGTGGGCAAATAGATGGTTATGTAACTCACTATTGGAATGGAATAACTGTTTTACATTTTGCTAAAATCTTAGATGCTGTTATCAGTAATAATTTGGTTTTACCAAATTTGTTACATATTGTTCCCAAAGACATAGTTACAAAATTTGAATTAATTCATATCATTCGCAATGTATTTAAACGAAATGATATAACAGTAAAGGTATCAGTTGTCGATACCATTGATAGAACTTTAAGTACTGATTATGAACAAATCAATTTAGATCTATGGCAAAAACTAGGATATTCTGATGTTCCTAGTATTGAAAAATTAATAGAGGAGTATGGAAACTATTATGAAAATTCTAACCGTGTTTGGTACCCGGCCAGAAATTATTAGATTATCGAGAATTATTTCTAGAATTGATGAATTTCCCGGCGTTACACAATTATTGGTAAACACTAAACAAAACAATGCCGAAGTACTTAATAGACAGTTCATAAGGGAATTTAACATCAGAAATCCAAACTATGAACTTTATAATACAGCCACACAAGATTCACCTTTATCTCATCGAATCAGTGATATATTTTGCCAACTAGAAAAGATCATCGAAAAAGAAAAACCAGACAAGTTTTTGGTTTTAGGAGACACAAATAGTGCTTTGAGTATTATCATAGCAAAACGAATGGGTATAAAAACCTATCATTTAGAAGCAGGAAATCGATGCTTCGATGATAGAGTTCCAGAGGAAATCAATCGAAGAATTATTGATTCTTGCAGCGATGTTTTGATGCCTTATACTCAGAGATCAAAAGAGAATCTAATCAAAGAAGGATTTCCTTTAAACAGAATTTATGTCACCGGTAATCCAATTTATGAAGTCATGAGACATTATTTAAAAAGTGAATTGAATTTAGATGAAGAGCTAACAGAAATACAACAACTTTATAAAATCAAAAGGCCTTATGTTTTGGTTACTTTACACCGATCAGAAAATATCGATAACCCCAATAGACTATTTAATTTTATTTTGATTTTTAATAGGATTCGAGTTGACCATAATATTGACATAGTTATTTCTTTACACCCACATTTAGCTAAAAATCTTGGAAGGAATGTTCCTATGGAAGATCGCAAAAAATTAGTTTTCATTATCCCACCAAATTTCGGTGAATTTCATAGTTTAGTAAGGCATTCTGTTGCTGTAATTAGCGATTCTGGGACCGTTTGTGAAGAGATGAGTATATATGAAAAGCATTGCATAACAATTCGAGATGTTACCGAAAGACCAGAAACAATTGAATGTGGGTCGAATATTTTAGTTGGATGTGATTACGAAAAAATATCGGCAGCAATCAATGTGGCCAAAAATATGAACTCAATAAACCAACCACCTATAGAATATAAAATTCCGGATGTAAGTTCTATCGTTCAGAAAATCGTTTGTGGAATATAAATAATTATTGGAGGTAAAAAATGCCATTGGAAACATTAAAAAGTTTTGCTGAAAAATCTGGAATAACAATACAAAAAGCCGAAGAATACTGGAAGTCGGCTAAAAAATTTGTTTCTGAACATTTTGGATTGTCTCCAGAAAAAGACAAAGATAAGTATTGGAAAGCCGTTGTTGGTACATTGAAACATTGGATTAGAGCAAAACTACCAGAATCAGATTATCTTAAAGAACAAGTTGAAGATCTATTGAAACAACGGAAACCAGAATTGATTCAGGAGTTTAGTTGTCCAACATATGAATTTGAGATCCCAATTCCATTACTAAAAGTTCCTGACAGTTTGTATTATAATCAACCAGTTTTTGAAATCGAAAATGAAGAAGAATTCAATCAAATTGTTGAACTCAAAAATAAAACAGGTTATTGGAGAGACTTAGTATTTGACCCAGAAGTTCGTATATGGGCAGATCTCTATCCTTATAAGTCTTTTTATTTTAGGCATGGCGGAATTTTTATAAAAATTAGATAAAGTTTTTCTTTGATTTCATTTATAATATACGAAATGGTAAAAAATGGTTGTATTTGGAAAAAATGGGGATTAACTAAAAGTGGAATGGTTTTAGCAGAAAAAATCATGCCAGAAATAATGCGTGTAGTTGAAGACAATCGAAAAGATTTATGTATTGGAAAAATTGGAGAAACTTTTTTAAATTCGATTGTAAAAGAGGCATTATTTCAAGTTACCGAAATCCCGAGTAAAAGCGAAAAATATCAATTAAAATGGAAATGGAAAAAATAAAGTACATTGAAGACACCCAAGAAATTCCAGAGGAATCCTGGAAAGCATTAAAAGATTTATCATTTAATATAAAAAACGTTATTTTTATTTCAATTCCGGTTTCTAAATCTTCACTTTTTAACTCAAAAGGAGAAATTAAATGTCACAAATTGAAGAAATTTCGGCACTTTTCGAAATTATCAATCCCTACGTCAATAAATTCAATCTCATCACAGAAAAACAAAAAACGGTTAGCGACGAAGAAAAAATAAAATTGGATTCGGCAATTGCCTTCATACAAAGAGCTTTACCAGGAATATTTGCAAATACAGCATTGAATATCGAAACTTGGGTAAGAGATAATTTAATTTCGTATAAATTAATGTGGAAAGGCCGACGAAAATATTTTATTCAAAACAAAAAAGAGTTTTTAGGATTGATTACAATAATAGTTAAAATATTATACAATAAAGAAGTTGAAATAAAAGACGTTAGGATTTCGGGAAATAGAAGAATTATAATCTTGGTGCAAGAATAATGGAACCAACAATTCTATTAGTAGATATGTCAAATATTTACTGGAGTCACTTTTATGAGTTGAGCAAAGTTGAACCTGACAAAGATTCATCAAATCTATTTAGACATACAATTTTAGTAAAACTATTACATTTGAAACAGAAATTCAACGTAAGAGGAAATCAAATTTTTTTATGTTTTGATTCTCCTAAAAGTTGGAGAAAGGAAATTTTTCCGTATTACAAAGCTCGGAGGGCGAAATCAAGAGAAAAACAGGAAGATCTTAATTTTGAAAAATTCTTTAAACTAATTGATGAAATGACAGAAGAACTAAAAATTTTTCCTTTTCATAACATAAAAGTTGAAAGATGTGAAGGTGATGATATTATCGCAATTCTTTTAAAGCGATTAGACAAAGAAAAATGTTGCATTATCAGCAAGGACGCTGATTTTTATCAGTTACAATTGTTTCCTGGGTTTTTAATGCAATATGATCCAATTGAGAAAAAAGTAATTCCAAAATCTAATGATCCTTGGATTGACTTGCAAAAAAAGATTTTAATGGGTGATTCTGGTGATGATGTTCCCAACGTTCGAAGTGACGACGATGTTTTTGTTACCGCAGAAAAACGACAGAAACCTTTGGGTCCTAAAGCTGTTGAAAAAATTATGATCGAGGGAATTGAAAACTTTTTAAAAACAGAAAATCTCTATAGAAACTGGAATAGAAACCGAAGGTTAATTGATTTAAGTAAAATTCCACAAATCATTGAAAACACAATTATTCATAAATATGTGACTTCAAATATTGTAAAGGATAGAATTACTGTAATGGCATATTTTGAGCAAAAAAGTTTAAAAGTTCTTTCTGGACGCCTTAATGAATTTTTTTGTTGATTTAAAATGCTATTTATTGATTTAAAATACTTACGGAAGTTGAAACTGGAAGGCTTTAAAAAACTAAACGAAAACACTTATAATTTTAGATGTCCGTTCTGTGGTGATTCAAAAAAAAGCAGATTTAAAAAACGTGGATATTTGCTAAAACATAAACGAAAAGATACTCTGTATTATATTTGTCACAATGAATGTGGTGCTAATTTTGAATTTAGCTTGTTTTTAAAAAAATTGAATGTCAGTTTATGGAATCTTTATATCAAAGAAATTTCGGTTCTGAAATTTCGAAAACCAAAAATAGAAGAAAAAGAAACTGTTGAAGAACCAAAACCGGAACTTAATGTATACAGTATAAAAAATGCTGATTGTATTTCAGAACTTAATCAAAATCACTTGGCATTTCAATATTTACAAAAAAGAAAAATTAATTCAATATTTTATCAAAATATTTATTATGTTGAAAACTATAAAAAATGGATAAATAATAACTATATACAAGGAAAATACAATAATGATACAGAATTAGATCCAAGGATTATATTTCCTATTTATGACATAGACAAAAATTTGATTGGGGTACAAGGGAGATCAATTGAAGAAAACAAAATCAGATATTATACGATTAAATTAGTTGAGGATTCATATTTATGCTATGGAATTGATCGTTTACAATGCGGGGAACAAATTTTTGTTACCGAAGGTATATTTGATGCTTTGTTTCTGAAAAATAGTATAGCGATGCTTTCTCTTAATATTAGCCAAGAATTTCTGAATACATTGAAAACAGATGATATTATTTTTGTTATTGATAATGAACCAAGGAATAAAGAAGTTGTAAGTCATTACAAACATATTGCCAATCATGATACCTACGGATTGTTTATATGGCCAAGAGCATTAAAGACAAAAGATCTCAATGAATTGGTTTGTAAGGAATTTATAAATACAAATGTGACGATACAACAATTAACTGATTTTGTAAAACAACATTCCGTTTTTGGTAAATTATCAAAAAATCTAGCCGTTAGTAAATGGTTGTTTTCATCATAACCAACAAAAGCCTTTAGGAGGAATTATGAAAAATGTTAGAGTATTAGTTTTTTCCTCAGTAAATTGTAAACCATGTAAAATTTTCAAGCAGAAACTATTAGAATCACGGGATTTAAAATGGGAAGAGGTTCTAATAGAAGATGATATAAAAGGGCCAAATAGTTTAACAAAACAACTTCATATAACAAGTGTTCCATCAACAGTTATTATGATTGATGATAAACCAAGTAAAACTTTAATTGGTACAATTCCCGTTGATGCTATAAAACGTGAAATTGCACATGCCAAAATTTAACAAAATAAATTTTTATAATTTTTATTGAATTTTCACTGAACTCATATTATAATATGTATATATGAAAGTTTATTATATGAAAGAAAATTCGGTCGATGAAAGGTATTTTAAAATTTGGAAAAACTTCAGAGACGGAATTTTTACTGTTGATAATGAGTTTGTAACATCCATGCGAGGAAACTTGGAGCTAACCGACCAAATAGTTGATGAACATAATCACTATTTGGATCAAGTAGCAAAAGAACAAATAAATCCATTTGGAGGCATTTGGGAAAAATTCAGTTCATATTGGTTAAACTATTTATATTTAAAATTTGGACTTTTACGAGCTTTTAAATATTTTAAATATTTTTACGTAGATTCAACTTTACAAGATTGTAAAAACTATGTAGAAAATCAAGGGGTTCAATATGAAAGAAAATTCAAGATCTGTTAGTGATTTTATAGACCAAGAATATAAAGAATACGCCCTTTATGTTTTACATAATAGGGCAATTCCAAACGCAATCGATGGTTTAAAACCGGTTCAAAGAAAAATTCTTTATACGGCTTTAGCCAGATGCAAAACCGAATTTCTCAAAACCGCATCCCTTGTGGGATTTACAATGGCAGATAGTAATTACCATCACGGTGATGCTTCTATTGCAAGTGCAGTAAATTTATTAACTCAAAATTTTGTCGGGTCCAACAACGTTGAAATGTTTGAGGGTGGGGGAAGTTTTGGTAATCGATTGGTTCCAGAGGCAGCCGCAGCAAGATATACAAAAGTACATCTTAATAAACAATTTCTCAAATATTTTGATGACTTTGAAATCTTGGATCAAAATCATGATCCAGAAAATCCAGAGCCATTATGTTATTTACCTAAAATTCCTTGGGTGTTAGTAAATGGAAGCGAGGGTATAGCAGTTGGGTTCGCTACAACAATTTTGCCTAGGGACCCAAAATTATTAATCGATACCACAATTGAAAAATTAAAAACCAAAAAGAAATTTCCATATAGTCACTACAAACCATTTTTCAGGGGTTTCAAAGGAAAGATTGAATACAATCAATTGGAGAACAATTGGATTGTTGAGGGTACATTTCAGAGAAAATCAAATAGTACAATTACGGTAACAGAACTTCCTATTGGATGGACCCGTGAAAAGTATATCGAAAAATGTTTGGTTGACCTTGAAGAAAAACAAATCATAAGAAACTATTCAGATCCGGATTTTGATGACAACGGAAACATTGTTTTTGAAGTTCAATTTTATCGAAATGTTAATATTGAAGACGATGAAAAAGTAATCAAATATTTAAAATTGAGAACAAAATTAAGTGAGAATGTTAACGTTATTGACAATGAAAATCACCTAAGAAATTTCAACAATATTGATGAATTAGTTGACTATTTTATTGAATACCGAGTCAAAAAGTACCAACAACGAATTGAAAGGCTGTTGGCTTTAAGTCATCAAATTATTGAGTTCATAGACGAAAAGATTAGATTCATTGACTCAATTATTTCTGGTAAACTTAAAATTACAGAATTGAATAAAGTACAATTAAAAGATCAATTAAAAAAAGATAACTATAAATTCATTGACGATCTTTTGGAATTAAAAATCTATAAGTTTACTAAAGATGAAATTGAACATTCTTTGAAAACAAAAGAAGAACATCAAAAAACTATTGAAGACTTATTAAAAACAACGCCGATTGAAATCTACATTAAAGATTTAAAACAAAAGGAGAGATAATGGATATTCAATTCAAGATTAACATTATTGAGGAAAGTCAAAAATCAGAATTTGTTATCGATTGTATTGAAACATTATTGCGTGAAGAATCTATTGTTTTACCAAAAGCCATTTTGATTTTATCTCATTATTGGAAAATGTCAAAAAAAGACATTAGAAAATATTTGAGAGGATCTAAATTTGATGGTATGAGTTTAGAATATGGTAGCAATCCAGTTTGGTGTATAGTAAATAATGAAGAAATTAGACTGACAAAGTTTCTCAATATTTCAGGAATGGTTTTATCTAAATTGTTACGTAATATAATTAATCAAACAAATTTTTCTATAGGAACAGCGGCTAGTTTACTTTTACATTCTTTGGGAATTCCGGAAACAAATTGCAATATTGAGACATTGGGGAAGGCTGTTAGGGCACATATTAAAACTACCTGGGGGTTAAAAAACAAGGAAAATGTTTTTGACAAAGGGTTCAGTGAACACATTGATGTGATACAAAGATACAAAAGTCATGGTTGCAATGTTGAAAAAGTTTTGGGGAAAATCGGAACAAAATGTTTAAATTTAACAAAATAAAAATTTTTATTGATTTTTTGTTTGATCTATATTATAATGTATATATGGAGTTCATTATATGAAACCTGCAGAAATTAAAATTCTTGATGAAATTAATCACGCCTTACTCCGACCAGAAATTTGGGTTGGATCAACTCAATCTGTAACAAAATCACATTGGGTTGTTGACCAAGAAAAAATTTGTAAAAAGGAAATTGAATTTGTTCCCGCTATTTTAAAACTTATCGATGAAGTTTTAACAAATAGCATTGACGAGGCACTTAAAACTAATTTTAAGTTTTCGAATAAAATTATGATTGATGTCGATGTCGACGGAACAATTACAATTGCTGATAATGGTAGAGGATTATCAATTGAATGGGACGAAGAAAACAAAGAATACTCAGCGGCTCTGGCATTTCTAAAACTGAGAGCGGGTTCAAATTTTATTGATTCAGAAAACAATGTTAGTATTGGTAGATTTGGTGTTGGTGTATCTTTAACCAATATTTTTTCCAAATATTTTGAAGTCAAAACCACAAATACAGAAGGCAAGTCAATGCATTTGATTTGTCAGAATAACAGCAGAGAATATATAGCAAAAGTACGAAAAGTCAGTGGTCCAAGTGGAACTATGATTAAGTGGAAAATTGATTTCGAATATTTTAAAATCAATGGTATTGACGAAACTATGTTAGGATTATTGAAAAAAAGAATTTATGATTTGGCTATGATTTTTCCTGAAATAAAATTCAAATTCAATGGGATCACAATTCGAACTTCGTTATTTAAAGAATATGTAAAATGTTTTAATAAACCCTATGTGATATTCGAAAGTGGTGATTTTAAATTTGCTGTAATGCCAAGCGAAGAATATTCGTTTCTATCTTTCGTAAATGGGGTTGAAACCTTTCGTGGAGGAACTCATATTGATGGAATAGTTTGGGCACTGGTTAAAGAATTACAAATCAAAATTCAGAAAAAATGCAAAATCAAAGAGGTAAAACCGAAAGATATTTCGGACAAATTGTTATTTGTTGTTTCAGCTAGGAATGTTCAAAATCCAAAATTTGACTCTCAAACAAAAGAAAAACTTATTAATCAATGGGGCGAAATTTCGAAATATTTTAGTTTAAACGGATCAGTAACAACAATAGTTGATAAAATTGTTTCATATCCAGAAATTCTTGATCCTATTGTTGAAACCTATCTGTTGAAGCAACAAAAAAAGGATCTGGAAGAAGTCAAACAAAAGAATAAAAACATTCACAGTAGAAAAAAAATTGCTAAACTTATCGATGCTCAAAGCAATGAAAAAAATAAATGCGTTCTATTTCTTACCGAAGGTGATAGTGCCGGGGGAACAGCGTTGGAAGTTAGAAACAAACAATATCACGCATTTCTTCCTCTAAGAGGTAAAGTTCTGAATGTTTTGAATTGTAAGGACAAAGAAGTCCTTGACAATCAGGAAATCCAATCTATTATGGGTTGTATTGGTTTAAGACTTCGTGAAAAAGCAATTGATCTAAACTATGGTAAGATTGTGCTTTTAACAGATGCGGATCCAGACGGTAATTGTATTACAGCTTTACTTATCAATTTCTTTTACAAGTACTGGCCTGAGTTATTTGAACAGAAAATAATTTGTAAATATAAGTCTCCAATTATAATCGCGGAAAAGAAAGGGGATATCAGAAAATATTATACAATAGAGGAATTTAATCAAGATCAAAAAAATCTAAAGGATTATAAGATTTCATACAATAAGGGATTAGGAGGCCTAGACAAAGAAGAATATCGAAAAATGTTAAATGATCCAATTATTGATACCTATTGTTTTGATGATAAAGGAAAACTAAGTATTGAAACTATATTTGGATATGATTCTCAATTGAGGAAAACGTGGTTAAGTTAAATTTTAAGTTTTTTCAAAACAAATTATATAATAACAGAAAAGGATAATATTATGAAACTTAATAAGTTTAAAACAAAGGAATTTAGAAAAATATATGCTTTAATTGACGATAAAAATAGAATAAACGCAATAATGGCAACACCAGAAACCTTTATGAAATCTGCTAATGCTTCTGATGGGTGGCGTTGGGAAAAACTATCTGATCTACCAGTTGCTAAATTTGTAAAAACAAATGAATTGCTAGTAAAAAGTGATGACTAAAAATGAAAAAAGGCTACAAGATTGTATGTTGTAAAAACAAAAAATATTTTTCCTGTGTGACAACAAAAAAAGCAAGGGTTCAATATTTTTTTGATAAATTTTCAAAGCCCCCTAGGTGGTTAAAAGAATATGGGTTTTGGCTTAACTGCTTTTCCAACAAAAAAGATGCAATTCGATTTTTTAAAAATGCAATAAAATCTTTTGTTAATAGTAAACCACCAACTTTAGAATTAATGCGAATAGAATATGAACCCAAATCATCATCTCAATGGTATTGTTTCACTAGTGTACTAGCAAATGGAAAAATTTGCCCCGCAAATTATTCATACCCAAAAGGAACAAAATTCGCATCTAAGATTAAATTGATAGAACCAATAAAAATCGAAAATTTTAGAAAGGAGAAACGAAAGTGACATTAACAGAAATTCTTTTACTTATTTATTTGATTGTGTATCTTTACAATAACAATTTTTCGAGTTTTAAAAAAACATTGAAATCCTCTTTTAAATTGTTTAGTATTAAATGGTGGAAAAAATTTATTTATGAACGAGAAGAAAGATTGATGCGCAAAAAAATTAACAAATTACCAAAAAAATTTTTCAATTATTTAAATGACCCAAATTGTATTTTTGTAAATAAAGGTCCAATATTCGAAATAGATGTTTTTCAAAAAAATAAATCAATTAATAGAATTCGTATGTGTATAGACGATCATATAAAAGAAAAATTTAGTTTAGATAATATAGGATTAACAGATTATTACAAAGAGATAAAAAAATTGTTTCCAAATTTTAAAGAAAAAATTTATCAATATATTGAATCCCAAAATGGTCAACCTTTTTATTGGTTTTTGTTTAATGATATAAATATTGATGTTCAAAAAGAAACTTTAAATGATGACGGGGTGCCTATTAGAATATCTCCGGTACTACATATAAGATTTCGATTTACAATTTTAAATGAAATTGAAGCTTACAAAATCGAAAAAATAGAAGTTGTGGAGGACTAAAATGAATATTGAAGCATACATCAAAGAGTCCAGTCTATATGATGATACTAAAAAAATTGTATTGTATAGGGGAGTAACAAAACCAAAAATTTTGTTTATTGGTGAGGCTCCGGGAAAAGAAGAAAGTGCCCAGGGTATTCCATTTGTTGGTAGAGCTGGACAAGTTCTTAATCGATGGATCTCTGAATATCAATTAGAAGATCAGATTGGTATTACAAATTCTGTTCCATTGATTCCTCTATCAGAAACAAAATCAATTAGAAAACCAAGTTTAGATGAGATCAATTATTTCAGACCATTTGTTCAATTTATGATCAAAAAATTTAAACCAAAATTTGTTATTTGTTTGGGTGATACGGCGACTACATCGGTGCTATCAAAACCAATTGGAGTAACCAGAAATAAAATTTTTGACAAACAAACCTACGCCGTTATCGCAACGTATCATCCCAGCTATTATCTAAGAAGAGGAGATGATGGGTTAGCGGATTTCAAGATTATCTATGATTTGATTTCTGAAATTGATTCAAAGGAGAATAAAGAATGACCTATTTTAAGAAAACTAGTTTTCAGGTTTTATGGGCCACCTTGGGTATGTTTTTAATTCTTTTATGTGTTTGTTCATTATTAACAATGATTTTTTCTGGGTACAAAATAGTTTCTTTGGTTCTTCAAGGAATTGAAGAAACCTATCCTCTATTAGATCTTTTAAAATATTTAGTCTTGTATACAATTTCGTCTATAACGGGTTGGGTTTCAATTATTTTGTGGAAACTATAAAGTTCTTTGAAAAATAACTATATAATAATTTATTGGAGGTTTTAAATGGTATTAACAAACAAAACAATTGAAGTACTTCGAAACTTTTCCGGTATCAGTAAAGGTTTGATTTTCAATGATAAAGACAGGAATAAGGAGGGACATAAAGGATATCTTAGTGTTAGAGACAATGTAATCACTGCCTTTTATGAACTAGAGGAATCAGAAAAGCAAATTCCAAGATTTGCTATTTATGACCTCAATGATTTTCTTAGTGTTGTTGATGAATTCAAAACTGAAAAAGATTTTGATATCGAATTTAAAGATGTTTTTTTAATTTTGAAGTCAAAAACAAGTCAGGCAAAATTTATGTACCCATCTCAAGCTGTTCAAGAGCTTATGGAGGCCCAAGCAGCTCCTCTACGAAAGGAAAACTTTTTTGATGACAAAATAAAAAATGTCCAATTTACATTCAGTAAAGATGACTTTCTTAAGCTGAGAAAAATGAGCGGAGCCTTGAAGTATGACTATTTGTTTTTCGAAATAAAAGGTGATGTTGTAGTCGGTGTTGTTCGAGACTTAAAAAATCCAACCTCAAATAATTTCAAAAAGATTTTGGGGAAGAATATATTAGCCAATGGGTTTACCGGAAGTTTCGCCTTTCAAATGTCTGATATGAAAGTAATTGATAGCTGTGATTACGAAGTTCTTTTGTTTAATGAATCTATAGCGTATTTACGAGCAGATCAAAAAGCTTTTGGGCGTTTAGAATACTTTTTAGGAAAAATTATTCAATAGGAGTAATGTAAATGAATCAAATTGAATCGAGTCTTTGGGTAGAAAAGTATCGACCTAAAACAATTGAAGATATTATTCTACCCGAAAAAATAAAAAGCGTATTTCGGACTTTTGTACAACAAAAAAACATACCACATTTGCTATTAAGTGGTGGACCGGGAACAGGAAAAACCACGAGTGCAAAGGCATTGGTGGAGGAACTGGGCTGTGATTATATTTTCAATAACACATCTTTGGAGCGTGGAATCGATGCCCTAAAAACAAAGATTCAAACCTTTGCGGTAACAGCATCCAATGTTCCTGGTGTCCCAAAAGTCATTATTAATGATGAAGGAGATAATTTTACTCAGACATCTATACAGGCCTTGCGTGGATTAATTGAAGGCTGTTCAGCAAATGCCAGATTTATTTTTACAGTAAACTATCCACAAAAGTTGACTCAACCAGTTTTGTCAAGACTTCAAGTCATCAATTTTACTTGGGATAGAGAAGAGTCAGTAAAACTAATGAAACAATTTGCGTTACGAGTATTTGATATACTCAAACAAGAAAACATTGAAATTGATTCAGCGGGGCAAAAAGCGGTTATAGAGTATATCAAAAGAGTTTTTCCAGATATGCGAAGAATCCTTGAGGATTTGCAGCTTTATAGTTATGCCACAAAAAAAATCGATGAAGGGTTTTTGTTTATGTTGGATGAGTCAAAATTCATCGAATTATATAAAATCCTTAAAGAGAAGAATTACAAAAAAGCCCAAAGTTTTGTCAAGGATTTGGGTCAAAAAGACATGCAATTTGTTTATACACAATTTTTTAATGATTTGGAAAAATTCGTGAAACCAAAATCAATTCCCGAAGCGGTTCTAATTATTGATCGATACCAATTCAAAAGTTCATTTGCACCTAATCAGGAAATTCCTTTGATGGCTTGTATTTGTGAATTTATGTCATCCCTGGAATTTGTTTGAGGAGATAAAAATGGATAGTCCAAAAAGATGTTTTGAATGCAAACATTGGAAATTTAGTTCTGGGGTTCCAAGGGGGCTCGCATCGGGTACAAAATGGGAATCTTGGTGTTCAAAAGGAAAATGGAATTGTAAAGGAACAGAAGATTCTGAGCAAGCATACAAAGAAAAATTGAAAACAGCTGAAAATTGTAAAGAATTTTCTTTTATCGAAGAAAAATAAAGTTTTATGAAAAATAATTATATAATAAAATTTATTGGAGGTTTAAAATGGTAAACTTAGATTTTTCAAAAAATATTGAATGGTTTCCAATCAACAACGAGGATTTGTTTTTTGAACCAAAAGTTGAAAATGTTTTGCTGAAAGGTAAAGCAACAAAATGGAAAATTTTATATCGAGAGAAAACTGATGGTGATGCATCCCCAATTTCCGTGAGAACGAATTTGTACCCAATAATCAAAAATTTGGATCTAAAAAACGCAATTGAAACATTTAATAATCCCAAACCAATTTTTATTCCGGAATTGTCATCGCAGAAAAAGAACGCAATGTTTCAAATGGTTTTTGGATTCCCTGATATCAAAGTAGATGATATGGGAGTAACTTTGGTTGTTACAAATTCATATGATGGATTGACCAGATTGAAGTTTCGATTGGGCCTATTTCGTTATATTTGTTCGAACATGATTGTTGTTCCATCAGAAAATGTGGCCGAAATTCAAATCAAACACTACAAAGGAAATTTTCAAAAAGAGTTGAATGAAATTGTTGACATTATGATCAAATCAATGCTCGAAAACGATCGGTTGACAAAAATTTCAGATAGAATCAAAGACATGTCAACCGAAGGAATTGATTCCAAAATATCGGCGGGTTTTTGGTCCCTTTTAACCAGACAAGAATTTACAATTGCACTTTGTTTAATTCAAAAATATTCAAAGATTCCATGTTTAACTTGTTTGCCGGGTTCCTCCGATGCAAGCTATGATATTTCTGTTAAGGGATTTGATTTTTACACCAATTACTTTTCTGGAAAAGATAAAAATCTAAAAAACAAAAAGAAACTAAAGGAAACCTGGGATGAATATTACGAAAATATTTTGTACAATGAGAATGTTGATACTTGCTGGGCTATTTACAATATGCTGTTAAAGGCATTTCAGGTGATTTCAAATGGCAATGAACGAGTTCAAAAGTCTCTAATGCTTTCTAACGAATTTATGTTTTAACTACCATGGCAACAGTATTTGATATCTACCGAAATGTTATTACCGAAAAAGAGAAGCTTTCTGATGAAATAATCCAGGAAAGTTTTGATGTTATGGGTTTCAATAGAATTATGTCCCATGATAGAATGAATATATTTCTAGCTGATGCTGTCAATACCTGGGGATTGGCACAGCAAAAAATGGCGGTGTATATGTTCTATTTTTATGGTTGTGACAAACTCAAAAAGGCACCATTTCTAGATTTGAAAAAAGAAAAACAAGTAGAGCATCAAGAGCTCATTGAAGTGGCAAAACTATTTCTTCCGGAATACTCATTGAAAAAAATTGAGAAAATATTTCCTATGATTAAAAAGAGACTTCAAGATTTGCAAAAATCTTTGGATTATGGTGGAGTTCAAAAATGACAAAATATTTTAACAAATGGGCGAATATAAAAGAAGTTCATGATTCATTTATTGAAACTCCATTTACTGTCCATGATATATTAGTTGAACTTCATATCATTGATTTCCCAACTGACAAAGAAATTTTATTTGCATCTTATATTGATACAGGAGATTGTGCCGATGCAATTATTTTATACAAAAGAGATAAGAAATTATATTACAATCAAGCATCACATTGTTCATGTTATAATTTAGAAGGTCAATGGAAACCAGAAGAAGTCCATCCAAAACAATTAGCAATGATGGCTCCTCTAAATATAGATCATGGAAAAAAAGCAATTAAAAAATGGGAAAACATAATAAAACAAATTTGTAAAAATGTAACAAAAGAATTGCCAAAGTTGAATCCACCTGTTTCTGTGACACCAACACCAATTCCTAAAATACCAACCCCATTTAAAACCAATAAAATTATAAAACGATTTAAAAGTGGAGATTTAAAATGATTTGGTTTACATCAGATACTCATTTTTTTCATGAAAAGATTTTGACTGCGGGAGCAGGTAGACCATTTTTGGGCCTTGAGGAAATGCACGAAACTCTTATCGATAATTGGAATAACACAATAGCAAAAAATGATATCATATATTTTTTGGGTGATTTGTCTTTAGGGAAAACTAAACCAACAACGGAACTGATTAAAAGGTTAAATGGCAAAAAACATTGGATTTTAGGTAACCACGATTCACCAAACACAGAACAAAAAAACTCGTTTGAATTTGTTAAAGACTATTATGTTCTTAAATATGAAAATCATCGATATGTATTATTTCATTATCCAATTTTTTCTTGGGAAGGAAAGGACAAAGCCTATATTCATTTACATGGGCATTGTCATGGAGAAAATAATTCCCGAAGTGATAGACTTTATTACGATAACTTAAAGTTTGATGTAGGAGTAGACAACAATAATTTTTTCCCAATCTCAATTGTTACTATTGAAAACAAAATCAAAGAAAGAGCCGAAAAATATTTTGCAGAAATATCGGGGTATTCAGAAAATGAAAAGGGCCTATAGATCAATGGTAGATCACTCGGCTCATAACCGAAGCGTTCCGGGTTCAACTCCTGGTAGGCCCATAAAATTTATATGTGGTGAAAAATGAATAAAAGCATTATACGAACATGTTTGCGAATTGCTAAAAATCATTTACCAAACCACCAGCGCAAAGACGGACACAAACATTATACTTTCATTATCCAGGAAAACAAATTGGTAACTTGGTCTACCAACAAATCTGGAACAATGATAAATGGAACAAGATATGCTAACTATCAAATGTACCACAGTGAATTCATGGCATGTAAATTAGCAAAAGGACTTCTAAACCATCAGCTTCCATTTGAGATAATTAATATCAGAATGACGAAATCTGGTAAATTAAAGAATTCAAAACCATGTCCAAAATGTCAAGCATTTTTGCGAGGGTTTGGGTGTAAAGTTGTTGTATATTCTACCGAAGAGTTTTCAAAAATGCATTTACATTTAGGAGAACACCAATGATTTTTTTAATAGTAATGATTTTTATTGTTGTTATTTGGTGGACGATTGAAAAAGCATTAGAGGAGAAAAATGGAAATCATAGGCATTAATACCAACGGAAAAATTATAGTTAGGGTATTGGCAGAAGATCTTTTACATTGTATGCCGGGGTTGATGTTACAAATACCGGAAAACGAAGAAAAAAGATGGCGAAAATTTTTGGGAATAATACCAGCATTTGATGAGTTGAATTCCGGTATTGTTGTTGAAGCAATTGATTTCGATGATCAACGTAGACACGGTAAGATTTTTGATGTTCACATGGCCACTGTTAAATTAGATGAATGGAGAAAATCCGTTGCACGAAGAATTTTTATGCTTCATAAAAAAGCAAATTTTATTGCATGTCAGAGTTGGTTCGAAGCAGAACCAATTTTTAATTTCGTATTTGAATGTTGGCAAAATCAACCAGATACATTATACGGAGATTTTAACTTGAATTTATGGCCAGAATTTATGGATGGGGTACCTGAGCAATATCAAAGATCTTCACCAAAATATCTTTCTATAATAACAAGACAAGAAGCTTTTGAGGAGAAAAATTCAGAATGGTAAAAATTAGAAAAAAAGCTGATATTTTTGTTATGGAATTGCTTTGTATAAGGGCAGTGGGGCATGAAATCCACTGTTCTTCATTATGTCCATTACTTGAGCCAGGGTATGTACAGTCTAATGACGATTTGACGGAATTAAAATTTGACCGTATATGGACGTGGGATAATTTTGGAATGACTTCCCCGGCTATTCGTATTAATTGCGGATGTACCCCGATTATCTGGCCCGTAGAAATTTTACCAGAGGATAAAATAACATGACGATTTTTACTTGTTATTTGGATTGTATTTAGTATTTGAAGAATAGTAAAAAATGGAACAGTTATATAATGACAATGAAGTGAAACTATCAGCACCTTTCCCTTATTTTGGGGGTAAATCAATAATCGCCGAAAAAGTTTGGAAGTTTCTTGGCTATGTCAAACATTATATTGAACCGTTTTTCGGTTCAGGTGCGGTATTATTGCGCAGGCCGGATTATGACCAGCAAACACATGTCGAAACGGTATGTGACGCGGACGGGCACGTGGCGAATGTATGGCGGTCTTTGCAATTCGCGCCGGATGAGGTCGCAAAGTGGTGTGATTGGCCGGTGAATCATGCCGACTTGTCGGCCAGGAAAAAAGCGCTGATCGCAAATGAGGGCAAGCTCATTGATGGGTTGCTGAGTGACGATAAATGGTTTGATCCAGTAATGGCTGGGTATTGGATATGGGCTGCGTCGTGTTGGATTGGTTCGGGGCTGACTAGGGTTGGGTCGATCCCGCACCTGACCAATGCGGGGAAGGGGGTACACAAGCTCCCACATCCGATGGGCACTGGGAAAAGGGTTACCGATTCGTACAACACCAATATCTACGATTGGTTCCGCCGACTATCAGAACGATTGCGCTATGTTCGAGTGGTCTGTGGGGATTGGAGTCGTGTATGTGGCGGGAATTGGCAGGATAACATGGGAACGGTCGGCATATTTTTTGATCCACCGTATGGCGATCCTGATAGAGATACTAGAGTTTACCATAAAGAATCTCTTACTGTTTCTCATGATGTTGAAAAATGGTGTTTGATACGTGGGGAGAAGAAAACTCACAGAATAATAGTGGCCGGATATGATACTGAATACAAATCTTTAGTTGAGTCTGGGTGGAAGATACATAAATGGAGTGCTGGTGGCGGATATGGAAATTTGGGTGGGGGTAAAATTACCTCTGGTATGGTCAATCGACATAGGGAATGTTTATTTATTTCCCCGTATTGTTTACGAGAAGTTAATAATGAGGATAAAGTTATTATTCGTAAACAATCTCTATTTGGTCTATTTTAATATATAAAATTTAACAAAATAAAAATTTTTATTGATTTTCTCTCAATTTATATTATAATAAATATATGGAGAAAGTTAATAAGGAGTTCAAAAATGAACAAGAAGTTTCATTATCCACACGCTCCCGACGTCTACCAAAGATGTTGGGAGAATGAGGATGTCCCGAAATTTCGGGATATGTCGGTTACAGAGCTCATTCAGGTTTGTTCAGAGGACTGGAAAGCACTGGATATGCTGACCAGGGAACTTTCCTCGTGTCAAAATCCCATTGTTTTTAACAAAAAGTTTGTGACAGAGGTCCACAAAGCTCTGCCACAAATCGTGGAAAACGCAAAAATTAGTCTAGGAAAAAAACTTCGGTTAATCCGAAGTACAGAGCCGGGGCGTTTTTTTACTCCGTTATTTAAATTGGATCTTTTCATAGCCTTTTATATTGACAGGGCGATAAAAGTATTGACTTCGGAAAAGATATGGGAGAGAATTGAGTTTTTGGATATTGCAATGTCAAATCCTCAAATAACTAACATGTTAAAGGAAGAAGGGTTATGACAATGAAAAAAACTATTGTTATAATTCTATTGTTTTGCACCCCCTATTTGATAGGAAGTGATGTCATTTGGGAAGCAAGCAAGTGGACACTTCGAGCTACAAATACCTTGGATTGGTACAGCTCCATACGGGCGCTGGACATTCCTGGTACCTATGAATCTAATGTGTTGTTTAGACCACTATATAAAAATGATACATTGGCATTAGTTACAAAAATAATTGCCGGGGAGTTGATTATCTGGGGGATGTCCAGGGTTCGCAGGCAGAACCGGTGGTTGCCGATAGTTTGCAACTTTGCACTATCAGCATTTTTAGGGTACTGTGCGTACAGCAACGCACGAATAAAATAGGAGGATAGAATCGATCAATTAAGTTATAACATAAAATATAATATAATAATGAAAAAGATTAAAAAATGGCAAAAAAATGAAATGTCAAAAATGTAAGAAAGAGATCCGATGGAAATCAAAATGTCCTTATTGTGGATCTTGGATTGAAGGCAACGAAAAAAGACCTGACTTTTCATCTAACACATTTGGATATCAAGCCGGGGAATTCAAAGGTAACGTGAATACTGCAATTGGAATGGGCACTCCCCCTGTAAAACCAAAGAAGACCCCATTGTGTTATATAAAAGAAAATGGGAAAACATAATATGGGATACATACTACCACCTATGCCATTTCAATCAAAAAATTATAGCTCTAATTATAGCTCTAATTATAGCTCTAATTATAGCTCTAATTGCCGAAATTGTGGAGCGCCAATTAGAGGTTATAGTTGTGATTATTGTGGAACAGAATATAACTTTGAAAATAATTTAAGAGAATCAGAAGAAATTATGGTTTGGAAATTAAATGGAAGTTTAATACGAATAAAGTGCCCACATTGAGGAAAAATGAAATATATACCACCAACTAAACCCGGATATTATTGGGTCAAAGATAAAGGTGATCCTTTCATTTTACAGGTTAATTTTATGCCAACCATTAAGTTTAAGCACGGAACCCCAAATTGGGATGTTAAACAAGAATTACAGTGGCTTCTTCACTTTGGAGTAAATGTAAAATCTCGTGAATATCAATGGGTAGGTCCCTTACGAGCACCTGTTGAAACATCTAAAAAATATAGAGAAAAAATTCCAATTATGAAAGGATGGTATTGGTGCATAGCTCCGTATTTTATTGGTGCGCAATTTGTAAAATTATTTAGATTTCCACATGACCGACAACTTTATATTTTTTTACAAATTGCGCTTGCGAGACCTGTTACAAAAAAATCATGTGAAGGTTTTAAATGGTATGGTCCATTACAACCTCCTAAAAAATTAATGGGTAAAACATTAAGTTAATGTTAAAAACTTATTAAAATATATAAATAAAAATATGATAGAAATAAATAGTTTAGACAATAGCAAGTTTCGTATTGTAATGGAAACCTTAGAACGAATTGGTGTACCAAAAAACAAAACTAAAATTTTTTATCAAATCTGTTTTGTTCTACGTATATACAATCATTACTTTATTGCCCACTACAAAGAAATTATTGGGCAACCTTTAGACAAATCTGATATAGCAAAACTACACTCCGTAACAACTTTGCTTCAACGTTGGGGGCATATAAAAATTTTGGATGAGTCAATTGCGGAAACAAAGTTTGATAAACTTAAGGTTCTAAAACATGATGAAAAGCATGAATGGGAAATAAAATCTGTAATTAATTCTGCTGAAATTATTGAATTCATTGCGAAACAAAAGCAACAAGTGGCAACGGTAATAAATGGACCTATATATTATCCATATATTCCACTAACAATAAGAAAATCTGACCAATGAAATTAAAATTTTATCATATCACTGGATTTTGTGCCGTTCTTCTTGGTGGCTGTGCCGCATATTTTAGTGTATTTGGAATTTCAAAAATGCTAGCAGGAGCAACAAATGCAGCTATTATTATGGCTAGTAGTCTCGAGTTTTCAAAAATTATAATCACCTCATATTTGTATCAATATCGAAAAAAGGTGAATAAATTTTTAGGTACCTATGTAACCTTAGCCATAATAGTTTTAATGATAGCGACTAGTTGGGGCGTATATGGATTTCTGAGTAATGCTTATCAGACAAGAGCGGGCGAAGTTGAAAAACTAGAAACCGATAGTTCAACACTAGATGATCAACAAGGATTGTTGTTTCAGCAAATCAGAATTAAAGAACAACAAATGATCGATTTGCAGAGTAGAATCAGAATGCTAAATAATACCAGAACATCACAAGAACAAAGATTGTCTTCTGTGACTGAAAGATCTGATCGAAGAATGATCAATAATATCAGAAGGGATATTAGCGAAGCCGATAACGAAATAAAATCTTTGAATCAACAGATTTCTTCAATTATTACCGAAATCAATGGTTTTAATAATTCAATTCGAGACCTGAAACTATCAAAAAATCAATTGTCTAAAAAAATAAACGAGGCCGATATTGGGCCACTTAGATATATAGCAAAACTTTTTAAAATTAAAGCAAATCAAGTTGTGAATATTTTTATCATTTTTATTGTTTTAGTTTTAGATCCTCTGGCTATAGCATTTGTTATTATTACAACATCTTTAATACAGGAAAAAGCAAAACCGCAGTCAATTGATTCACCAAAACCAACAAGAAAATATACAAAACATACCTTACAAAAACATAATCCAACAGAAGAATTTTTCAAAAAATGAATTTTTATAAAGTTATTTGTGATTTCATAATATAATATAATTTGGAGTTTATAATATGAAAAACCTTTTTATTTGTTGGTTAATCGGATTCGTGGTCTTCACCTTGTTTTTCGTAGTTGTGGTTTCAGTTTTGTTACCACATAACAAATCAACGGCCTTTGTTTTTGGGTTCATTTGTTCCACTGGTTTTATTTTTTATGAAAATAAAACAAAATAAAAATTTTTATTGAATTTTAAATGTATTTATATTATAATATATGTATAGAAGAACTTAATAATAAGTTCTTTAGGAGGTTTACAATATGAGTAATTTCAGAGCTTGTGGATGGGCAAACATTGACCCACGAGAAGTCAAAATCAAGCAGGGATACAATCCCCGAGAAGATTTTGAGACCGGGATGGAGGAAATGATCGCTTCTATCAGGACTAATGGTTTTTATAGCCATTGTCCATTAACAATCAGCCAGAACGATGAAGAATTTGTTTTGATTGATGGTGAGCGTCGTCTCCGAGCCGTTATGTTTTTGATCAACGAAGGGGTTGACATCAAAACGGTACCGGTTCGGGTCGAAAAGAATTTGAGCGAAGATGAGTCTTTGGTTCGATCATACGTCAGTAATGATGGGTTGAAATTCAATCCCATTGAAGAAGGCAAATTGTTCATTCGTTTGCAGAACATGGGCTGGGAACTCAAGGACATCGCTTCCAAAATCGGAAAATCCGAGATGACAGTTCTCAATCGGATAAAGCTTATCAATTCAACCACGGCTTCCGAAAAAAAGGAAATCCTGGAAGGCAAAAAAGGAATCACGGTTGAGTCTTCCAAAACCAAACAGCGCAAGGAAGAAGAAAAGCAGATCATTTCTGATTTTCTGGAAGAACTCGATGTTCATTTGGATGGAGGTGAATTGACAGAAGACTGGAAGGCAGCAATCTCTCTCATCAAGAAGTACTGGAAAATCTGATTTTTCAGCGAGGAGATTGGGAGCGTCCCAATCTCCTTTCCGAGGAATTAGAAGGAGAAAAACAATGCACTCAATAGAAGAAATACGGAAAGTATTTTTGTTGACGCTTGAAAACCAACGGAAGTTCTTATTGATAGAAAAAATTTTTAATGATTTCTATGATGAATGTCTAGATGATTTGACTCAACCAGATAGTAAAGGGATTCCAAGTTGGGTAATAGACGAACTTAATTCGTGGAACAGAATATCAACTTTACATTATTGCAAATTTTACAAAGAGAAGATCTGTAAAGTTTGTCAAGACCATAGACTCGGATGGGAAAAAACAGAAACAGTTATGACAATTCTTTTCGGTAAATCACTTATATTGGAGACCGAAGATGTTTGAGGATATGAAATCAAAAAATATATACAGAAAAGAATACAATGAATTTATTTCAAAAGTTGAAAACTGTGTGGATGGTCTGACTTTGGAATTGATAAAACGAGATAAAAATGTGTGACGAAATAGATTTTACCAACGAATGTTTTCAAACTCTTTTGGTTGAGTTTCATGGGATGTTATCTAATCCAAGCAATTATAGTTATGTCAGACGGAAAAGAACTCGGATTGGGTGTGCTATTGTTGGAATACTATATGTATATGCAAACATAAAAGATCCGGATCCCATATTGGTAAAATTTTTGGATTATCTAGTTTTGGAATACAATGCAAGAATTCAATTATTTTGTAGGAGGTCATTAAAATGAAATCATATAAAGAACAAACATTGGAAGCTTGTAGAAAAATGATTGGACTATATGAAAATTTTGACAAAAATTACATGTATTTCTGTTGTTCGCGCTGTGTATTTTGTAAAATTTATTTCAAAAATAACGACTATCACACATTCTACACAAAACAGGCAGCTTGTCGCGGGTGTTTCATGCATTATGATAATAATCCTAGATATATTGCGAATAAATATGGTTGTACCTATTTTTCTAGTTATATCGATGCGATGAACGCCTACAATCAGTGGAGAGAAGATAATTCAGAAAAAAACCATTTAATTATGATTGAAAAATTTCAAAGAAGAGCAAAATTTTTTAGAGACATCATCCCATTACTTGAAAAACTCCCAGAGAAGAAATTTACTCCGGGCTGGTGGTCTTATTTTGATATTGATATGGAGAAATAAAAGAAAATGATGCGCATTAATACTAAAGTACAAGGAATGGTTTGGTTTACAGCGGACGAGCACTATTTTCATGAAAATATTATCAAGTACTGTAACAGACCATTTCATAGTATTCACTATATGAATGCAGATCTTGTAAAATATCATAATGAAGTCGTTGGAGAAGAAGACATTGTTTTTCACTTAGGTGATTTTTCTTTTGGCGACAAAGAAAAAACTCAAAGCATAATTGACTTGTTGAATGGAAAATATCATCACTTTGTAAAAGGATCACATGACAATTGGTTAAACGATGACATAGAAAATATTTTTGAAGTAAATATAGATGGACATCATATCGTATTATGTCATTATGCAATGCGGGTATGGCCAAGATCCCACTACAACTCCTGGCATTTATTTGGACATTCTCATGGGAGGCTACGCGAAATATACGGAAAATCAATGGATGTTGGGGTTGATTGTAATCAGTTTAGACCCATCAGTTTTTTAGAGGTTAAAAAATGTATGGATTTATTGCCAGACAACTTTAATTTTATAAAAAATAGAAAAAACAAAGGAGAAAAACATGGATTTTAAAAAGTATGTAAACACTAAACCTTATCCCAAACATGCAATTCGTAAACCACAATTTCAAGCAGACACGGACGCATTGAGAGATTGTAATACAAAAGAAATTTTAGAGTTTAAAAAACAGGAATTAGAAATACAACAAAACCTTCAAAAACTATATGATGAATCACAGGCATACTACCGCAAACAGAGAGAAGAATGGTATGCAGAAGAAAATCGCATAGTTGAAGAATTTTGGAAAGATGCTTTTGTTGAGCTTGGTATAGATCCTAATCACCCCAAGGCTGCTTCGCTTAGGCGAATAACATGGGAAAATGGACATGCTGCTGGGTATGCGGATGTTTTTGCTGAGGCAGCAAATATTGCCATTTTTCTAAAAACTGAGGAAAAGTGAAGATTAAAAAAGTTATAGTTCAAAAAAACGCAGTAACGAAAATAGAAGATCCACTTCCAGAGTTTGTCAAAAATAATTTATATATAGATTTAAAGTCTAAAGACTTATTCAGATTTACCGGGTTTTCTAATGACAAATATCATTTCGATGAAATTGATATTGACTTAAAAACTGTTTTATTCGACGATTATTCTTATTCAATGACAGAATTACAAAAGGATATGAAACTAATTGCATTAACTGATGATATAATACGAAAGGTTTTAAATCCAACTGATTTATATTCTGAAATTGAAAAAATTATTAATCAAAACGAAGAACAAATTGATGTCGAAACTAAATGTGAAGCTTTAATTGGGCGGAATCACTCAAATTTAGTTCAGGTATTGAAGTTTGAAATTGAAACGAAAAAACGAGAGATTGAAATCTACAAGATATTACTTGAGCACAAAGTGAATGCTTTGGATCAAATTGCTCATGAATTTGAAAAAAAGTTAAAAAAGATCAGAAAAGTTATTGGTATATTTGAAGTTTTCTTGGGGGTTAATGAAGAGATTATTCAGATTCAAGAAGGGGCAAACACTTCTAAAGACGAAAAACTTTATATTCATCAAATGGTATATTTTATGGATGAAGAAATTGGAGATCCAACTGATGGGGGACTAGATCATTCCAGACTAAAAGAATTTGATGACTGGTTAGTTGAAAATGAAAATTACAAGAAGTTATGTCCACATGAAAAATCTATAATTGCAATACAACCAAGAAGGTATAAAAAGGATTATGATGACGTAGATTATTTAGCCAAAAGTTTTTTTGATCAATATGATAAAAAAACATATTGGTTGATACGAAATGGAGAAAATTTGTATCGCATTGTTTCAGATATGGAAGTGGGCAACACGAGAGTTTTTCCTCAAAGGGATTACAAAATTTCTTCTAGAAAACATTCTTTTGACTGGGAAAAACAGAATCCAAATGCCATAAGCGAAGATGATGTTTTTGTTTATAAAAAAATAGCAGTATTTCTGCAAGGAGTTATTCAAAGAACCCCGATCTTTGAATTCGATACAAGAATAAATCCAATTGAAAACACGGGAATAGTTTTTGTTTATGATGTCGACGATTACAAATTACCAAATGGAAGATTACCTTGGATAGATTGGAAAAAACAAATTAATAGCAAGATTAAATTAGGAAGCAGAATAATTTTTACAAATTGTAATTTAAGATTTGATTTTTTAAAACATCGAGGATGGAAAATTTATGAAAACCCAGCTTCTGGAATTTATAACATTAATCGTTTGCGGTACAGAGAACAATATAAAATATTTGATGTATGCACAAGAAAAGATGAATTAAATATTGTTACAAAAGATTTGAATTTCGAATGGTTATATATTGCAATCAACCCCGGAGATTTACGATGGAAATACAATAGACGGGAAAATGATGTGGTTGAATATAAAAGAAAACGAGCGATAACATTGGAGATTCGCCGTGATGATGATTTTATTTTAAATTATGACGATATTTCTGTAGATGATATTGATTACTATTTAAACAATAGAATTGATCGGGCAAACTATTTGAGAATGATTCCTAGTTTGATTGAAGTTAAAAAACAAAAAATAGAGGAAATGAAACTTGAACATGATTTTGCTCAACTAGTTAAAAATAGAAATCCTGATATTGATGATAAATTAATACAAAAAGCAATTGAATGGTGGAAGAAAAAAGTTGTGTTTAAAAGACCGATTACTTCAGATGATGCTAAAGCATTGAGAATGATTGAATCTAAGATTAAAAAGGTTGAATTTGAGGAAGAAGATGAACAATATTAATTCTGGTTTTATAGTATTTAACGATAAAGGAATTCTTAGATCTACAAGAGAAATGACAGATTTTGTAAAAGCGTCCTTTTTATTGCTAAATTTTGTCGAAGATGATACACTTAAACAAGTCAAAGAGAGTATAAGAAAACAATGTTATACCGTGGTATGCGTAGAAAAAACAGAAGATTTTGTAAGGGTAGTTTGTAAACCCACTGGTAAAAATCTGCTAATAGATTCAATCGAAATACGAGAGTATAGTTTAGAAGAAGTTGTTAATGAAGGACTTTCTCTAAATAATATTAGAGTTGGAACAATTTTGTTTGTAACAAATCGATTAAAACAAATTAAAATGAATTAATATGGTCTATTTAAGTTTTTATTTATTTTATTATATAATAAAAGCAGGATAAAAAAATGATAATCACTCAAAAAATGATTACGAAATGGGGGCCTGGATTCAATAAGGAAGGAGAGACATTTTATCCTGAAAATTTAAAAAAACTTTTTGGCAAAGGGAAAACCCCGTTGGAAATAATTGATGGATTGCCAGAAATGATAATATTGGAAAAGTTGTGGATACTTATACGGCCAGAGATAATTCCAGAGAAACTACAGAGAAAACTAGATTATGATTTTATTGAGCATGTTATGCCAATTTGGTCAAAACGACATCCAAATGACGACCGACCTGAAATTGTCCTTAAATTTAAACAAAAATATCTATGTGGTAATGAATCTGAAACTGAGTGGATTATGATAAAGGAATTATCTCATAATGTAGTGTTTGATACAGAATGGTCAATGAATACCACAGAAGAACAAGATAATGAGTGGCTAAAGATAATAATTGCAGAAAATTATTGGCAGCTTAATCATATCCGTGAAATATTAGTGGAAATGAAAAAATCCACAGGAGTTAAAAATGAAAACTGAGGTGTATAAACACTTTGCTGAGGTTGGTTTAACAGATATACAAAAAAAGATTATTAATGTGGCGATAATCTCCAGGGAGGAGGTGATGGGGTGAAGATTTATAGGGGAGAACCTCAGGTTGGCGACTACGTATTGGCAACGAAATTTAGCGACGGCGACCCTCGCGACCGGTGGTGTGTCGGTTTTGTCAAGGAAATTGACAAGAATAACGGCAAGAAGTATTGCGTTACTTTCGATGAGCAAACACAGTGGTTTAGACGGGCATGCAAAATAGATCGGGAATTAGGTGAGTGGATAGTGAAACACATAAAAACACTTGAACAAGCGAGCTACAGTATATGGTTTTATGCTCGACAGGAGAAGGCACGACGGGCAATAGAAGAGGTGATGCGATGAAAATTGAAGTGTATAGACATTTTGCCGAGATTGGTTTAAAAGATATACAAAAAAAGATTATTGCTGATAATTGCTTTGATTCAAACCTTATGAATAAGAAAATAAAAAATTGGGAAAAAGGAAAGAAATTTTGTAAATCAACCGCCACTCGGAACAAGAGAAGGAGATAAAAAATGAATAAATTTACAAAAAAAGGTGTAATTGTAAAAGGCTTTAAGTTGACAAACATCGATATGAAATGCCGAGGATTTCAATTCGAGTTAGGAAAATGGCATACCCACAAAGGTAAAGTTGTTTTATGTCAAGCTGGATTTCACTTCTGTAAGTTTCCTTCTGGCCCATGGAGTTGGGTTGAGGGATCAAGATTGTTTGAGATTGAAGCCGAATATGTGTTGTTAAACACTTCATCTGATTCAGGAGCAGCTGTAAAGTTTGTATGTAAAAAAATAAAACTGGTTAGAGAAATAGCTATTGGTAGTACTAACACCGGAAATACCAATACTGGTTCTAAAAACATTGGTAGTAGAAATACTGGCCATAGAAATTTTGGAGATCGAAATACCGGCGATGGAAATACCGGCGATGAAAATACCGGTTATGGTAATTTAGGAAATCAAAATACCGGTAATAAAAACACTGGTAATGAAAATACCGGTTATGGTAATTTAGGAAATCAAAATACCGGTTACAAAAATATCGGCAATGGAAATTCCGGTTACAAAAATATCGGCAATGGAAATTCCGGTAAAGGCAACATTGGAGATGAAAATACTGGCGGTGGTAATTGCGGTAATTGTTATTCTGGGTATTTTAATATAGGATCAGCTCCATTATATATTTTTAACAAAAAAGTTGAAAATAATTGTATTTTTTTAAATATGGAATTAATTCAAAATTTAATCGCGATGTTACATAGCGATGATCCATTTGATCCTACTCCATATTTGTCAATCCCCAATGCTACTATAAAAAAAATAAAGTTACTGCATAAAGCTCATATTGAAGCCAGGAGAATACGTGAAAGACATTAAATACTATTTAGATTTACCATACACGATTGTTTTAAAAAAAGAACCTCTTGGCGGATATTTTGTAAAAATAAAAGAACTTAATGGCCACGCTATTATTTCTAGATCGAAGACTAATTATATATATGAAAAAATATCTTAGATTTACTCGTTATAGCGAATATGGATATTTTTGGTTTTCAAAAAAACAACGAACAATCAGTGGGTCAACCAAGAACTTTGCGTATATTTTTAGATTAGACAAAGTTGTGGAATATACAGAATGGTCAAGAACTCGTAGAAATTTGTCAGATTTTAGCGATATCGAATATTTGGGGTTTGGTTATTATTCTCATTCTAAACATACCTCAGATTTCTACAATGACATTTCAAAGTACACTATACCAGAAATGATTTATTGGTGGTAAAATTAGTAGAGGAGGAAAAAATGAAAAAAGAAAAAATTAGGTTTGTTTATGGTCTAGTTGATGAGTTGAATGAAATTTATTCTGTCATTGCGCTAACTGACGAAGAAGCAAAGGACTTGAATCGTGATGTATCTTTAAGAATGGGAGGACCGGAGTGGCGCTGGAAAAAATTGTCTACTTTTGTTGTTTCTTCTACATGTAACATTGGAAGATACTGCGGAAATTCTTGAATAGGTTAAAAGATTTTAACTATGAAAGAAAAAATTAATTGTAAAAATTGTGATAATTCTAACAGATTATTGTTCAATGTAATTATAATTTCTGTAAACTAAAATACAAATGAATATTATCGAAACTATAAAAGAATACTTGGATCATATCTATGGTACTTTAAAGAAATGAAAAGATATATAAATTATTTAAAATATATTATTAAACACAAATGGTTTGTTTTAATCGCCGGCTATAGAATAAATGCTCCATTTTTCAGAATTGTCTTTCATGACACCAGTAAATTTTTACCCCGAGAGTTTTTATCATACGCAAAAACATTTTATAGTAGAACCGGTAAAAAGCAATACATAGAAGATAAAAATTTTAAACTAGCATGGTTATTGCATCAACATCGAAATCCACATCATTGGCAATATTGGATTTTAAAAGAGGATAGTGGAAAAATTATACCAATTGAAATTCCTAAACATTATGCCCTAGAAATGATCGCTGATTGGATGGGGGCGGGAAGGGCTATTACTGGAAAATGGGATTGCAAAGAATGGTATAATAAAAACAAAAATAAAATTATTTTTAATGAAAAAACTAGAGAATTTGTTGAATCAATTATAAACAAAGGAGATTAAAAAATGTTGCAGATCTTAACAACATCTGAAAACTTTTGGATTGGTATCAAAATTGAAACACAAAAACAAGCCAATGAATATATACCAATATTGTTACAAACACAAGCTAGAAAACGATTTGTTATAGTAAATCCAAAATCTGAATTTATTGATTTAAAAAATATCTCTATTGATTTGCCATCAAAAACTGGACAACGATATACATACGTAGATTGCCTTGACAAACATTTTTGTGGTGATACTCCATTTTTAGGGTCTGTTAATTGGGTGATCTGTCAAGAAGGTATAAGAAAGTGGATAACAAAATTAAACAATCAATGTCTGGAAGCCCAAGTACCATTTCTATTTTTAAAAGAGTGGCAAAATATTTTAAGTTCTTTTTAATTTTATTATATAATAGATAAAAAGGAGCTAAAAATGATTTCTATTTACGAAACATTAAAAAAGGTTGGGGAAACTTCATCACGACTCGAAAAAGAAAAAATTATAAAAGAATTTTCATGTGAAACCCTAAAAATGGTTTTTAATATGACGTATGAACCCACAAAAATGTTTCATGTAAACAAATTACCCGATATACGAACAGTTGATCAAGGTTGGAGTTTTGAAAGCAAACAACAAACTATCTTCGATCTCTTATTGAACTTATCAAATAGAGTATATACCGGGCATGAAGCACTTAACAAAATAGCTGAAACTCTTGATGGTTGTGATAAATCCACTTTGGAAATCTTTGAAAAAATCATCAACAAAGATATGAAAATTGGGGTTTCTACAAAGACATTGAATAAAATTTTTGGTCCAACCTTTGTTTCTGAATTCAAAGTTCAGTTAGCCAATAAATATGATCCACAAAAAAAGTATGATACGGACACTTGGAATGTTACTCCAAAACTTGATGGTTTACGAGCTGTCTATATCAGAGGCCTTGGATTTTTCTCCCGTGGAGGAAAAGAAATTTTTGGGTTTGATCATATTATCGCTGAAATCGAAACTATTTTTAAAAAATTTGAAGACATAGAAATGCTCGATGGGGAATTGTACGCTGATAATATTGGGTTCCAGGAAATCCAAGGAATCGTAACTTCTAATGTCAACATAGATCCAGAAAAGAAACAAAAAATTAAATACATGATTTTTGCTATGATTTCGAAATCTATTGGTAATACAAATGAAATGTCCGACAAAATGCGGGAAGTTAAAAATATCTGTGATTTTCAATATCTAAAATTTTTAATTGGAATCGATGTCAATAGTTGCGAGGTTATGGTTTTAGCCAAAGTTTTTGTTGAAAACAATTATGAAGGGGCTATGTTGAGACATCCTATACGACATTATAATTTTGATCGGTCAGATGACCTTCTGAAATTAAAATTTATGATGGATGCGGACTTGACTGTAGTTGGATTTGAAGAAGGTGAAGGAAAACATATTGGTAAACTTGGGGCTTTAATAGCCAAAGGAAATGTAGATGGGCATCAAATCCAATGTAAAATTGGTAGTGGATTTGATGATAAAACAAGGGTTGAAATCTTTTTGAATCAATCTAAGTACATAGGAAAAACGGTTAGTGTTCAATATCAAAATCTAACCGATGATAAAATCTCATTGAGATTTCCTGTGTTTTTGGGATTTAGGGAGGACAAATGAGATTTTTACAAAATATGTTAGCTAATTGGGAGAAAAACAATGAATAAACTCTTAGAGTATGCTTTAACTGAACTTGGAAATGGAGAAGAAGGTGGAAACAATATGGGCCCACACATTATTCGTTATTATAACGGAAAAACAGATGAGGGCCAGGCTTGGTGTATGCCATTTGTAAGTTATTGTATGCTTCAAGTTGGATATTTTGACAATGATTTGTTTTTGGAATATCATATTTCAGCAAGAAAGGCCTGGAATGAATATAGAAAAGTATTTGAAGTTACAGACCCACAACTAGGCGATCTAGCATTTTATTCAAGGCCTCCACAGACTTGGACTGGTCATGTTGGTATTGTATCTGAAGTCAATCCAGCAACATACAAAAATATTGAAGGTAATGTTGGGGCATATCCATCAAAGGTAAAATTTGTTCAACACAAATTCAGCGATCCATTGTTTTTAGGATTTATTCGACTTCCGGAGATCTAAAAAAAATGCAAAAATGCGTAATTAATTGCTACCGGTGCAAAAGGAAGATTTGTCCATTTTGCGAGGGGTGTTTAAAGTGGGAACAACTTACGGAACTTTTAAAAGATGAAAAAAATCCAGGAAATTGTTCTCATTTTTTAACTATAAGGGATAATGCTCTTGATTATTGTGCTCCATCTATTCTAGCGAGACATTTTGTAAATTTAAGAATTAAAGAACTTGAAGAAACTTCAAAACGTAATGAAGGATTAATAAAATGCAAAAATGTATAATTGATTGCAACAAATGCACTAAAAAGGTTTGTTACTTCTGTAAAAATTGTGAAAGATGGGATCAATACACTGAACTTTTAAAGAATGAAAAAAACCCACATAATTGTGCTAATTGGTTATGTAACAATGTTTTGGATTATTGTGCTCCTTCAATTTTAGCAAAACATTTTAATTTTTCATTGTTAAAAGACACAGAGAAACCAAAAAAGGACGCAAATAAACTTATACAAATGGAAATTGTTTTTGTATTAATTATGTTTTTGAATTTAATCATGTTGATAATTAATTTTATTTTTTAAGAAATAAAAATGAAAAACATAAAAGACTTCGGATTTGATTTGGATCAGTACTTGAACATTTACGATGGGTTATTCTCAGATGATCCAGAAGCAGTTGATTCAAAGGCAATCGCAAAAGATTTTGAACAAGTAGGAAACGCTTTGCGATATGCCCTAGGAATTAGTCAACCTCCACAAACGGTAAATGATCAAATTCAAACTGGAAGATGTGATTATTGCTGTCGAAATAAAGTTTTAACTTATCCTGTATTGTTACGAAAATCAATTCAATCGGAATTTGATGGTCAAGTATATTTAATCTGCAAAAAGTGTTTACCATATTTGAAAGGACTGTTTAAATATGTAAGTGAGTCAAAATGAAAGGCTACAAGATTGTATATTGTAAAAACAAAGGTGGAAGGCCTGAGTACTTTTCTGTGTATGCAGAAGGAAAAGCCCAAGTACAGTACTTCTTTGATCAGTTTGTAGAACCTCCAAAATGGTTAAAAGAAAAAGGGTTTTGGCTTAACTGTTTTTCCAACAAGAAGATTGCGATTAAAGAATTTGAAAAAGTATTATTTTTTCATAAAACCCTTAGACTTAGAAGTAAGGGGACTCTTCAATTGATACAAATAGAATATAAACCAAGTAAAATTCCTTCCCCTTTCTGTTGTATTTTGCAGTTGTTGAGTATAGGAAGATTTGAAACTTCTGGATTACATCATTATCCAACAGGAACAAGATTTGCGTCAAAAATCAAGTTAGTCAATACAATATTAGTTAAGTCTTTTGAAAAACAGAAACAAAAAATTATAAATGATGATATTTCAAAGGAGAAAAAATGAAAAAGATTATTTTTGGTATTCTCATCGTGGTTTTCGGTTTAAGTTTGATTGCTCAAACAAAAGTTGAAACCACTGAATTTCTAGATAAAAACATTAATTTAAATTTTACATCAAAGACCTTTGAAAATTTTGCCAAATATTTGGAAATAAACCCAAATGTAATTAAAATTTTAGCTAGAAATATCAAAATAGAAGCCGAAATTGAAAAAAGAGAGGAAGTGTCGGTAGTAATTGTACTAGGATCAATATTGGCATTGATGTTGGTAATAGTAATTATTTCTCGTTGTTATCATCTATGTAAAAATTATGATGAAGATTTGATAGCTATTTTTTGGATAACATTTGGGTGTATTTTTATTTTTTTTATTGGGATTTTAATAGACTTGCATTACCTCAATTCTAAAATAAAATTTTCAGAATCATATGCTATTGAAGAAATTATGATAATAATGAGAAAGAGTTTATAAAATGACAGAAAGAGCAAAAGAAAGAGAAAAATACAAAAAACGAAAAAGAGAACTACAAACTGAGGTTCCCAAATTGAAATCAAAAAAGCCAAAAGGTAATTTTTGTATTGAATCAAAAATAACTTTAAAGAAAAATATAATTCCAAAATGGAAAGGGAAAATAGAACATGACTGGGAAGTAGAAAAACGAGGATATAAAACAAAAGAAGTTGCGGGAAAGGTGATGGGATTATTGATTACGAAATTTAAGAAATATTCTATGTTTGATGATTGCATAGTTGAATTCAGGATAAAAGAAAAATGAAAGATAAAATCGTCTTTTTAGTTAAATCTCATCGAGGTGATATTATTGGAATCTGGGGTAATGAATCAGATGCTAAAACCCACGCAGAAATGTTTAATGGAGTAGTTGATGAATTTTCTATGGATTGTTGCATGAATTTATATGCATGTGGTGATCGGTGTACGCATTGGAGTTATTGTGCTGAGTCAGAAGAAACTGCGGTCGAATCATATAGAAAATATAAGAAAAGGAGATAAAATGATGAAAGTTAAAAAAGACATCTGGAAAATGTTAAACCTTTGTCATGAGATTTCAAGTGATGATTTCTGGAATAAGATAACAAGCTATTATATTATTCCAGATAACCTACTAAAAGAAGAAGCAGATATAAAAAGAGTTAATGATGCTATTGAAATCATAAAAGAATTTGAAGATTCTCTTATGAGTCAGCCATTGGATTAAATATGGAAATTAAAAAAGGTTACAAAGTAGTTTCTGTTAAAGTAGTGAAAGATAAATTAAAATACTATTCATCATATGCTTATGGAAAAGCAAGAGTACAGTACTTCTTTGATCGTTTTATAGAACCACCTAAATGGTTAGCCCAAAAAGGATTTGAATTGACGTGTTTTTCTGATAAAAAATTAGCAATTAAATACATGTCCGAATTTTGGGTTATTCAACCCAACAACTTTTTTAAACTAATGGAAATAGAGTATAACCCAGCTGAAACCGAATGCCAAATTTGTTGTCACATGCATGAATTGGCGCGTGGTAAAATTATAGAAGCCCTGCCACATATAATGTCATTTCCAGGTGGTACGATATTCGCAAAAAGAATTAAATTAGTTCGATGTGATCCATTTGAAACAGTTCCGCTATATAGACGCACATTTGATGAAATACAGCCATATATTCGTGTTTGTAAAGAATGTGAACAAATGGTAGATCGAACGGATGAAAGAATTATTCATTTATGCAAGGAGAAAAAATGACTGAAAGAAAATTGGCGACAATTAGAGTAATTGATGATGTAATTGATATTCAAAATGCTGATAATATCCAATTAGCAATTATTGATGGTTGGAGTGTTGTGGTAAAGAAAAATGAATTCAAAGCAGGAGATTTATGTGTTTATGTTGAAATCGATTCTTTACTACCAGAAAGATCAGAATTTGAATTTCTAAGATCTAAAAATTTTCATATCAAAACAATGAAATTGAATAAATTTAAAGTGATATCTCAAGGTATTTGTTTTTCTTTGAGCATATTACCTTATAATGAATATAAAGTCAGTGATGATGTTACTGAACTTCTTGGGATAACGAAATATGACAAAGATGATGTATTGATTGAAAAGAAAAAACAAAATTGGTGGTTTAGATTTAAAATTGTTCGCTCACTCTTTTTACGAAAAAGTAGACGGAATGAATTTCCTGATTGGATTTCCAAAACAGATGAACCCCGCATTGAAAATAACATTTATTTTTTAAACAAAAAAATTCCATATATTGTAACAGAAAAACTAGATGGTTGTTCTGTTACATATGCAATGAAAAAGATAAAAACTTGGTATGGTCATAAATTCGAATTTATTGTTTGTTCACGTAATAGACGAGTATATGAAAATGATAAACAATATTGGGTACCTGTTTACAAACATGATTTGAAAAAAAGAATGAAAGATTATCTTAAATTTTATGGCAAAAATAAATCAACAGCGATTTGTATTCAAGGAGAATTAGTTGGGCCCGGAATTCAAAAAAACAAATATAAATTAGATGTTTTAGATTTTTTTGCATTTAACATGTTTCTTTTTAGATGGCACAATTACTGGGATTTTGATAAATTTACCATTGAATACAATGAACAAGAAATTTTTTGTGAAAATATATTCGGAGTTAAAAGAGTGCCGTTGATTGCCAATAATTTTGTGTTACCTGATACAATTGAAGAATTACGAAAATTAGTAAATCGACCATCTGCTCTAAACGACAAAGTGATGACTGAGGGCGGAGTGTTTAGAAATTATGAAAATAAAGTTTCGTTTAAATGTATCAACCCAGAGTTTCTTGTTAAATTTGGGGAATGACGTGATTATAATCAATGTTAATATTGAATGTATAAAAATAAAAGATCATCCCATAATAATCGAAGTTTATAGAACATTAAGTGATGATAAAATAACACCATTAGATTCTCCTATGGAAATTGAAATTTATAAAGTATCAAATAATGATAAAATAATAGGAACCCTTGTTTCTACAACTACAATCCCCGGAAATTCTTTCGATTTCAAAGATGTCTATAACAAAATAAATGATGCCATCAATATTATAGCAGGAATTATAATGGTTTGTACAAATAAGGTTAAAATACGAATTACGGCAAATTGGGCAGATCATATTGCATCACATTTAATAGCAAAATTAAAAAATCAAAAAATGATATATAAAATAATAGAAATGGTGGAATTATTGTGAACAAGCAAAATTTATTATCTATTGATGTCCCCTCTGATATGTCAATTGAATCTATTGATGAAGAAAAACAAATTGCCATTTGTACTTGGATTGATGTAAAATCTAAAAAAGTTTTTAGATGTGAATTTCCATTGTCTATGCTAGAATCTATAGATATAAAAGAAAACTAAATGATTATATTAGCTACTATTTTTGGGGCTTGCCTTTTTTATTTTATATGTAAACCAATAAAAAATGAATTCCTGAAATTACTGATATTTTTAATTTTAACCATGGGTTTCTTAAGTATTTGTATAGAAGTATTATATAATAAAGACAGGAGTAAAAATGTCAAATAAATACGTCGATCAATTTTATTCTTTGAGATGTCATCAGGATATATTAGATATTTTAGGTAAAATTCCAAACAGAACAAAAGAAATTACAGAATCAATGGCAGTTCTAAAAAGGTTGAGTAAACTAGACCATAAAAAATACCATCTAATTGATTTATGTGCAGGAAATGCTTTGACTTCTGTATTGGCGGCATTCATGTATAAATTTAAGTCAGTTACGGCTTATGATATTAAAAAACGAAAATATAATTATGATGCAGTTAAAAATTTCAAATATATTGAATGTGATATTATAAAATCTTATTCAGATTTGGAGGATGAATGGCTGGAGAAAAAATCAAATAATATTGTAATCATTGCTATTCATCCATGTAAAGATTTAGCATATCTCGTAGTCGATTTTTTTAAATCATTATTATTTAACAAAACAGTTCAATTGGTTATGATGCCATGTTGTCACAAAATGTCCGGGCAATACTTTTACTCCAACTCATTTAAAAAAGAAATCGGAGCATATAAATTGTATTGTTTAGAAATTTTAACATATGGATGGCCAATTGGCGATGGGGATGAAGGTACTAAAATCATAGAAGATAAATTTGTAATGTCCCCCAAAAATGTATTAATTTCAACTATTTAAAGAGGCTAAAATGATTCAATTAACTCATTATGATCTTGATGGTGCTGTTTGCACCATAATTCTGAAAGCAATTTATGGAAAATTCAAATACTATTGTTGTGGTTACGAAAAGAAAGATAAAAAGATAATGGAAATCCTAGAGAGAGAAGTACCACAAGAACTTTTCGTCACGGATTTCGTTATTGATATTCCCAACATTAAAAAACTTTCTAAAAAATTCGATGTTACTTACATAGATCATCATGAAGAATCAATTTCAAATGACATCGGAAGATTTGTAAAAAGTACTTTGCTAAAAACTGATCAAAGCGCCGCCCTACTATGTTATGAATTCTTTAAAGACCAAATGTTTTTGTTAGATACTAAAGGGAGATTTAAAAAACTTTGTGAGATTACAAGTGACTATGATTTGTGGATACATAAATTTAAATCTTCTTATTATCTAAACGAATTATTTTGGCATCATGGATTTTTTAATTTTGTTGATATCTTCGACAATGGTTTCGAAAAATTTTCGGTAGAACAAGTCAATATTGTCGAAAGTAAAATTAAACAAAAAATTGAAACCTTTAAGACTATAGAAAAAATCGAAATCGCAGATTCTACTCTGTTTTTAAATGGTGATACAAATTCTATGTTGATATTAAATGATATAGGGTTTTTTCATCCCAACTGTAAACTATACTTCTTTTATGACAAATCAACAAAAGGAATTCATATTAGAATTAAAACCAATAATTCTAAAGTAAACCTAAATTCGTGTATGGATATTGTTTTTTCGGGAAATAAATCGATTAAAACATATGGAGGACATCCTTATGCCGGAGCTTTTTACATGAACGGTGAACCATCATTAAATGAAATCATAGAAGTCGCGAAAAGTTTATCCTCCGAAATTCTTAAAGTTTTAACATGATATTCAATATAATAAATTATGTTTGAATTTGATTTGTATCAAAACTACTTGACTTTGAAATTTCATTTTACCTCCAAGAATTTCATGTTTGGAATAACTCACATTAGGAAAATCAAACAGAGATATGACGGCGACAAAAAAGTGGTTGAAGTACTTTCAAATTTAGTAAAATCAAAAGAGTTAACATTACCACAATTTAATACATTTTGTATTTCTAATTTCATTGATGATCCAAACAAATATGCCTTTGATTTTTTTAATCCTTCCTGTTTTGAAACATATCAGAAATGGCGTCAATATACAAAAAATCTTTCCGTTGGATTTGAAAAAGATTTGAAATTCATTTACAATGAGATTTTAAAAGAAGTTTCACTTACAGACAAACCTAGAATTATGTCAATGATTCCATTTGCTCGTGGAAAAATGTTTGAACTATTGGAAATAAAAAAGATTCATTTTTTAACTACGGTTATGATAGATTCATTTTATACCAGAGAGAAACTCTATCATATGAAACTATGGGAGAAATATGGATTTCTTATAGACAAATTTAAACTATTGGGAATACCAATGTTAGAAAAAGAAAAGATATCAATTTTAATATCAAAAGGAGAAAATTTATGAAAGAAAGATCTGAAGAAGCAAATTTCTTGCTAACTCGTTTAGCCGGAAGTGGATCTGAATTTGACCGAAACAGTTTTGACTCGTTAAAAGCAAAGGCCAAAGGTGGTGGATTTAAACAGGAAGAAGATCCACGGTTTTGGTCTCCTAAACGCGGTGAAGATGGTAATGGAAGTGCTATCGTTCGTTTCTGCCCAACCGGAAACCAAGGAGAATTTAAAGACGAACATATCATCGAAGTATTCAATCACAATTTCGAAATGCCCAACGGGAGGTATATGATTGTGGTTTGCCCAACAACTCATTTTCCTGGTGAATATGGTAAGTGCCCAATTTGTGAAATGAATGCTGAACTGTTTAAATCAGAAGATCCCGTAAAAAAGGAATTTTTGAAAAGTACACATAGAAAGAAAAAGTACATCACAAATGTTTATGTTATCGCGGATCCACTTGAACCCGAAAACGAAGGAAAATATTTTTTGTATGGGTTTGGACCTGGAAACAATAACAGTTTGATTCAGAAAATTTTATCTACGGTTGAACCAAAATTCATTGACATCCAAGTTAGAAATCCTTTTAACTTGAGACGTTCAAGTGATTTTGTATTCAGACTTACCAGTGTTGAAACTGTCATTGACGGCAAAAAATATTCAGTTGCTAACTATGGTGAAAGTGGTTATAAAACTGAAATTACTGAGTGGTCAGAAGAAAAAATTATTGAAGCTTCTAAATATATCGTTGATTTAAGAAAACTTTTGATGGAACCCAAATTTCAATCCAAGAGTTATAGTGAAATCCAAAAGAAACTACAAGACGGAATGGTTTATTCTAAATCCAATGTTGTAGTTGATACCGATTTGGTTTCCAAGGGAAACAAAGATATTCTTAATTCTGAAATTGAAGACGATGGAAAATTAAAGAGTGTTACTGAACTCTTTGAATCTGCAAAAACAAAAACAGAACCCCCGCCAACCCAAACAAAAAAAGAAGAGCTAGATTTTGATGGGCTAGAAGACCTTGATACCAAACCACCATTTACAGAATCAAAACCGGTAGAAGAACCAAAAACAGAGAAAAAAGAAACAAAAAAAGCAAAAAAAGAAGAACCAGTGATTCCGACGAAAACAGGTGGAATGACTCCCCAAGAGATTTTAGATAGTTTCGGTGACTAGATCTTAGCTAAATCCTTTTCTGTGAGAACCCGGAATTTCCATCCGCGGTTCTCACAGTATTTTTTAGCGTACATCCACTTTGATTGGTTTTTTAAATATTCAAACAATTTGTACTTGTAATGTCTATTCATTTTTTTCGGAGGTTCTGGAGGAAAACATTGTTCAAAGGGTTTGATTTCAATTATGATCTTTGTTGGGGCATTTGTTTTTCGATCTAACCAAATGCAACCAATATCAGGGAAATATCTGTGGTTTTCATGGACTTTCGTTATGGGATTGAAAAAAACATATGGTACTATTAGTCTTTCACTGAACCAATGTAAAATTCTTTCATTGGTATCAAATTTCATCATGAAATTTTTTTCTAACCCACTTCGATATATAATTTTTTGTGGGTCACCTAATATTTTTTTAGGATTGATTGCGTGATAAAATCCTTTATAAAAATGTTTCGTTCCCATTGATTGTATTTATAAATAGTTTTTGAGGAAATAGATGCCCAAACAACAATATAAGTATCCGTTAGATGGTAGAATAACTGGAGATAGGTACATTATTTTCAGTTGCAAATCATATAAAATTGTTGGGCAAGACGGAGAAAAGGCAAGCGTAAATCAAAGATTGATTACTCAAATTTGTTTACCTCATCCAAATGAATTAAGCGAAATTAACATTCAACAATGGGGACCAACAGCCCAATTAGGTTGGTCTACTCCACTTAAGAAAGCAGTGGAAAAATTGAATTTGGGTGGGGCAGTAACAATGGAAGTTGTTAAACGAACTGGGAAAGCCATAAACCCCTCGGAAATTTTATTGTATAGTGGACCTGAATTACGTTCTTTTAGTTTTTCATTTGAGTTGGTTCCAAAAAACCAAAAAGAATTAAATGAAATACATGACATCATAATGTGTTTCAAAAAATTTAGTTTACCTGAAGGTTCCCCAACTTCAGCAACTCTAGGATTTCCTTGTGTTTGGGGTATAGATATTTTAGGAATGAATGGTAAAAGAGATCAGACCATTGATTTTGGATTGAAAGATAGAGATTTTGCATTGACCACATATATTCCAAATTATACCCCGGATGGATTTTTTTATGCTTTCAAAAATGGATTTCCAGTAAAAACAGTTATTCGTTTAGATATGACAGAAACTGCTCCACTATATAGAGACGATATTTTGTGGGGCTAAACATGAAAACAATAAAACAAATATTCGAAGAAGCATTAAGTCTTGATGTAGCCAAAAAATTTTCAAAGGATTGGAACCGAGAACATTATAACAATTGGTTTGGAAAAAATGTATATAGACTTTATTTTGATCATGACTCTGGGGACTTTCTTGACGAAAG